GCACGACACGCGATGACCGCCCGTTCGGCCAGAGCCCAGCGATCCGCAGCGCATCTGACAGCTTCGCGCAAGCGTTCCAGCCGGCGCCGCACTCAACAGCCGGGTCGGTGTTGCACGCGACCGTTGGCAGCACGTGCGGAAAAACGCCGTCGAACACGGGCTCGCCTCCCTGGATCGGCGGGCGCAAGTCGTGCGTCAAGACCTTGTACGCGGTGATCATCGAAACCACCTCGCTACCGTCAAGCCGCCGACGACTACGCCCGCAACGAACCAGAGTGCCAGCGCTCCTATCAGCGCCCACGGGCCTTCCCGACGGGCGGGCTTCAGTGGGCGGTATTGACCGTCCTCGTCGTCGCCCATGCCGACGCTCGCGCGGATAGATGGCTTGGGGAGCCTAGTCATGGTCGTCCTCCGGGTCGGCTTCGGCTGGGCAATCCTCATCAGGGTCAAGCCCGAAGCGCCGGCACAGTTCCTTCGCTCGCGTGCTTCCGACGGCGAGCGCTTCAACTACGTGCGACCATCGCGGCCGGGGCACATCGGCAAGCCGTCCAGCGTTTCGCACGGCGCTCTCGACCAGGTTGGCGTCGGACTGCGCCGTGATTGCATCCGTGAACAGCTCCACCACGTGCCCGCCGTGCCGCTCTGCCGTGCTAGCAGCCCTAGCGCGCGATCCGTATGTCCATGGCGGCCCGTCTTGCCACGCGAAAACGAAGCCTTCCAGGTTCAGCCATTGCCCGGAACCGTCCGGCTCGCGGTTTATTGCGTAGATGCTAGGCATTACTGGCCTCAAGCGCGACCGGCATGAAGATCTCGTGCACGCGCGGATTGGCGAGGAACTTCTCCGCGCACACCACGCGCAGCCCCTTCCCCATCGTCCCTAGGAGGCCGTACGACTTCCAGCCGCAGACCTTGCCATCCTCAACCGTTCCGACGTCGCATGCCCGTTCGTCGCGAGACACGCCGCTGCAGGCGGGGCACCGAAAGCCCTGCGATGGACGCACAGCCTGAAGCATTTCGGCCTCGGTCTGATAGACCGTCACGTCGACCAACTTCGGAAAGTTGGCTTCCTGGTAGTAGTTGGCTGGGCAGTAGTCGCGTCGGCTCTCGATCGCTTCCCAGACCTCTGCCTCGGTCATCGCGAGCACCGCGGCGTACTCGGGCAGAACGCGGTCGAGCAGCGCGTCGAAGCGCTCTGCACGATCGGTCGCCGGTGGGTTCCAGGTCGCAAGCACAAGCTCTCGAACCTGGCATCTGGTCATCCCTGGATTGTTCTTGCTCATCGCACCCTCCACGCTTCGGCAAGCGCCACCCGCAGCGGCCCCGGGTCAACGCTGACGTAGCCGTCGTCGGCAACTCCTGTGCCTTCGCAGTAGGGGCACTCCAGCCCTGAGTCGTCGTCGTCCAGGGACTCATGCCCGTAGCCGTCGCACGCCACACAGGCACTGGCCGGGTAGTCATAGTCGTCATAGTCGTCGTAGTCGTCCATCAACCCACCAACCTTTCCGAGTCGAAGCCGACAAGATCCTCAAGCGCTTCGCCCATGGCCGTGCGACAGTCAGGGCAGTTCACTTCGCAGTGATTCTTCAAGTTGGTCACGTAGTGCTCGGCGCTAGATAGGTCGTCGATCAACTTGCCGCACCAAGTCAGCATGGTCTCGATCGGACACGGCGTGCGCAATGCGTGGCACTCAGATCGGTTTCCCCCGGCCTGTGAGATGCCCGCTGGCTGTGTGCTGGGCGATGGCGTGTAATGCGCGCGGATAGCCTCCTCAGCCTTCACCGTCGGAACGTGACCAACCTGAAGATCCACGCCTGTAATGCCTAAGCGAAAGAGCAGGAGTTCAAGCGCCTTGACAGCCTGCTCGCCGCCGCCCTGGTTGTCGCCGCCGCCTCCTTCGGGGAGCCGCTCCGGAAAGCCGCGCTTCACAGACACTTCGTTGAACTTCTTGGCGACCTCCTCTCCAAGATTGAGATCGAGCCGTTGGGCAAGGAGGTCCAGGTACAACACTGTGTCAGCGAGCTCGCGTCCAATCGCCCGGACGATGTCCGCGTGGCTTCGCTCGTCGTCGCCTGCAATCTGATGGTCCAGCCGCCGAAGCTTCTTCACTTCGTTGCAGACCTCGCCAGCCTCGCCGGCCATCGCGCACGCCCAGTCGACCTCATTCCACCCGAAGATCCCACCGGGGAACCATCGTGCCGTGCGAACTTTGTTGGCGAGACGCACATCGTCGAACGTGATGCTGTTCACGACTTGATCTCCCACTTGCGAAGCCCGTGATGGAACGCGATAACCCCGTCCCGCTTGAGTGCCTGCAAGCGCCTGTCGACCAAGCGTTCCTGTTGCCTCCGCTGTTTTTGCGCGTCGAAGGACGGCGGAGGCCACCCAAGCTTGCTAGTGCTGATGATCGGCCACCCCAGCTCTCGCCCTACGAACTCCAAGATTTCGCGAGCGGTTGCGTTATAGGCGCGGATCGAAGCCACGATGGCTGCGTCGACCAGTGCGTGGTCGGTATTTTTCATGCCTTCACCGCATCTTTCTGCGTAGTCAATCGGCCGTCGGCACCCCGAACGCAGCGCCGCCACAGCGCTGCTTGGCGACCTCGCCCTTGTCGCAACTTGGCAGCGCGCACCCGTGAACGGAAGTCATCGTCGAACTCTCGACCGATGCCCAGCCGCCCGCCGTACATGGTCAGCCAGTCGCCACGCATGGCATCCTCCATGTCACCGCGAAGCACGAACGTTCCGGCCATGACAAGGGTGTCGCCGGCGAGAATCAGCGCGCTGGCTACGTGGTGGATCAGTTTTTCCCGCATGGTCTTTCCGTTTAGGTATGCCCCCGGTCTCCCGGGGGCTCTAGTGGTTGCGTTGGCGCGTGTTGGCGGTTGCCTAGGAAAGCCGCACGTAGACCGGGTGCACGCTCAGGGTGAGGGTGATCTCCTGTCCCGTAAGGATGGTGGCGACGCCGCTGACAGCGTCCACGATCGCCGCGGAGCCATCGTGTGCGAGCGAGACGCTGCTCGGGACGCCACTGTCGCGCTTCCACGCCGCGAGCTTCTTCACGCCCGCATCATTGGCGTACTCGAAGACGTATTGCTGAGGGTGCCCCGCATCGATCCGCCGCACGTACCGGAAGCCAGACAGTTCGTTCGACAGCACGTTGAGCGCCTTACTCACATCCCGGTCTTTGATGAACCATTGATTCTGGCCGTTCGTGTTCGCCCACAGGTATGCGGCGCGGAACCGCACGCCTCGCGACAGCCCGAACAGGAAGTCCCGCACGTGGTAGCTCGCTTGCAAGCGGTTCTGCACCGCGCTGCCATCTGTGCGCCAGCCATGCTCGGTGTTGAGGATCGGCGCACCGACGAGTTGCAGGTAGGAGTCGTAATGCGCATCCTCGGGCGCTCGCCCCGCCGGCAGGTTGTCCGTCGGTAGTGCGCCGTGCTCCGCGGTGTAGAAGTGGGCGCTCGTGCGGGTGTACAGGTCGAGCACGCCAAGCTCTTTCAGACGCGACAGGTACGCCTGCGCGACCTCCAGATTCACACCCGTGCCGGCCAAGCCTGGGCCCGTGATGAAGCAGTTTGGATCCGCAGCGCGCATCGCGGGGATAACCACGTGCGCGAGCGCCGCATATTGCTCAGCCGCGGCGAGCGCGCCAGCCAGCGTGTTTTGCATCGGGAAAAAGTCGCCGATGTTGGGTTCGTTTCCGAGTTCCCAGCCGACCTCTTTGCCGCGGTATCGAGCGACGCCGTCGGCTGCGAAGGCTGCGAAGGCTGCGCGACCAGCAGCGTCGTAAGGCGGCGAAGCCCCAGTCCCGTGCAAGCCGTTGCCCGTCAGCTGCAGCATGTGCATGACGCCGATGCCGCGGGCGTTGAACTCGGCTACGATCCGATCGTAGTTCGGTGCAGCCGTCCAGTTGTAGACGCCGCGCGCTTTCTCGACGTGCCCCCAGTAGACCCGTGAGCGAACCACCTTGGCACCCGTCGCGAGGATGCCGTCTGCGTAGGTGCCGACGTCCCCCTGGTTCACCCCGATGCCCAGCGCGAGACCGTCGGTCACGTAGTCGAGCACGCCTAACGGACCCAGATCGTCCGCCGGAAACGCGCCCTGCGTCGGAACCGGTTCAGGTTCAGGTTCAGGTTCAGGTTCAGGTTCAGGCTCTGGCTCTGGTTCTGGTTCTGGTTCTGGTTCTGGTTCTGGTTCTGGTTCTGGTTCTGGTTCTGGTTCGTCGGGCTGCTCAATCGACGATACGAACCTTTCAAGTATCCCTGCCAACGCCTTGGCTCGCGACTCCAATGTCTCGGGCGGCTGGCGGTAAAACACCGTAAGTTCATCGATCAGGTGTTGTTTTTTGAGTGTCATTTTGCTTTTGCCTTTAGCTCTTCGTCAGTCTGAGAGCGCCACTTCGACGCGACACGCGAGGCACGAGGGCCCGCAGAGACCGTGATCACAGTCGAGGATGTCCTGCGCGGCGCTGATGCGCTCTTGCGCTGCCAATAGGAGTGTGTCCCGTCGAAGGCTCTCGGCCCTCCAACTGTCGCGTTCATCGCGCAAGCGATAGACCTCCACCTTCCCACCATTGGTCCCTTCTTCGGCGCGCTGCCGGGCGTACGCCGCGTCCCGCACGGCCCCAGCCATCGCGTACCGCCGAGCCGCCGTCTCCTGGTACTGGCGCTTTGCGGCGGGGTTGATAGCTCGCGCAACGATTGCCGCGGACCATGCGAACCCCTGCAGCTCCGTGGCAGCGTCCAGCAGCAGACCCACCGCGTTGTCGTCCTCTGCGCTCATGGCTTCACCTCCATGTGCTCGCCATCCCCGTCCACCTTTCGCAAAACACGCAGCACAAACTCGCCTCCTCCGAAGCGTTTATCCTCCTCGTCAAACCAGCACGTGAAGACCACCACGGGCTCGGACTGGTTCATCAGCGCTGTCGGCTCTCCGACCCGAACCACCGCCATCACCGGCCCTCCAGCGATATGCCTGACCCGGTCGCCGGCCTTGAAATCCGCCCGCGCTCGCTCCACAGCCTCGTCGCGCTCGCGCATAAGTTCGAGCGCCCGGCCCGCGAGCGTAGTCGCTCGGACGGCTTGCACCTCGCCATCCTTGCGCTTGTAAAACCTCTCCGGGCGGGGATCCGACACCCAGCGTTCGACCCCCTCGACGATGTAGGTGGCCAGCTCCTTGTGCGAAAGACCCTTAGGCGGCTCCGGCAGCCCAAGACGCCTGGCTAAGCCCTCGAAGGATTCCATCGGCGCACCCGCCTGCAGGGCTTCGAAGGCCAACTGGAGCTGGCGTACCGCATCTTTTAGCGCCGCCTCAGCAGCGCCGATGTGGAACGCGGGGTTGCTTCTTGTCTCGTCGCTCATGGCTTCTCCTTCGTTCGCGCCAAGGCGCGCTCGACCAGCGCCTCCACGTGCTTAGGCGCCACGTCGAGCGGTAGGTTGTCGTCGCGACGTGTGGACGGCGTCGGTGATGACTCGGCGCGCTCAGCTCCTGACCCATGAGTCTGGTTGGCGCAACACCTGGCTGTCTCCACGGCCTCGATAGACGAGGCTCCGCTGGCAAGCGCGCCCGCCAGTGCAGCGTTGTACGTGGCCATCCAATCCCGATCATCGTCGCGGCGTGTAGACACCGTCGGTTGGGCGGGCCTCAGGGCGGCGATGCGGGCCTCTCGAAGCTCAAGCGACAACCGCTCAGCTTCCGCCACCAAGACCTCCACCGTGTCGACGGTCTCGCCCAATGGCAGGTTTCTGACGCGTGCGAGAGCGGCATCGACGCGCTCGACAACAGCCCGCCACTCGTCGCGATCGCTCACGGATCGAGCACCCTCTCTGACCGTCTGCAGCACCTGCTCGTGCGGCGCAACGTCGTAGCCACCTTGGCCCTCAGGCCGGTTGACGAGCCCAAGCGCCTCGGCAAGCTCGACGTAGCTCGCCTTCCAGCGGTCGCGGTCACGGATGACCTCAGCGGCGACCTCAAAGCCCTTGGTGTGCGGCGGCCACTCCCCGCGCTCAAACGCTTCCCAGCACTCGGGCGCGTAGTCGCTGAGGCATCTGTAGATCGGCAGTCTTTGACGCGAGCGCATCACTGCGTCTTTCATCCCACTGCTCAATCCGAGGTCGAGAAGGAACCAGTGCTCGTCACCCTCCTGCCAAAACCACTCGCTCGCGATGCCGCGCTCTCGCTCCGCTGGCACCGAGTCGTCGGCGAACCACGGCACCACCAAGTGGCTTGCGATCGGGTCGTGCCCAGCGAGAAACACCGCGCGGCAGCACCACAGCAGGTAGCGCAGGTTGGTGGTTGTGTCTCCGGATAGCGGGCTTTCGATGACTATTCGCATGGCTTCCTTTCAGGTTCCCAACGGCCCGACGTCTGGTGGCTTTGCCCGGTCTCGCGTGACTACGGCTCCGGATTCCGTGCGCTGGCTGCCACCGGGGAGCGCGCCCCTCGCCGTCTTTTCCGGCGTGTCACGGTCTCGGACCGTTGGGATCTTATTGTCGGCGTACTCCACGAGCAGCTCAAGGCGCTCTTCGAGCAGCTTGCCAGGCTCGCTGTTGGCGATCTCGATCAACGTGTCCGCGTGACACGGTCTGCCCAGCGCGCAGTAGCAAGCGAGGTTCTTGCCGCGCAGTTCAAGCCGCACGTCCGCGTAGCCGTAGGAAAGTCGGCTCGTCCACAGCGCCATCTCGTAATCGCGCACAGCCATCTCCACGGCCTCGATCACGGGCATCGGCGAGCCGTCCTCCAGCTTGTAGTCGCTCACGCGGTACGGGTTGCCCCACTTCGTACCGCGAGTGACGCACACCGTCCCAGGCGGCAAGCGCGCGCCCTTCTTGCGGCTTCGCTGGAGGCGTTGCGGGGCGCTCATGGCTTCTCCTTTCGATCCAGCTCATCAGCGAATGCTAGCTCCCGCGCGAGCCAACGATCTCCACGGGGGTCGCGCGGGCGCCCAGCTGACCTTTCGCGCGCTACTGCTGCGGCGTGATTGGCGTGTGCTTGTGCTCTCCACCACGGCGCCCAGCTGGCATCGCAGTACGGCCCTCGAAGCTTGACGGTGCGGCACACCTCCCGTTGCATGGCGTCAGGCACGGTCGCCCAGCACTCGCGGCACATGAGCCACCGCGGGGGGCACGGCCGTTTGCAGCCAGGTGCGTGACAGTGGTGGGTCATTCGATCTCCGCACGGGTCAAGGCGCTCACGGCTCTTCACCCGCCACCTTCAGGTGATCGCCGCGATCGATGTAGAAGGCGATGCTGCGCCCGGTGATGGGCAGCTGTTCCCGCAGGTACCGCAGGACGGCCTCGCGCTCCTGGTCACGCCCCTTCTGTCGGCCCATCTCGAACGCCAAATCAAGCGCCTCGTTAGCGTCGAAAGCCTCGCGCTGGTAGTGGTCGACCAGCGCCAGCACGTTGTGCTCGCCTTGTCCGGCGGCGTCGAACAGCTTGCGCAGTCGGTCCGCCTCGGCCTTCCACCGGTCGCGATCGACGACAGCCTCCGCGCGATCGCGCTCGAGGCGTAGCACAAGCTCTTCTAACTCGTTCTCTCGGTCGGTCATGGGCACGCCTCCAACTCAGCCTCGATCGAAGCCAGCAGCGCTTCGACGATGCGATCCGCCGCCGCCCACTCCGCCGCCTCCGCCGCCCTCGCCGCCGCCGCCGCCCACTCCGCCGCCTCCGCCGCCCACTCCGCCGCCGCCGCCGCCCTCGCCGCCGCCGCCTCCGCCCACTCCGCCGCCTCCGCCGCCCTCGCCGCCCACTCCGCCTCCGCCGCCCTCGCCGCCGCCGTCGCCCACGCCGCCCTCGCCGCCGCCGCCGCCGCCCACTCCGCCGCCGCCCACTCCGCCGCCCTCGCCGCCCACTCCGCCTCCGCCGCCCACTCCGGTTTTGTGGGCTCGTCGCCGTCCACGACGCGATCGCACAGTGACGCGACACGATCGCAGACAGCGAGCGCCGTGGCCATCGACGTGTGGCTAGCGGCCTCGCGCACGCATGTCGCGAGGTGCCGGTACTCGCAGCGCCGCAGCGCTGCAGCGTCCAGCCTGTGTAGTTGGCGGAAGGCGCGGGCGGCCCGCGGCATCAGCAGCGGCCACGCCTCCTCCGACGGCGCGTCGTCGATCCACGGCGCAAGATGCGCCAGCCAGGGCGGCAGCAAGCCCGCGGGGCAGACGCTCGCCTTCTGCTGCACCCCGCACTCAGGCCACAGCGCCACGATCAGACCCGCGCGCTCGCGCCCATCCTTTCCAGTCGCGGCCCAGGTGTAGCGCAGGAGCCGACCCTCCGCGATGTACAGATCCAGTCGATCGAACGCCTCACTGTGCGGATGTAGCGTCGTCCCAGTCATGATCGCCTCACGTTCCCTTCCTTCTTTTCGATCGGAGGCTGCTTGCTACGCCACCCGGAGAAATCACGCTCCTGCTCTTCCGCCCGCTTACTCTGCCGACGGATCAACTCGCTGTAGGTCACGTCCCCTAGCTTCGGCTTCATGGCAAGCAGCAGTCGACCCGTAGCTCTGGCGTCATGCAGCGCATCGTGTCCGCCATCCAGATCAACGCCCCACCGCTTGAAGGCGTTGGCGAGCCTGTGACGGCCTTTTCCGGGGACCCAACGATCGAAGTGCCGGATCATGATCAGCGGGTCGACCCAAGGTCGATTGTTCAGGAAGTGTCCGTTAGAGCTACCGCCGGAGAACCGCTTGTAGATCGTCGCGTCAAAGGATGCGTTGTACGCGCACGGGACAGCTTCGTCGTCGCCGAGCCAGGCTTCGAGCATTCTCAACGCGTCTTCCGGGCTCGGCATCCCCCGCACATCTTCGTCCTTGATCCCGTGGATCGCGCTCGCCTCGACGGGGATGGCAACTCCCGGATCGATCATCGTGCAGAACTCGCGAGTGTCGGAGCCAGCAAACAACACGGCTCCGACCTGCACGGGCAGACATTCGTTCGGGTCTGCGGAAGTCGATTCGAAATCGACTACGCAGATTGGGTTTACCCAGAATGGCGATAAGTGGTCTAGCATCCTGCTTCCTTAGAATGGAATTTCATCATCGTTGAAGTCGTCACCACCATCATGGCTCTGCTCACTTGGTCGGCCGCTGTAACCGCCTCCTCCATACCCTCCGGCGTCGTCGTCGTTGCTGCGTGAGCCACCCTTGCTGCCGCCAAGGAGCAGAATGTTGGTGGCGACCACCTCGGTTGAGTAGCGCTTGGAGCCGTCTTTCCCTTCCCAACTCCTAGTTTGCAAGCGACCCTCCACGCAGATCTTCAAACCCTTGGTGAGGTACTTGCTAAGGCTCTCACCACGTTTCCCCCAAAGGGTGACCGAATGCCACTCGGTGCGTTCCTGTCGCTCTTTGTTGCTGTTCAAGAACGACTCGGTCGTGGCGAGCCGCAAATTTAGGATCGGTTGACCGCCTTGCGTGAAGCGGAGTTCGCCGTCCTGCCCAAGCCGCCCAATGAGGGTTACGCGGTTGAGCCCTTCTTCAGCCATTTGCGGCCTCCGCTGCAGCTTCCGCGGATTCCGCTTCCTCGACTGCCCGGCGCTCGTCTTCGGTCATCTCCCCGTCGTCGACCGGCTCACCATCGGTGTCGATCGGCGGCTCCTCGAAGCCCTCCTTGCGGAGTGCTTCCGAGATCTCTGGGTCAAACGCGGCGGACTGGCGAACGTCCACCCGCTCCAATGCTTCGTCGACCACCACGGCGCGAGCCATCTCAGCCGACTTAGGCAGCCACTTGAACAGATCCCGGACGGCCGTCTTCTTGAACATGGCCTCCTCGTCGGTCTGCCATGGGTTGGATTTCTTGTTGTAGCGGATGGCGAACTTGTATCCATCACTGCGAGCCCTGCGCGATTCGACCTGTGCACGCGACAGACAGGAGAAGATCGGGTCTCCGCCGTCCTTCATCCGGGCGACCGCGTAGACGTAGGTGATCTTGCGCGCCTCGCGATTGTCGTCAGTGCTGGGCACGTGCCGAATGTCCGGGTTGAGCCCAAGGGTCACAAGGAAGTCATCTCCCTCGCGAACCGCGTGCGCGAAGATCCCAGACACTTTCCCAGACCGCATCGCGAGTTCGATCATGCCCTGATAGCCGATCTGGAGTGTGCACTCTTGGACCTCGCCATTCTTGCGCGGGATCAGCCAACAGTGCTGCATGGGCGTGCTTGGCTCAAGCCCGAGCTGCGCCGACTGCATGAGGCTGCCCATGAAACTTGGAGCGGAGCACTCTGCGAGTTTGGGAACGGTCCGCAGCGCAGTCAGGGCGATCCGCGCGATTCTCTCGGGGTCGACGTGTTTGGGTACCGCGCGCTGAAGCTCCGGCCCCATGCGCTGTACCAACGCCGCAAGACTGGTCCCGGTCGGGGGTGGGCGGCTCTCGCTGCGCTGGATCTGTCCTGAACCGTTCGTCGGTGGTTTTGCCATGGCTGTATCTTCCCTTCAGTCTTTCCGTTCATGCCGACGCAGCACACGCGTTGTCGACGCTTTGATTACATGCTCTCTTCGCGACTGGGCCTTGTACGAATAGGTCGTGCCGTCCGGGAGTTCGCCGTAACTGGCGTCTCCAATCGCCGCGCGGATCTGGTTGTCGATCAGCCCAAGGCGCTCGCTGCACGCCTTGACCGTCGCTTTCAATTCGATCCTCTCCTGATCTAGATCGAAGAAATCGGAATCGAGAGGCACTGTTTCGCCATCGTCCTCGGGATACATCCGTAGCAGGGCGTCTTTTGTGGCGTTATGCCCGTCTGCCGGTGGTGGGTTCCTTGGCAGGACGTGCTCGTGCCAGAAAGCCGATCCGCGAGCGATGATCCTCCGGATCTCCTGCTCGTCCCGAGCAATGTCTTCCCACATGAGTTGCCCGCCACCAACGAGCCCAGCGGCGGTGACTTTGGCAGCCCCCGTGACAAGCATTTGATGCTGTACCTGCAGGTAGATGTGGCGCGGCGTGCCTTCTAGCCACTGGTCAGCCGCCATAAGGTGGATGTTCTTGATCTCAAGTGGCCACCAAATACCGCTGTCTAGGTCGTCGGTCGTCCACGCGTCCAGCGTGCACAGAGCCCACTGGTGCTCGACGGAACGCAACAGCGCCCCCGAGTGCACAGCCTTGCGACCGGTTCGTTTGGCATATCCGCCAACGATCGCTGGCTCGAGTTCGAGTCCCCAAAACAGATGCTCCGAATCCTCGTCGTCATCGGCAGGCGCGACCTTCGCTTGGTACACGGACATGGGTGATTCGTACGGGGATTCTCCGAGTACCCCGGCAATCTCAGAAGCTCCGATCCCAGACAGGCGGTCACGCAGCCAGCCATCGCGATCGGCGGATCGCACAACGATTTCGTAGACTGCACTAATTGCGGCGCCAGCTGCACTCACTTCGCTAACCCATACCTTTCAAGCAACACCTGCGCATCGACCTCCGACAACGGCGTGTGCGCGTACAGATGAGCCCATGCCATGAACATGTCCATGTGTGAGAGCCCCCGAACGACCGCGTGTGCCTCGTGCGGAGGCATGTGCCAGCGCTGGGCCAGTTCGCAGGCGATCGCGTGCTCGGGGCTGAGCGTGCCGGAAGCGACTAAAGCGGTCACAGACCAACCTCCTCAAGCAGGCCGGCGCACTTCGTGTAGGTGCGCCAGTCAGCACGTTCGTAGAACGCGATCTCTCTGCACGTGACAAGCTGTTCGCAGCTTCTAAGGGCCGACCGCTGTCCATCCTTCAGTGGAGGCAACCTGAGGCTATAGTGAGCGGCCGCAAACTGCCCGACGCGCATGCTGTTGATCGCAAGCATTTGCCGCGCGCGAACCTCTGAGAGGTCACACGGTTCGATCATATCGCCCACCGGCACGCCAAATCGGCTGACCATTACAGCTCCAGCCATGCACACCGCGCACTGCCCGGAAGCCTCCATGCGCACCCAGGTCGACATGTTGAGCTTGAAGCCTTTCCTGCGGGCTAGTTTCTTCGAATCCTCAACGGCGACCCGAAGAAGCGCAGAAAGCTTATTTGGCAGCCTGATACCTTTCCCCGCTTCTTTCATCGCCCAACCCTCCCAACCACTCGCTTTCCCATGATCTCGCCGGCCCGTGCCACATCTTCTGCACTCGCGTCTGCCAGCGGGATGAGACTCGCGATTCGCTGTGCTTTGAGGCGCTCCATAGCACTCCTCGCAAACGCTTCGGCTTCGCGTAGATCAGCGCGTGCTCGTGAGTTCTTGCGTGAAGGGGGAGGCGGCACGATCGAAGTCGGGATCTCTGAATAGGTAGCTTGCGTCACGACTTCACCTCGAAGGACTCAAGCAGCTTGACCAGGCTCGCGCGCTGCCGTTCGATGCTTTCGAGCTTATTTAACACCCGCGCGCGGGCGTTCATGACGGCGTCCTCGCGCCTGACGAAGGCGTCTCGGTTGAGTCTTAAGAAAAAATCGGAGCGGAATCTGTTGGCAGGCACGACGTAGCGATCGTCGGTGACAATTCCGCGCACGACACCGATTCCCTCGGTGATCACACGATTCGTGACGTGGTAGTCCTTCTCCTCGCTCATGCCGTCACCCCGTCGCCTTTCTCCGCGTGCTTCTCCGCGATCAAGGCGTCGACCCTGGACACCAACTTCTCCAAATCCGACTCCGCGGGGCATCGGTTGGAATGCATCAGCGAGAGTGCTTCCACCAACTTCGACTTCGCCCCGTCCATAGTCGCCGCGTGAGCCCGGACTTGGACTCCGCACCCAGCGACCTGCATGCTGAGGTGGATCACGCGTCCCGTGTCTGGGTCGTCGGCGTCCGGATTCTCTTCGTGCCCGTATACGTGCCATTCGTCGTTGCCGTGGTCGGTTTCACAGACCCACATGGACACGAACGCCTCCCCGTCGTCGTCAATTCGGGCGCTTGAGTACACGCCAAGCTCGTTCATTGTCACTGACATAGCCTTCCTCCCTTTCATCGCAGTCTGACCGGACCATGCGCCCATTCGTGCGCCAGCTTGTCGTACTCGCCTGCATCCAAGCACTCGGCGCAGTAGCCGCCGTCTTCATCGATCGGCGCCTCACACGCCTGGCAAGGAAAGTGCTCGGGTTCGAGCAACTGCACTCGCTCGGTTGGCGGGAAAACGCCGATGTCTCCGGCTCGTGGAGACTGCAAGTAGACCGCCTCGATCCACCCAGCGAACAACTGCTCTGGATCGTCAGGCTCAGCCACAAACCCGGTGACAGCATACGTAATGCCCCACCAAAGGAATCTGTCTCCGATGTGGAGTTCGCCAGCTTCGATGCTCACATGGCCTCCAGGAGTGCCCGAACCGCTGCACACTTCGTGTTGTAGATCGACCCGCGCGCCGAGCCGCAGCACACAACCTTGCCGTGTCCGTCCTGCCACTCGTACGAGCCAGTGCGGCGGTCAGCGGTCCGGAAGAGCACTAGGTCAAGCCTAAAACGCTTGCGGACCTCGCTAATCTGATCGTCGACGTCGGGCGTGGAAGCGCTGGCGCGCAAACCGCCAGCGAGCAGGAAGGCGGCAGGGATTCCTGTTCGACTACGGGTCACGATGCACTCTCCTCGTCCTGCACATCGGACGCGCGAAGGCAGTCCCCGGTGTGCCCAAACGCCCGCATGCACCCGGGGTGCTGGCAGTCCCAGGAAACGCGCACCTTCACGCCGGCGGCTTCCAGTACGAGCACTGCCTCCTGCTCACGCCGCGTCGTGTGCCCGCCGCGCTCACGCGACCGGAGGAGAACCCCCCCGGCCTCGGGTTCGATGTGCGGGAACGGTTGCGCCGCGAGTTCGCGCAGGTGTGCATCAACGCATTCGCGCGCCTCGCCCTCGTCGATCATATCCCAGCGCACGAGCTCGCCAGCAGCGCTGAACACAGCGCGTGCTGGCGCGGTGGTGATGGATCCGTCCGACTGGACGAATCGAGCGAATTGGGTGACGTGCGGTTGCATGGTGCTCCCCCTTCGGGTGTCGCGAGCCGCTCTCCCAGCGACTCACAACTGCACCATAGCGACTCACTACTGAGTACTCAAGCGTGAGTTGTCACTTTTGCGCTTTTTTTTGTTTGTCGTCCGTATTTCTTACGAAATCACAGTCGCGTTCTGCTCCTGAGAGTTCGCGACGGATCGCCGCGTAGACCTCCATTGGGTCTCCGGAGCCCCCCGACAGGTCCAGGCGCTGTAGCTGGGAGAGCTGCCACGACGTCGCTCGCTCAGCGTCGGCTGTTTCTAGATAACGACCGAAAAGACCACCGCAAAATGCCTGCCCCATAGGTCGCAAACGTACCCGCGCGCAAGCGTTCAGTCATGCATTTTTCGCACGTAGGCGCATGTACGTATGGTGCTTTTGTAGCGCGCCTATTTCGCCTAGGTCACCCTACGGGGTGATATCACGACCCATAGTGCCCGTGCAGGTGCGTGAATATGCCCCGGTACATCTCTTCCGGCAGGTGCGGATCGAGCGCTTCTAGGTTGCGAAACACCCGCCTGTCGACCGTGTCCCCGTACGGCTGGCGGTCGAGCCAAGCCAGAAACCGCAGGTAGCCGTCTCCCATCTCTGATGGATCGCGCGCACCCCCAGCGTCGATCTCATCGAGGGAGACGTCGTAGAGGGCTGCAAGCGCCTTCATCTGGTCGCGAGCGATGGGCTGTCCGCGCTCATAGCGAGCGACCGAAGCGCGAGACAAAGGCAATCCTCGCTGGCGGGCATGTTCGCCTACCTGGTCTTGCGTCCACCCTCGGGCATCCCGCAAATTGCGCAGCCGTGCGCCTCGCTGCTTGTCTAACTCGTCGGGCATTTGCGCAATAATGTCGCTGCTATCATTGCCAGCGCAATGATCAGTTCTGCGCCCGCTGTCATCTTCCGCTTGCATGTTCGCTCAGAACTGAGTACTCAGCAGTGATATGTCAAGACTGCGTGAGGCGCGTCTGGCGCGTGGGTGGTCGCGAGACAGGCTCGCGGCCGAATCAGGTGTTTCAAGAGCATCTATCCAGCGAGTGGAGACGGTAGGGGCGTCTTCGGTTTTGGTATCCACCCTCGACGGGCTTGCCGGTGCGCTCGGGCTACGCACCGGCGATCTACTCGACGATCCGGTCAAGGCTGCAGACGCGGTGACCACCGGTGAGGCATAGCCTTGCCTACCCCTGCACACAACGTCTTTTGCGCTGGATCAAGTGATTTTGTTCGATCGCTCGTAATCCGTTCAGAGCCGAGATCGGTTACAGAAACTGTTCGTCGCTTGGCGGTGAAAAATGTCTGATTTCGTAAGGTTGACTGACTCGGTCATCGCGGCATGGGGACACAGCGCCAGCGGCCCAGACTGGGCGAACCAACTCGTGGTGGTGCTCGTCCAAAGCGAGGACGGCAACCTGCGGCTCGAGTATCTCCCGCCGAACGAGTTGGGGCTGAAAGTCAACCTGGCGCTGTTTGAGGTCAGCGAATCGGTCAACAAAGCGCTCTCCCGTGCGGCGACACAAGCGTTGGAGGCGCGGGCAAAAAATGGGTGATGCCGTGGGTAACGTTGCCTTTTGGGAGCGCCGACACGCGGACGCGCTGCTCGAGTGGTCGGATGCGCACCGCGTCGCGAATCTGCATGTCGACGACCGTGATCCACGACGTCGACAGCTTGCTCAAGCTCGACTGACCGCGGCGAACGCCCGGTGTGAGATCTGTCGACTCGAGTTGGCGTTGGCGAAGGGCCGGGAGAAGAAAGCGCCCAACACGAAGGTGGTGGGCTGAATGTCTGCCGGCGGCTCCGAACTCGGCACACGGAGGGCGATGGCCGTGGCTGATATCGTAGGTGAGATTGCGGAGGAATGTCAGCTGCTGGGGCATCGGCTGCGCGAGGCAAACGAGCGCGTTGAGTATGCTGACTGGCAGATTTCATGGCTGCCAGGTCATGCGCCCGATGTCGCGCGGGACTTGCTTGCTCGCCGGAAGGCGGAGCGCGACGCGATCCTCCACGAACTACGAAACGCCTGCCGTGACTTGGAGCTTTACCGGATGTGCCCGAAGTGCGGTCGGCTGTGCCGCCTCGACATTGGGCATCGGTGCTATGGGCGGAGAAATCTGGAGGTGAGCGCGTGACGGTGGTCGCTGGATACGAGGTGCATCCGGTGGCGGAGATCTTCCCGATGTTCGCGGCGTCGGACCTCGCGAATCTGGTGAACAGCATTCGCGAGAACGGCCTGATCCACCCGATAGTTCTCCGCGGCGGCAAGATTCTTGACGGGCGCAACCGGTTGCTCGCCTGCGAGAAGCTCGGGATCAAGCCCACGTTCTCCTATTACGACGGCGGGGATCCCGTGAAGTTCGTCGTGGCCCTCAACCGGGACCGGCGGCAACTGACGCCGAGCCAACTCAGCGTGGTTGGCGCGAAGATCAAGAAGATATACGAGGCTGAGGCAAGGACTCGGCAGCGGGGCGGGCAAGGTGGCAGTTTGCTTCCGGCAAATTTGCCGGAAGCAAAAGGCGACGCCCGCGACAAAGCCGCCCAAGCCGTCAACGTCTCCGGCAGGTCGGTGAGCGATGCAGAGCGGGTGCTCAAGCACGGGTCTCCCGAGCTTGTGCAAGCCGTCGAATCTGGCGACGTCCGCGTTTCCGCCGCTGCTGAGATAGCCAACCTACCGAAGGACCAGCAGCACGAGCTTGTCTCCCAGGGCAAGAAGGCGGTCCAGCAGAAGGCGAAGGAACTGCGTGAGGCGAAGCGCGCGCCGAAGGACGATTCGCCGCCCGACCCGGTTGGTGGTGACGCGCCACTTGCCCAAACCCAGCCGGAGATCGGCGAGGTGACGGACGGGGAAACTGACGAGGACTGCGAATACGATGATTGCCGTCACGGGTACGAGTTCGACGATCCTGAATACGCGTTGATGGCGATGAGCGCCTGCATCGACCGCTTCATGCGGATGTGGCCGCGCAGTGGAGAGGAGTTCATGGCGGACCTGCTGGCTTCATGCAGGCGAGCGGAGCAGTTCTTTGGTTTGGATCAGGAGGCATCAAATGGGACCGATTGAGGGAGTCGCCGACAAAGACCTAGCCCCGACGGCGCACGTGCTCAACAGCATCGCGAACGACAATCTCAGTTGGAAACTCGCGATCGGCGAACTGATCGACAATGCGATCGACGCGGAGGCCAAACAGATCACCATCGTCGTCGGACCCAACCGCAGAAGCGGGATTCCCGAGTTCTTCAGCGTCAAGGACGATGGGAAAGGCTGCGAAGACATCACGTCCATGGTGCAGATCGGGAGGCATGATGCGCACGATGCCTCGATCATGGGCCGCTTCGGAATCGGAGCCAAAAACGCGATGCTATGGATCGGCGGTACCGAGTCTCGTTCTCGGATTGTCACCCATCGGAAGGGGCGCAAGCAGAAACTAGACCTTCCGTGGAAGCAGTTTGGCGAGAGTCGATGGCACATCGATCCCAACTGGACCTTTCAAGGTCCATCCGAGCCTGACGACCGAGGCACATCCATTCGGATATCGCCAATCCGGCGTCAGTTCCCGAGCGGGAGCGCATTGGCAAGTCTGATCGATGATCTCTCGTACATCTACTCCCCGGCGCTATTCCGTGAGTTCCAGATTCAGATATGCCCTCCAAGCAAGCGCCTTCGGGGGAAAGCCTCTGTGCCGAGCGACCCCATCGTTTTGCAGCCGTGGAAGTCGCCTGAGATCAAAGACGTCGTCAGGCAGACGGTCTCAGTGAGCGGAAAACTCGCCAAGGTGACCGCTGGAATTCTGTGCCAGCCAAACAGAAGGACCGGGCTTACGTACACGCACGGCCCGAGGGTCATCAAGCCGTGTTCTGCGTTGGGTTGCGGCGCCAGGACGTCGGCCGGTCAGATCTTCGGGTTTGTGGAACTGGACCGATCGTGGGAGCTGACCAAAAACAAAGACGAGATCAGTCAACACCAAGAGGAGCTAGCAGCAGCGGTCTATGAAGTCGTCTGTCCCATTCTCGACAAGACAGAGCAGGAATCGCGGCATCTCAAGAGCGAACATTTCCGAAGCGCCACGGCAGAACTGATCAACGACTATCTCGGAATCACGGACGAGTCGCCGAACGCGAAGGCAGTGCGCGATGGTGAGAAAGGCTTGAACCCAGGCTCGATCAAGCCGAAGGGCACATGCAGGAAGCACAAGAAGGCTCGCAAGATTCAGCCTGGCAAGACTTTCGCCGCACGACACCGTCAGCGAGGCCACGGGCGGGTCAACTTCGGGTTCTTCCGTACCGGAGACCCGAGTTCGTTTGGGCAGTACTCGGACAATTTGGCTCTCCTGAACCTGGATCATCCGAGGGTAAGACTCTGGCACGACAGCGAAAACAGTGAAGCGATGATGCTTGTGGTCGCGCACATGCTCCTTGAGCATGACCGCCTAGATGACAGTGGGCAGCGTCGAATCTTTGCTCTGGCGTCGGGCGACCTGCTCAAGGATATGGCGCAGATCATGGCGTCAATCGACCGTGGCGGCAGCGACGCTGTTCCCGAGGCCGCCGAATGACCCGCCGAAGCCCGGCCACAGCCCGAGTTGGAGGCACGCGCGGACCTGTCCGCCGCACTGTTGGCCGGAGAAGTTCCGCGCGACTCGACGCAATGACCCCGTACTACCAAGACGACTGCGTCACGCTCTACCACGGCCGTTGGCAAGACGTCGTCGAAGCGTTCGATGCCCGCGCCGACCATGCCATCTGCGACCCGCCGTACTCGGAGCGGAGATTGGAAGGCGAATCGAAGCAAATCGATCTGTTCGGCGCAGTCAACGTGTCCCCGTGATCTCCTGCTAGAAGGCATCCGGATGAACGCTCCAAGAAATCAACTCGACAATCCGATCTTCATCGTTCTCGAGAGAGATGGTGGTTGGCTGTATGTCGCCGACATCGCTGGTCGGCTTGGGCTAGAGAGGCGCGAGCACAGCCGGATCATGGGCACGTTACGCCGTCTGCTTGCACACGGAGTGTTGGAGGCGGAGTACCGACGGATTGAGTCTGGCTCAGGCCGTCCGCGGCGCTACTTCCGCCACGTACCGGGCACAACGATCGATTATCTACCAGAGATTGACTATCGCTGGCTGGCGTCGGCCGCTATTGAGCGCGGCACAGATTTGGACCGCGAGATCGCGGACGTGCTTCGCGAGGACGGCGGGATGTGGACGGCGGCTGAGATCGCTGACTGGTTGTACCGCAAGTCGACTATCACAAACGTCAATCGGATTCGGTGTGGTGTCGTGTTGGACGATCTGGTTCGACTTGGATTGGTCGAGCGAGAATCCAGGTCGGCAGGCAACGCCTATGCGTGGAAGGACGGTGGCCATGTATCGTGATGCGCAGAAAAAGCTCGCACTCAGCGAAGACACACGGGCGAACAACGCCACGATCGATGCCTTCCACCAATGGGGATCGCTCATGCAGGAGGGCAAATGCGCGGAGGCTCGTCTGGTATTGAAAGCGGTCCCGTTGGTTGGGAGTCGTCGCCATGTAAGACATTCCACGCTAAACGCGACGATGGAGCAGCGACGATGACTGACAAATGTGACCGCGTGAATGTCCAACTTACCGCGAGTGCGGTGTGTCCGAGGTGCAAGGGGCGCGGCATCAAGACCGTGCGCGACTATCACGGCGAACTGCGGTTCGGCGGACCACCACAGCCACACACGGATAGCCTCGTCCTGTGTGATTGCGTCCAGGCCTCCTCTACGAGCATTCACCCCGGCGAGATTCTGGAGGCGATGGAGTGAACGACGACGAATACATGCACACGATCCTGCAACTGACGGTAGAGGAACGAAAGCTTGCCGTGCGAAAGGCGCTTGCCGATGCGCTTGAGGCCGAGGAGAGGCTCAAGACAGCGCGTGTAATCTATGCGGCGGCGGTGAAGCAAGTCGGGGATGTTCTAATCCGATGACCTATGTGCATGGCAAGTTGGTACGGATTGCTGGCGTGGATTGGGATTACTTTGTCCCAATGTTCCCGGCCGTATGCCGAATACAGTACTACGGATTAATGCACCTTGAGTCGGGAATCAGAGAGCGTCAAGAGCTGCTTCGACTTCCATCGGCAAACGCAAGCAACGACGAATGGCGTAAGGCACGCAGCGCAGTCTTTGGCTTGGTACCCGACAAATCACATATAGGTCGATATCTGTGGAAGGGTTGTCTTAGGAATAGGTATAGCGACCGGTTCAAGGAATGGGACGAATGTTCGGGTTTGTCAGATCAAATTCGGGAGTGGGCATCGCGCGAACTGGACGCCCATTCGGCCGATGAGGATTGCCGTGACAACTGGCGCGTTGCTCGACTTGGGAACCGCAACCAGATGCGCCGATATAGACGTCAGAAGGAAAACGGCTGCTGCGGCGAGGCCGAGTTCTTTTTGACTGGGCCAGACGGTCACAACTACGTGCTTGGATACAACTATGGACACTGAGATTGCCTACAAGGTCTTGACGCACGACTTGCGCCCGCCGATCCAGGGAGGCGAGCCCGTGTTCGACGGCGTTTTTCCGCACGTGCTGCCAACGGTCGCGTGCAACACCGACCCGGCTGTTGAGTGCGGCGCCGGCTGGAACGCTTGCGCGAAGCTGTCAGACGCGCTGCGGATCGCTGGGCTCTGGCCCGACGGCCGACCATCGCGTGTCGTGCTCTGCGAAGCGCCGGCGGCAAGCGTGGTCCGCGCGTTCGACAAAGTGCGTGCTCCTACCTGGACGCTCAGTCGCGAGTTGTCCGAAGACGAAATCGCGGACGGCGTGCGCGAGTTTTCGGTTGGATTCGGCGAGCACGCCGACGTCATGACCGCGGAGCAGATGGCTTGGCGCCAGGCGCTCGCCCGACCCAAGCGCGACAGGGACGCTGTGATCGCCGGGTTGCGCGCCGCGCTGGACGCACGAGGATTGATTGACTGGGAGCTGCAAGAGTACCCGTCGTCCGACTGCACCCCAAGGGCCGCCTGGTACGTCTGGGTCGCCTGGCGACCAAGGGTCGTCTGGGTCTACTGGGCCGTCTGGTACGCCGGGGACACATGGGACGCCAGGGACGCCTTAGTGCACCGCTACGCGGCGCATAAAGGCTGGGTCGACGCCCCTGCCGATCAGTACACCGTGGGCATTCGCGACGCCTACGAACACGGGCTCGGGATCGTCGTGCCCGTCGGACCGGGCAAGCTCGGGTGGACTATGGACGTTACCGAAAGCGGAGGTTCTCGTGATGTCTAGCCAAAGACCCACCTTGCCGTGGGAGTATAGCGAGCCACCGAGCCCCGGTGAGCCAGCGATTCTGAACGAGCCAACGGCTCTTGGCAGGGAGCTTGGGCGAGAACTCGCTAGACTTGTTGACGTGCAGGAGGCGAAAGACCGCAAGCGCTTCCCAAACCAACGGCCGCGCTGCAACGACTGCGCGTTCCGCGCGGGCACTCTCCCGAACGGATGCGAAGTGACCTTGGCAGACGCAATCAAATGCGCTTTCGAGGGCCAGGTGTTCTTTTGCCACAAGGGCAAAGCTGACAAACCGTGCATGGGGTGGCTGACCCTGCAGTCGACGAAGCTGATTGGAGGCGAGTGAGATGGCGATTCGACGCGAACACAGAGTCACGTTCTACAGCCCCGGCACCATGTTCAGCGAGGTGACATCGAAGCCGATCCCCGCGTGGGATACCCGAATGGCCGTCGGGATGGCAGAGGGGATCGTTGAGAGGCACGATGCGCGGCCGTACGGCTTTCGGTTCGAAACCTTCATGGTTGGCGATCCGGTCCCTGACGGGGAAGGGCGCGTCCTGGAAGTGAAGGCACGGCTCGACAAGTCCTCGGGCATGCACTTCTTGGGCGGCTCCGTTCGCACGTTCGCCCAGGTGATGGCGGACGACCGACCCGAGGCAAATGTCTTCGAGATCGAAATTGGAGGACTGATCATCGAGGTCAGCAGGCGCGGTCTGCCCAAGATCACCATCATGGATAGTGATCTCCAGCATCAGATCGAGAGTGGGCAAGGCATCGGGGAACTAGACTCCCTCTACGAGCTGGTGCGACGCACGGTTCTCCGTGTGGACGATGCGCTCGACGTCCTCTTGGACGCACTGCCCGAAGAAGGGACCAGCTAGCCATGATCAAGCACGAGCGCGAGGCGATGGCTGACATCCTGATGCGTGCCGACAGCATGGTGCGCGGACTGCTGGCCGGCCGAGGTCCGCTGAAGGCATTTCCCGAAGGTATCCAAGAGTTTCTTGCCGACCTTCAGCGGGCCCGCGGGCAGTGCATACCGGAAACGCTGGCTCACGGCGCCGGGGCGTACGCGCGGTGTTCGTTCTGTGGTCGGTACACCGCGAACCCGTGCGCGTTGTCGTCGGGAAGTGTCCAGCAGCGCGCTGCGTGCGACTGCGAAAAGCCCGGCGGATGGTGTGGTTCGTTCAAGCCGCCGGGCCCGGACGCGAAATGGTCGATTGGATTGGAGCGCGAGCCATGAACTACCGCCATTTCCGAGGTGTCGAATGACGTACAAACCCCATGTCCGTTCGACTGTTGTAAGTCGACGCGTTTTCTTCTCTGGCGACAAACCAGAAGGCTGCCCGGAATGTGGCAGCGCTGTAGACTGGGAATCGGATACCGCCGACGATGCCTACCTTGGCATCGCATCGGACATATGTTGGGAACGCTTCGACGATCGCCATGGCTACGGGTGGTGGAACAAGAAAGGTTCTATCAGCAAGCCTTTGCGCGCTCGGTTCGAGCGCACAGTGCCGCGACTGGCCCGCTTTCTGGAATTTGTCGACCGGCAAAACGGGGTGGTGCACGAATACCCACTGGACGAGAGCAAGCCATGAGCGACGCGGCGCGCAAGCGAGACACCAGGGCCGAGCTACTACGCGAGGCGGCGCGACTGCGCAGCCAGGCGGAGCGGTTGGTCAAGCTTGCGGCCGAGGTGGGAGGCGCGCAGGACAGCGCGGCGAATGACCAAGAGATCGAGGACGAGGTGATCCGTCGCCTCACCATCAGCGGGGATATCTGATGCCACGGAAGCTACAAGGCACAATCGAGTACCGGAACGGCAGATGGACCGTCCGAATCCGCAACCGATACATCGGCACGTACGACACCGAAGCGCAGGCAGAGAAGGCTCGCGCCGCGGCGGTGCGGATCACGACTGAGCGCGCCAAGGCGCCCATGACGCTCGCGCGGTTCGGCAAGAAATGGCTCGACCAGCGCGAGATCGATGGTGTCGCAGGAATCAAGCAGGAGCGCAGCAACTGGGCGGTGCATGTTGCTGGGCATCTGATCGCCACCCTTCCATTGCGATCGGTGCGGCCGAAGCACCTAGCGAACTTCGCCAGCGAGCTGGCCAACAAGCCAGCGACGCGGGCGGTTAGGCGCAAGGAAGACCGCGAGTGGGTCGTGACGCACACTGAGACTGGCGAGCAGTTGTCCAGGGCCACGGCGACCCGAATCCTGAAGCTGGTCTATCTGGCGTTCGAAGGCGCGCGTATCGCCGGCCACATCCGCCACAATCCCGCGGAGGGCATTTCAGCTCCCAGGATGCGGCGCCGGACGGTCGCTTCCCACACCCAGATCGTGGAGTCGCCGGAGATCGTCCAGTTCCTCAGCAAGCCGGAGATTGACCGGGTCCTGGCCCTGCTCGATGGCGAGCCGATGTGGCGCTCACTGTACGCCGTGGCGATTTACGGGGGGCTGCGCAAGGGCGAGCTCGTGGCGCTGCGCTGGGAAGACATCGATCTCGATGGGGAGCACCCACGCATCCGAGTCCGCCGCTCCAACAGCTTTCGGGGCCTCAAGTCGGCGGCCGGTATGCGGGACGTGCCACTGCTCTGGGGCGCCATGGAGGCGCTCCGCCGCTGGCGCGGGCACGGTGGCGTGCGGCGGGAGTTTGGGCCCGTCTGGCCGACGGCGGACGGCTCGATGCGCCGGCCCGGCGACGACCTGCGTTGGCCGGACAAGCGCGACCGGCGAGGCGGCGAACTCCATGTCCAGCCCCGGGTCCGTACGCTGGCGAAGGTGCGCCCGGAGATTCGATTTCACGACCTGCGGCACACGTGCGCCAGCCATCTGATCCAGGGGACGTGGACCGCGCGACCGCTATCTCTGGAGGAGATCCGCGACTGGCTCGGACACTCTCACGTGTCCGTGACCGAGCGATACAGCCACCTCGGGCCGGAGTCGATCCGGTCGCATTCTCGGTCAAACGACCCCGCGGGAGAAAAGGAGAAGTAAGTGCGCGAGACCACTCGACAGATTGCCGGCCTTACAAGGCGCTGGTCGGCGGTTCAAGCCCGCCCCCGCCCACAACTTTTTGAAGCCAGGGATTTTTCAGGGTCGTTTCCCGGGAGGTCATCATGACCTCTCGGGATGGGGCGCTGGGGGCGGAGCCCGCGTCGGCGGCGACGGAATCGCAGGGGCTGGCGAGTGAGCGGTCTGTGCGCATGCGCGCCTATCACGCGCGCAAGCACCGGCTCCGATCGACGCCACTGACCGCTGACGACCCGCGGCACGGTGCCTGGCAACGCGTGCTTGCGCGCGCAACCCGAACCGCGTCCGGGTGCCTGCTGTGGACCGGCGCGGGCGCCAAGGTCGGCAGGGGCTACGGTCGGATCGCGCACCTTGGGCGCTGCTACAGCCCCCACCGCGTGGCGCTTGAGGTGTCGCTCGGCCGTACCTTGGCTGGGGACGAAGAGACGTGCCATTCGTGCGACGTCCCGCAATGCGTCGAGCCCTCCCACCTGTTCGCCGGCAGCAAGGCCGACAACATGCGGGACGGCGTCCGGAAGGGTCGCGTGCGCCCGCCCCGACCTCGCCACCTGGGAGAGCGGAACGGGTCCGCAAAACTGGACGCCGTGAAGGTGGCCGCGATCCGACGCCGAAAGGCCGCCGGCGAGCACCGGCTCGCGCTGGCCGCCGAGTACGGGGTCAGCGAGAAGGCGATCCGTGACGTCGTCAATTTCAAATCCTGGGGGCACGTGCCCGAGGTCGTCAACGAGGCCGCGCCATGACGGCCCGCTGCTACACCCTGCATCGAGCCACCCCCAAGGGCCACCCGCGCGGCTGCACCTGCGTCACCTGCGTGCTGTGGCGCAAAGGGTACGGGGGGCGGCCCGGGGCTACTCTTCCCCCTCGTCCAGCTCCCGGGGGTCGAGCGGTCGCATCGGACCCTGCTTCGCTGACTCGATCCCCTCCTGCAGCGCGTCCCACGCTTCGGACGAGATCTGCCGCTCGTGCTCCGGCAGGTCGTCGCGGTCGGCCAGCGGGTGTTTGGGGTCGCTTTCCATGGCTGACCTTAGCACACGTCGCCCTGCTCGCCCTGGCCGGCTGCGCTGACTCCGCGCGATCTGCCGCACCGCCGCCTCCGCCCCTGACCGCCGAGCAGCGCGAGTGGGTGCGCGAGTGCATGAAGAACGGCGCCGGGATCGACGGGAACCGCTGGGAAACCAATCGCCGAGTCGCGATCGCAAACACCTACTGCCTCACGGTGGCGCTGGATCTGTTCCCTCCGCAAGGTGGCCGCCGATGAGCCGTTCCGGCTACAGCGACGACTGCTCCGGGCGGGAGCTGGTCCTCTGGCGCGGCGCCGTGGCGTCGGCCCTGCGCGGGCGGCGCGGCCAGGCGTTCCTGCGCGAGCTGGTGGACGCCCTGGACGCCGTGCTCGCGTTGGAGAGCCTATGACCCCGGTGAACGTCCACCTGAAGCGCGCCGCCGAAGCGTCATGCCACCTTGGCGCGTTGCTCGCCCTGCATGACACGCCCGGAGCGGTCGCCGCATATCGCGAGGCCACCGAGCTAGACCCCGAAAGCGCATCGGCCTGGGGAGGTCTTGCCTGCGCGCTCCGCCGCGCCGGTGACATCGAAGGCGCAGACCACGCGCAAGCGCGGGCTGCTGTGCTCGGGCACCCGGTTTTCAAGACGAAAAGGGCGCCGGTCATGAGGACCTATCACTGCGCGGTCAGCGTCGACGTCGACCGCTTCAGCGACGCCAAGTTACGTCGGGAGTGGTTGCCCATGTTCCTCCAACTCGGCTGCCAAACGCCGCAGGACATCCGGAAGCTGTGCGCGAAGGCTCGCCAGCGGTGGCAGAAGGTGTTCGCGCCTTGCGACAACGTGGGGCCCGATGGCGTGTGTCTTGGGCATGAGGAGGCATCATGACGCGCTACTGGTGCGAGGCGCCTGGCGACTTCTGGTGCTACCGCATGCGTGGCCACAGCTACACACTCCGAGCGCCGAGAGGCATACCTGCGGGAGCGGGGGCGAACGCGCGAACTACTTGACCCCGACCACGTAGGAGACGAGACGCCATGAAGTCGCCGCAACATTACGACCGCGCATTGACCACCGACGAAGCTCGCAATCTGAGCCACGGAAGCACTGTGCCGTGCGACGACGCGAGCGGCGCCAACCCCGACGGCTCAGGTCGGCCGTGTCAATGGTGCGCCGCATTCCACGCTGGCTACGTCATGGGTCAGGACGAGGAACGGGAGCGATGCAAGGAACTCGTTGACCAGATGGCCTGGGACATCGAGGCAGGAGACGAGCCATGACCCGCCAGCGCAAGCGCCTCACGATCAACGACGCCCGCCGCGTGAACGCGATGTCGGCGGAACGAAGCCAGCGCTTCAACGCCAAGATCGACCGCATCCTGCGCGCCGCTACCGACGTCGAACGCGCGCGCCGATTGTCCGAGCGACAGTGTCTCTACTGCTTCTACTTGCCCGACTCCCAGCTTGCCGGCCAGGCGTTCACGCAATGGCAGTGCCGCTACTGCGACCACGTCGGCTCGCATCCAAACACCGCGGTTCCCCGGTGTTGCAACGATTGTTCGGACGAACTCGGGATGTGCGTGGACTGCGGGGGATCGCTGGACATGCGGCGGGTCGACAAGCTGAGACGGCGACCGCCGTCTTGGGACCAGACCCGCTGTGAGCGCTGCAACAAGACCGTCGCCCCAGGAGCGCGTGTTCAAGTGCGCTTCGGGATCGCGGCCCCATGGCTAGTCTGTGTCGACTGCTTCGCCGCAGTGAAGACGGTGCTCGAGGACCGGAAGGGTGAGCCATGATCGCTGGAGTCGGCCCGCTGGGCATCATGACAGGCGGCCGCGAGCCCGGCACGAACCGCTGGATCGTGCTGACGTTCTGGCACCCGCCCAGGTCCAAGCGAGTGACACGCGTCGCGCAGTCCCACGTCTTGTCGTACGTCACGATGTGCAACGTCGATGCCGCAGGCATGGTGCACTGCATCGAGGCTGAGACGCGAGCGGAAGCGCAGCGGTCGGCGCGTATAGAGCGCGCGGATATCGAGAACGCCAGGGCGCAGATACATGCCGAGCGGGAGGAGCGGTCATGACCCCTGCAATCGCCACCAAGCTCCGCGAACACGGGCTTGACTACCTCAAGGACGATCCGGACGAGCTTGCGATCAAGCACCGCATCTACGAGTCCGACGGTCTGCTCGTCCTGAACTACTGCCAAATCCAGTCACCTAAGCTGCATCCCGTGATCCAAGAGTGCCGCGGGCTAATACTGTCGCTAGATGGCTTCGATGTTGTCTCCCGATGCTTCGATCGGTTCTTCAACTTTGGTGAAGGTCCGAACGAGCATTTCGATATCGAGCCCGGCGACGTGATTGTCGAGAAGGTCGACGGGTCGCTGATCAAGCTCTATCACTGGGACGGACGTTGGCACGTGTCGACCCGAGGCACGGCGTTTGCCGAGGCCGACACGCCGTTCGGGCGCACGTTCGCCGAGGTTGTCCAAACGGCGGCGCCAAGGCTGCTGTGCGAGCAGTTTTTGGCGGGCCTATCGCGCGACTGCACGTACATCTTCGAGCTGGTCTCGCCCGAAAATCGCGTGGTCAAGACGTACGACAGCACCGCTCTTGTGTATCTAGCGACGCGCGACAACAGGACCGGTGAATACTGTAGCAACGCGCGCCACATGGAGTTGCACTGCGGCATTCGCGGTCCACGCGTCTACCGCTTCGACACCGCGGGCAAATGCCTCGAAGCTGCCAAGAACCTTCCCGATCTCGAGGAGGGGTACGTGGTCTACCGGAGCGGCCGGCCGGTTTGCAAGATCAAGTCGCCAACGTACGTCGCCGCGCACCGGCTGTTTTCTGGCCCGATGACCACCAAGCGAGCTGTCGAGCTACTTCTCACCGGCGAGGCGGACGAGCTGATCGCCTACTTCCCGGAGTTCAAAGACACGCTCGGCCACTGTGCACGGGCGCTCAAGTCTGCGCTCACGGACATGGATCGACGGTTCGCAATTGAGTGGAACGCAGGCGCATCTTGTCAAAAGGACTTTGCGCTACGCGTAAAAGACCTGCCCTACTCGGCAGTGCTGTTTCAGGCGCGGAACAAGGGCTTGTTGCCGAGCGAAGCGTTTGCCGCGGCTCGTGAGAACGTGCGGGTACAGGTCGCATTGGACGCGGTTGGGGCTAGTGAGGAGGTTGCATGAACACACCAGCTCTATCCCGCCGTGCCTTCCTGCGCGGCGCTGCCACCGTCGCCGTTCCGGTCGCGATCGTTGCACCCGCGACGCCGCTGTGGGCGCGGTGGTTGCGAGACGAAATGCGGAAGCTCACGGGTCGGAGGGTGTGGTCGGTGCCGTGTGACGCTCGATCGCTTGGCGACAGCTTCCTTTGCTTCCAGGACGGAGAGGTCAAGGTTTTCGAGTTAAGCCTTGACCTGCCCATGCAACTCAACGGCGGCGACGTCGTCACTGGCGGTGTGGTGTTTGATTGGCATAAGCAACCGACCGAAGGAATCGCACTATGAACGCAGCAGAAGAACGCGCAGTGCTGGCGCTCGCGCTGGCAGAAACACCGTACGACAAGCGCAATGCGATCTCGTCCCTGCGCAGCCGCGGGGTGCGGCTGAGCGAGGCTGCGCGCGGCAAGCTAGCAGCGGCTTCGGTCGACCGCATGGTGCCGCTTGCAGGCCCACGAATCTCTCACGTCGATACGCTGCACCCCGGCCCCGAGCCCGTGCTTGACGACGCCACGCGACGCGCCATCACCGACTGGGCGAGCATGTGGCTACACGTCGATCAGTTCCCCGATGAGATCCGCCCTGGCTCGCTCTTGCTGCACGGGCCCACCGGCACAGGCAAGACGACCTCGGCGCGGTGGCTGGCGACGCTCCTGGCGGACCGCTACCAGGCGCATTGTCTGGAGGCCCATTCCTGCCTCCAGAGCTACCTGGGCAGCACCGGCGCGCGGCTGAACACCGTGTTTACGGCGCTCAGCGGGGCGCCTGGACTGCTAGTCATGGAAGAAATCGACGCCATAGCAACGGTTCGCTCGGACGGGTCGACCGCCTCCGAAGAAATCTCACGAGTCACTATTGCGCTGATGCGGCTGATGGAGTCGGCGCGGTTCCCGATCGTGTGCACGACCAACCGCAAAAACGTGCTCGACCCGGCGTTGCTGCGGAGGTTTGACGCGCACGTCGAAGTCGACGAGCCGGACCGCCAGGCCAAGGTCAACATCCTGGCCACGCTTGGCTGCACACCCAAGGGGTTCGACATGGACGCGACGATTGGCGATTTGGTGCGCCAGGCGAAGGCGGTGAGGCGGTGCGAGATTCTTGATCGGATCCAGGCGGGCGTCGATGGCTGACCTCGACCCAACAACCTGCCCAGCGTGCGGAGCGCAGACGCGCGATCCCCTGCGCGACCCGCAGTGGCTGGCGTGGTGCGAGCGGTGTGGGGCGTTGATTGGCACGCGTGGTCGCCACCTCCGGGCGAAAGCGGAAGCGTGGGGTCAGCCGCCTGCCGAGCCACCGCTCCGCGTGGTCGCCGCCGCCGTACAGGCCCATGGCCTGACCTTCTCCCTGCCGCCACCAGCCCGGCACCACAACGTGCTCCGCCTGATGCACGATCTCGGGCTACCCGATGGGCCGAGCTGGATCACGGGCCAGGGGTTCTTGCTTTCGGACGGGCGCTGGGCCAGCCGAAGGGACGCGTGGTTGGTCGCCGTGGCGACTGGGCAGCTCCTGGATCGGGCAGGCCGGGGGCCGGATCTGTTCAGCGAGGACGTCTGGTGAATCGCGAGAAACGTCCGATGGGCGACGCCAATAGAGCAGGCCCGAAACAAGCGCACTGCGCGCTTCATCACGCACAACGGAATCACCAAGACGTTGCCAGAGTGGGCCGAAGACATCGGGATCATGCCAGCCACGCTGCGCTGTAGATTGAAGCACGGGTGGCCAGTCGAACGAGCACTCACCAGATATGGAGACGTGGGCAAATGATCAAGAGCGAAGCAGTGCTAGAAGGATTTGTGCTGAGGGGCATCACGATTAATAGACCCTGGCCCTGGGCGATCCTGCACGCCGGCAAGCGTGTCGAGAACCGCGGGTGGCCGCCGCCGAAGTGGATGATCGGGCAATGGCTGGCGATCCACGCTGGGAAGACGTTCACGCCTGCCGCAGCGCGGCACATGGCGGCGGGCGAGATCGGCGGCAGCCTAGACGACTGCAGAGCGCTCCGCTGCCCACAGTCAGCGAGCGATCACCCGACGGGGATCGTCGCTGTTGCGCGGCTCGTCGGGAGCGTTGGGGCTGACACGATGAACATCCAGCAGACGGGGCAAGCCTCGTGGGCGTTCGGCCCGCACTGCTGGCAGCTCGACGATGTGCGCGAGCTGCCGGAGCCCATCCCGTGCCGCGGGCAGCAGGGGCTGTGGACGCTGCCGCTGGATATCGGTGTGCAAATCCAGCAGTACTTGGCCTTCCCCATTCAGTGGCCGTACTCTGACCGTGCCGCGCTGGAAGCCGCCGGCTGCCCACGTAGCGTGCCATGGGCCGCCGTTGCTCCTTTTCAGCGGCGCGCACTGTCAAGTCACGGTCAGACTCTGGAAGGATTGGCCGATCGTGGCGGACTGGCGGTGTGGGAACTGGTGGCTCTCCTTCGAGATGCTCACTGGAGCACAACGATGGGCATGCCGATCGATGAAGCAGTGACCGCGATAAACTCGCTGATCGCGGCCCAGGAGGAGACATGAACAGCAAGATCGAACACCTGCAATCGCTCGTCGCCCAGTGCTGCGAACTCGCCTTCGAGGACGGCAGCGATGTCGTGAGCATCCGCCTGAATACGCGGGGCAAGCCGCTTGCGAGAGTTGAAGTTCAGGGGCCTCCAGCAACGTACGGGTTGGTGTCGCACTGGAGCGCCGCTAGCCTGGACTACGCAATCCACATGGCGATCGCCGACGTCGACAAGCGGCTCGCGGAGCTGCGTGCGTTGGCCACGGGAGCGTTTACGTGAGCGACGAGATCAAAACCGTTCCTTGGTACGACACGTTCACGGTGCTGCCCATTGAGGCACAGTGCCCGCGTGAGTACCACGACAGTCCGATGAGGCACAGAATCGGGATGAGCCATTGTCGCGACGAGCGACGCCCATCCGAGCTCCAGCGTGTTCGGTGTCTATGCGGGATCGCTGGCCCATGGAGGGAGCGCCGGTCTGACGCGATCGCTGCGTACAACGAACTCTGGCCCCCCCATGACCCACCGAAAGGATGCCGATGACGACGCCAAGCGCTGACAACCCGGATGGTCCCAAGCCCCTCCACACATTGGAGAGCTTCGCGGAGCACGTCCGCGCTACCGACCGCCGGCGACCCCGCCATGATGTCCAGCACCTTCCCGCGAGCGGGAGACCGCTGTCTATTCGCCGTGCCCAGCAGCGGCGATGGCTTCCTGACATGGTGCGACCAAGTCGTGCCGATCTTCGCGACCACGCCCGATCCGCTCCGATGCTCAGTACGAGTTCGACGACGGCTCGATCTACGTTGCACGTGACACAAAGCTGGTCGCTCCAATCGTCTACGTATCTCGCGGAACGGTGGCGCGATTGAAGCTGTCGGGTCTTAGGGCGGAGTTGTCGAGAGGAGGCGGCGATCAGTGACCGATTTTCACCTCAGCAATCTGGACGTGATCGATTGCCTGCGCGCCTTGCCGGACGCGTCTGTAGATCTATTCATCACGGACCCTGCCTACGAGTCGCTCGAGAAGCATAGGGCGGTAGGCACGACAACGCGGCTGAAGTGCAGCGACGCTTCCAGCAATGAATGGTTTGCGATTTTCCCCAACGCGCGATTTCGTGTGCTGTTTCAAGAGGCGTGGCGGGTGCTGAAGCCGGACACGCACCTGTATCTGTTCGTCGACGCCGAGACGATGTTCGTGGCCAAGCCGATCGCGGAGGAGGTCGGCTTTCGGTTCTGGAAGCCAATCGTATGGGACAAATGCCGGATCGGGATGGGCTACCACTACCGTGCGCGCTACGAGTTCGTGCTCTTCTTCGAGAAGGGCGCTCGACGACTCAACGACCTAGGGATTTCCGACATCATCGCTGCCCCGCGCATTCATCGTGGCTACCCGACCGAGAAGCCGCCGGAGGTGGCCGACGTTCTGATTCGTAACAGCAGCCAGCCTGGTGGACTCGTGATCGACCCATTCATGGGGTCCGGGTCAACGGGCGTCGCGGCGATGCGCAGCGGTAGACGGTTTCTCGGGAACGACGTTGCGGCGATGGCGCTCAGCATCGCGCGCCCGAGGCTGGAAGAAGCAGGAGGCCGAGAGGTTCTGGTCAATGAATCCGTCAAGGGCCAGATATCGATGGGGATCAGATGAAGGGAGATTTCGGAATGAAGCGCGTCTTTTGGGCAGTGCGGAACGATCGCGGCGAGTACGTGAGCCACGACGGGAGCTGTGGACCTGTGCCGTGCCTCTACTTCGATCGCGGAGTGGCGGAGATGGACGCCGAGCGGCTTGGCGGCATGGTCGACATGGTGGTCATGACGCCGCCGGACGTCGAGCCACAGCAAGCTACTGCAGCGGCGCCGAAGAAGCGTGCACCGGTGAAATGGAAAGACATCACAAGCTACTCGCAGAGTGAAAAGGATCGCACTCCGCGTACCTTCCAGTGGTGTCTCCCGCACTACATAAGGGTAACCGTGACACGACACCGTGACTACGACCCAGATGTTTGGCTATTGGGCGTGCCTGGGATCATAAATCAGAAGATTCTTTGCCGAGGCGACAATCCGAACGAAGCACAGCGCCTTGCGGTTGACGATGTGACAGCCTTTTTTCAATCACTAGTCAACGCTTTGGTGGAGTCGTAAACACGTCGTGGAGGGTGACCATGCGCAGTGGTCGGGGTTGTCTGTGGACATGAGAGGATACGATGGCAATTAAGAACATGGACGAGATGCTGATCGATGAACCCGACTACGAGGAGACTCGTGAAGCCGTCCAGAGCTCGATCGGAAAGACGATCGTGGGCGCTGAAATAGACAGTGAGGCGAACGGTGGGCGCGGCGCTCTGGTGCTCCGACTTGCCGACGGCACCGTGATACACGTCTACGACTCTGTGGTGACGCAGCCTGGATCTCAGTTCTTGACGACCGACGACGATCTGACATGGCTTTGCGGTGGCAAACTGCGATCGATTGAGGTCGAGGTGGGTCCAGATGAAACCGACGAAGACGGCTACACCCACGAAGTGGATTTCGTCCGCGTGGTCACGGACATCGGCGACGCCACGCTGGTCGCGCACAACGATCACCCTCCGTACTACGGGGGGATCACGATGTGCGCCAGGCTGGTTTCGTGAAAGTCGTGCTCGTAACAGGCTCGCGAGATTGGGGTGACGTGGACGCCGTGGTGGCTGCATTAAGCAAGGCGGATCCGGAGCTTCTTGTGCATGGAGCCTGCCCGTCTGGCGCTGACAGGATCGCTGCCGAGTGGGCAATCGATGCCAAGGTTCCGGCGCTGACATTCCCGGCGCTTTGGGGAGAGTGCGGCAAGGCAGCCGGGCCGATCAGGAATTCTGAGATGGTTGGTCTGCTTGACCTGCTACGGATCTATGGTCACGAAGTGGAGGTGCACGCGTTCCCGCGAGCGGGCAGCAACGGTACGCGCGACTGCATCGCGAAGGCGAAAGCGAAGCTCCTGCACGTGATCGTGCATGGCCGATGAGGTTAACCCAACCATGACAACCATCGAGACGATAGAGTTCGACGCTCGCAAGCACCACGGGACCGCGTTGAAGGACAAAACTGGAGCGGTCTACATCACCGTGGCGCCCGGACCGTTCGACGTCGCGACGTGGTTATGGTGGTGGCTGGCGCCGTCCGACAAGCGAGTGTGGGTTCACCTGAGAACGGGTGACGGCCAGAAGGTAAGAGCGCGGGCCATTCGGATAGCGACGCGGCTGGTAACGATTGGCAAGGCTATCGAAGACGAGCCAAAATAGGGTCTCGCCTGGTTGAATCCGGGCTCAATCAAGATCAGGAGAGGAAACAGGGAATGCCAAAACTTCACGAAGTGCTAGCGATCGAGAAGGGCGAGCGTGCTCGCGTGCAAAAGTCGTTGACCGATCTTCACCGAGCTGCGTCCACGGAGGGCCTCTACAACGGGCTTGCTAGGACGTACAAGCCAGCCGTGGACGGCGGCGAGGAACTCCCGCCAGAGAGCCAGATCGTCCAGGTACGCGCCGTTGATGCCTTGCGAAAGGAAGCTGACCTGCTTGCACCTCTGTGGGACATCATCGCCGCAAAGGACTGGACGAACGCGAGCGGAGATGCCGTAGCCAACATTGTGGTAGACGGGGATGTGCTGATTGACGGAGTCCCCGTCTCGTACCTGCTGTGGCTTGGCAAGACGCTTGACGACGTGAGCACGTTCATCGCCAAGATTCCGACGCTCGATCCGTCGGAGAAGTGGCATTGGAACGGTGATCAGAACTGCTATGCTACCGAGGTGGCGTTCACGAACCGGACCAAGAAGGTGCTTCGCAACCATACGAAGCACCCTGGTTCCGAGCACCACCCTCCGCAGGTCGAAACCTACACGGAGGACGAGGTGATTGGGAAGTTCGAGCGCATCCGGTATTCCGGAGCCCTACCCGCGGATCTCAAAGAGAAGCTAGTCGGTCGTGTTAGCGCACTCAAGAATGCCGTGGCGCAGGCCCGGGAGCGCGCAAACTCGGTGGAAGCACTTCGCCCAGAGGTTGGTCGCAAGGTGTTCGATTTTCTGCTGGAGCCCATCCAGCAGTAAGGATTTCCCGTCGGCGTGCTGGCGGGAGGAGACAAAGATCAAGCTGAAGAGGTGACGTTGAAAAAGACGCTGGGCTAACAAGCTCTTGCAGGTTCGAGTCCTGCCTCCTGCGCTGAAGTCTTGCGTGCATTGTCATGCGAGGGTTGAGCGCAGGGGTGGCGAAATGGCAAACGCGGCGTTCCATAAAACAAAAGCTATGTCTCCAAGCTCGATGACGATAGCGATTGCCATCTCTACCGACTTGCAACCCAAACTCCCAAGACGTCGGTTCGAATCCGACCCTGGTCGCCAATTTATGACCCGGTAGCTTAGCGGAAAAGCGTGGGTGCTCAATCTGAGGGGCGAGCGACCGTCGTTGGCATGTCGGATAGGCTATCGTCTCTGTCCTACAAGGCAGAGAAAAACTGGACGGGATCGGAAGGCTATCCGGTCCCGTCTTTTTTGATGGCGATACTTGCGCGGACGACTGGCTCGTAATACGTCTAGATGGATTCACGATGAACCATCGTTTTCCACGGACGGACAGCCCAGGACGACCGCGCGATTGAAGCGCGGAACCGTCGCTGTCCGCCGTGTGGGTCATTGGGTGACCGCTCGTTTCGGGAACGAGATCAAGGCAGTTCGATTCTGTCCACGGCGACCATCATGAACTACGAACTACACGAATCCGAGGGCTGCGCGCCGATCAAGCTCTGGACGCGCGGGGTTCCAGTCGAAGGTGAGGCGCTGCGCCAGCTCGAGAACGTGGCGCGGCTGCCGATCATCCACAAGTGGGTGGCGGCCAACACGGTTGTGCACCTGGGCACCCTGGGCACGGGCATAGCTGCAGCCATGGCGCCGGCCGCGTCATGTCGCGCACGAAGGCGAAGAAGGTGTTCACGGTCGAAGACCACGCACTGGCAACTGCAGGTGTCGAGTGTCGCAAGGGACCAAACTCGTGAATCTGATCGTTGCTGGAGCGATCGAAGGCCCTCCCAAAAATGGCTGACGAGGACCTGCCGATTCTTCGCCATGACGACATCGTTCCTGCGCGGGACGGTGCGCCGGTACAGGCCATCATCTGGCGAGGCGAAGCTGTGACCGAACTAGCGTCCAAAACGAACATCGAGGTTGCGAGGCAGACGTACGCGGAGCCGGCCAAGTACAAGTACGCGATCCCGTCCGGATTCAGGTGGGCAGGGACTACCATTCTTGGCGTCGGCACCTTGTGGGCGATCCACTCAAAGTCATCGAATATCTACGAGTTGGTTGCGGGGCTGGTCGCGTCGGCTGTACTGGTCGGGATCTACAGATTTGTATTCGATGCGAAACGTGGATAGCTATCTCCGCCCGGACTTCGAGCCCCACGCGGCAACCTCGGACTCGGGGATCAGCGCTAGCAGGTCTTCGATCGCCCAGACGCGATCGGTCGGTAGTGGGTCAGTTTGAATTTCGGACGTCCTGAAGCCGATCACAGCCGATAGCGCTTGTTTGCGTCCCGGAACGCCATAGCACCATCCTTCGCGATACGAAGGCGAATGAGTCTCTTCGACACCGTCCAGCACGATTGATTTCAGGGCGTCGGCGCCGTCGCGTAGTCCGCGGATGTAGTCCGGGTCTTGCGGTTGTTCGTCGCCATGGAGGCGCTCGCTCGCGCTGTAGACCCAGCCGCTCATGTACTGGTTGCGGCGCGACATCCTCTGATCGGTCGAGCCCATCGGGGGTGAGTCTATCGCAGTCCCACGCTTTCTACCTGCACGGAGGACGCTGCGAAGACTCCGGCGTCCAGGCCCGTAGTTGAGGTCCCGGACCAAGTTGGGCATGCTGCGGTGGTCGAGGACGGACATGGCTAGGTGAAACCTGGTGTGACAAGGCAAGGAATGGCTCGTGGCCACCGGCGGGCAATCGCTGGTGGCCTTTTCATTCTGCATGACGTCGCTCACGGCTGGGCGGCCCTCGCAGACTGACGCCGACCCCACACTGGCCGAGTCCCTCGTTCCTGGCTTGGCACGTAACTTGCTTGCTTATGCCGGCGAGAGGATCGCGGTAAATGAGTTACGGCGTAACCATGTTGTCATGCAGGGTCAAATCGGAGAGCATTCGAGCCCGATGGGGGATTCGCGCGGGGATAGAGAGAGGCCGGCGGCGGTGTCCGGAGGTGCCGCAAGCCCGGAGCCCGTTGCCGCCTTTTCCGGAAGGGTCGAGGTTGAACGGGGCCATTACAAGGGATGGGTTTCCTTTCGGGGTGGCGCTCTGCTTACCGGCGTCCTCGGCGGGGCCGGAGCGCTGTGGCTTGCGGCCACAGAACTGGACCCATTCAACAATCCAGCGCACTTTGTCGTCGCAATGATTGCCTGCTTTGCGGTTGGACTCGGGCTTCAAGCTGCCGTTAGTCACGGCAGGCTACACGACGCGCTTCAAGAGAAGGACAACTATCGAAAAGAGATGGAGAAGCTTGCGCAACGAAACCGCGACCTCGAAGAGCGCTTACTTCATCACAGACTGTCGAGCATCCCAGCACTCCAGAACACGCAAAAACGCAAGCGAGGTAGGCGATGACCATGTTCTATGAGTCTCTGTCTGTCGCCGGATGTGTGATCGCGATCGGATCGGTCGTGGCGTACAACAGGTCCGTTTGGCGCGAACTCGACCTGGCGCGCCGAGAGACTTCTCGTTTCCCCTTGTTCGCTGCGAGATCACATCTCGTACGCATGATCGCTACCGGCAAGATGAGGGAGGACAACCGCGCTTGGCGCGACATGTATGAGACGGTCAATTTCCTTCTGGACATGCACCAGCGACTACACCTCCTCGACTTCGTATCCAGGTACATTAGATTCGCGCTCTCCGTACAGCGTGATAGCGACCATCGGCAGCGAGTCGAAGAGGCTAAGTTGATTGCGGACGAGGCCGAAAAAGTTGTTCCCGAATTTGCGGCGATTCGAGAAGAGGTTGCATCCGCATTTGTCTTCATGACGAAGAAGAGAACAAGCCGATTTCACCTCATGGCTGTATACGCGCTGGCAGCGACCCTCAGAATTGCGGCGACTGCCGCGAAAGCAGGTGTCGGTCCCGCTTTTGAGGTTGCGCGGATCGTACATTCGTCTCGCGTCGGCGTATCTACTGACCAGCTACAGGTGTGGCGCGGCGACTGCGCCGCCTGAGCGTCATCAAACAGAACGCGACTTCGATCCCCTCGCGGCGCGCTCCGGCTCCGGGATCAGCGCGAGCAAGTCATCGATCGCCCATACGTGATCGGCCAGTCCGGCTTCCATGGCCGGCGTCACGCGCAGCGTCTGGTGAACGCGGCAGAAGTTGTAGAACATGAAGTGCAACGACACCGCGTGCTCCAGGTTTTCGAGCTTCTTGCTGAACGCGTTCGTGAGGCGCGTGAACCGACGCATGGCCATGCGCATCGTCAAGTTCTGGCGCTCGACGTAGCTGGTTGAGACGTGTTCGGTCTTCGGGCAGCCGGTGATCGGCTTCTTGCTGATCCCGGTGCACGCCGCGGGGCTGTAGCGGCCCGCTCCGGCGTCCACCTCGCCGTACTGCTTGACCAGCATGGCGTAGTCGATCTCGCCCGCGAACGCGGCGTCTACGGCGGCCAGGTAGGGCTTGTGGCCGTCCGTAGTGAGCTGAACGCGGTTCGACAGACGGGCGGCCACGTCCTGCATGAACTCCCACGCGTAGCCGGCATCTCGCTGCCCGATCAGATACGAGATGACCAGCTTGCTGTCCGCGTCGATCGCGGTCCACGTCCACATGGAGCCCTTCTCGCCGGTCGCCTTTTCGGACTCGCTCAGGTTCTTGTCCTTGGCGTACACGAAAGACCAAATCTCGTCGCACTGCACCCGCTTGGCCGTCACGCCGCGCACATGATCGTCGTGGTATGCACGGCAGGCGGCGCCCAGGTCGCGCAAGAGCTTGGTCACGGTGTTCTTGGACACGCCGACGATCCGCGTGGTCGCGCGGAGGGAATTCCCGTCCACCAGGCAGCGAACGATCTGCGCGCGGGTCTTCATGTCCAACCGGTTCATGTTGACCATTATGCTTGAATGGTCATGCATATGCAAGCACATTCTATTGCATGTGCTTGCATTATCCCCGCCCGCCGTTAGAATGGAGCAGGAGGCAAAGCTTGCAATGACTGACGAAGAAAGCCCGAACGGTCCGAAGCCCCGGGAGAAGAAGCCGACTGGCAAGGCTATCGGCGCGAAGGCCCGCGCCGATGCGCTGAGCCCGGAACGGAGAAAGGAAATAGCCAAAAAGGCAGCGGCGGCGCGCTGGGGCGAAAAGGCTCCAAAGGCAACGCACAAGGGCAGTTTCAAGGAGGATTTCGGGATCGACGTCGACTGCTACGTGCTCGACGACGATCAGAAGACGGCCGTCGTCAGTCAACGTGGAATGGGGGCTGCACTCGGTCTTGGCCAGACAGGTGGAGCTAAGCTTCCTCGGTTTCTGGACGGTGAAAAGGTGGCCCCGTACGTCGGCCCTGAACTAGGCCAAAAAATACGAAATCCTATTGTATTTCAACTGTCTTCCCCGGCCTCGAACCAGCCAATCACCCCGATCTACGGGTACGACGTGACCATTCTGATCGACGTCTGCAAGACGATCATTAAGGCGCAAGAAGACGGCGGCTTGCTGAAGCGCCAGGCGCATATTGCTCGGCAGGCTCAGGTCATCGTCAACGCTTCGGCCAAGGCCGGAATCAAGGGGCTCGTCTACGCGCTGGCTGGCTACGACGCGAAGCGCGAAGACGTCATTCAGGCGTTCAAGTTCTACGTGCGGGAGGAAGCACGCGAGTACGAGAAGGAATTCCCGGACCAGCTCTACACCGAGTGGTACCGGCTCTATCAGTTGCCCAAGCCCAAACGGAACAAGCCGTGGAAGTTCAAGCACATGACTCTCGACCACGTCTACACGCCGCTGGCGCACAGCAACGGCAAGGTGCTGGAGCTTACGCGAGTAAAGAAGGCTGGCAGCGGAGCGCGGCACAAGAAGCTGCATCAGTTCCTATCAGAGATCGGCGTCAAAGCGTTACGTACTCACCTCGGGCAGTTGCTAGGCATCGCGCTGGTTTCGGACAGCCAAGAGCAGTACGAGCGCTACATCAAGAAGGTGTTTGGTCGACAGGTGGAGTTGGACGTCTAGGGGGCACTACTTCCCCCACCGCGCGTTTGCCGCCTTCCGCGCGATATCGGTTCGCTTCTTCTTCGACAGCTTCGCCGCCCGCGCCTTCCCGCCCTTGAGCCCACCCTTGCGCCCGAGCGCAACGGCGGCCGGGTCCTTGTCGCCAAGGTCTTCGGGCTCGCCATCGCCGATCGCGTCCGCCACGATGCTGGCAGCCAGCTTGTTGATGTCGACAGGTCGTTTCTTCTTGCTTGCCATTGCGGTTCCCTAGCGCCCACAGGTCGGGCAGCTGCATTCCCGGGGCCATACCCCGGAGAGAATATCCTCGACGGGCACGCCGGCCACCTGGGCGGCTCTGAGAGCCAGCCCCGGTGATGGAACGCTGTTGCTCCCGATGCCGTTCCCGGCGGGCTTTCTGACCGCTTCAACGCTACAGCGTAGCCGCTGCGCGAGGGGTCGCCAGCCACCGACTTGCGCGCGGATGGCCTTCAGCGCGCGCTTGACGTTGGCCTGTTCTTCCGGGCTAAGCTCGAAGGCCACGTGCTTGCGTGGGCGGCGCCAGGTCTGGGTCTTGCTAAGAACCGTCACCCGATCAGAATGCGTATGCTTGAGCGGTCATGCAAGCGGGGATCGCTCGGCAATTCAAACTGACCCACTACCTCTTCATCACACGCAAGGGCGCCGTGAGCGCACGCCCCGGTGAGCTCGGCATCATTCCCGGCAGCATGGGCGCCCGTTCCTACATCGTCCGCGGCAAGGGCAACCCGGAAAGCTTCCATAGCTGCAGCCATGGCGCCGGCCGCGTCATGTCGCGCACGAAGGCGAAGGAGGTGTTCACGGTCGAAGACCACGCGCTGGCTACGGCTGGGGTCGAGTGCCGCAAGGATGAAGGCGTGCTCGACGAGACGCCCGGCGCGTACAAGGATATTGATGCTGTCATGGCTGCGCAGGAAGACCTGGTCGAGGTCGTGCACACGCTCAAGCAAGTGGTTTGCGTGAAGGGATGAGCGAATGGTGTGCTGGGAACACGGCCGCCAAGGAACCGGCTACCTCAAGCACAGGCTCGCAAGCGCCATGTGGCCGATCCCGTGGGACGTGTACTTGCTGAAGTTCCCGCCAGGCTCGCACATTCCAAGGCATCGGGATCTGTCCGTGCTTGGCCGTCACTACCGCCTGAACGTGACACTGTGGAATGCGCACCCAAAGCACCCGTTCCAGTCCACAGGCTGGCTGTGGCGGGGATTTGGGCGCCGCGTGGTACTGTTCCGGCCGGACATTCACGCGCACGCTGTGCGGCGGATTGAGATCGGGACGCGGTACGTGTTGAGCTTTGGGTGGTTGTGCCGTGATCGTGATGGCCGCCAGCCCATGGGGTCAGGAAGTTCTGAAGTTGCAGAAGGCTCTCGGCGCCTTTGAAGCCGAGATTGACCCAAAGCCGGACTGGGCGACCTTTTAAAGCCCCACATCCCTCTTCATCGCGTCGAGCATCTCTTTGGCCTTCACCAGCCCAACGTTCAGAACTAGGCGGCGGAACGCGGCTTCATCACTGGAGGCATGCGTAGCGGGAAGCTTGCCACTGCTGTCACTGCCGCTGGCCCCTAGCGCATGTTTCTTTCCGGTGCTGCGCGCCGTGTAGACCTGGGCTACGGTCATCTGGATCCCTTCCTTCTTCGCCTTGTCCAGCACCTCTTTGGCGGACAGCGACAGTGGTTGAGAGCGGACCCACGCTGACTTGTTGACGGTCTTTTTCTTGTTTGCCATAGCGGGCGCTATTAAACGCACCGCGAAGTCCCCGTCAACAACAAAAAAACCCCCTGACCGCGCAAGGCGACCAGGGGGATCAGAGATTCTTCAATGTCGTTCTGCTAGTTGGCAGGCTTGCCCGCCAAAGGCGCCGAGGGCCTTGTGCGACGTGCCGTGCTCGCAGTGCCAGAGCTTCCTTGCACCCTTGTCTCAGCTTCAAAGGCGCTGAGGGCCTTGTGCGACGGTCAGGGAAGTAGTGCGAGAGGTGCGCGTAGCCAAGTCTCAGCTTCAAAGGCGCTGAGGGCCTTGTGCGACGGCCGCCTCGTCCAGCACGTCCTTGTTCGGAGTTCGGTCTCAGCTTCAAAGGCGCTGAGGGCCTTGTGCGACCGCGAGGAGGCCGCCTGTCGAAGCGCCACAGATGAGGTGTCTCAGCTTCAAAGGCGCTGAGGGCCTTGTGCGACTCAACCGCCCTGCGGCGAGGGCCGCAAGTACCACCCTCATGTCTCAGCTTCAAAGGCGCTGAGGGCCTTGTGCGACTCGGCGATCACCTCGGCCATCACGTACCGTCGGTGCTCGCGTCTCAGCTTCAAAGGCGCTGAGGGCCTTGTGCGACTACCCGAGTCCGGCGCGCGCCACCGCGCTCGCCCCACGTCTCAGCTTCAAAGGCGCTGAGGGCCTTGTGCGACCGCTTCGTCAGATTGTCAAAGATCCCAAGCGCTTGCAAGCCGGTTTGCGAGAGCCTGTCGCTACGCGCTACAGGACGTCTACCACGGAAGCTGCTTTGGGCTGACGACCATCGGATTTCGCTAATATCCCCGCATTCTTAGCCAGTTTGCGAGCGGTCCCCGGGGTTGGCGCGCCGCCGGACCTCTCGCGAATTTTAGCGTAGTTAATCTGCATTGGTCCAGCGCCCGATTCGTCAGAGTTACTCGTCAACGGTTGATTTCAGCCGGTTCAGCGTCCGCGACCTCTTGGATGGCTTCGATCCCTGCGAATGGGTCTTCTTGCACGCCAGCGGCGTCCGCCTTCTCGCGCACCTGCTCGATCGACCTCGCCATCTGCTTGCGACGCTGCGGATTTCGCCTGACCTGCTCAGCTTGTGCCGAGAGCAACACGTTGAGTTTACCGTTCACGACCGCGTCTCTCACCGCGGCGTCCTTATCGATCTTGGCGATGGCCGCGGTCTGGTCATCGTTCACTTGAGTATTCCGCGCAACCTCTACCACGATCGATGATGGGGCTGCTCGGCTGACAGCCTTCTCGACATCGCTCGTTGTCGCGAGATCAACAAGAAAGGTAGCGGCACCAGAGCCCGCAGCCACCACGCCAACGGCGATTGAGAGTGCCTTCGCGATCCCACCACCGGTGGTCAGGTTGAAGTCCATACGCGCCTCCTATCCATTTTTCAAATTGAAGGTTCAATCGTGACCGAGATCCGTTGCGACTTCGATGTCGAGCCGTTGGAGTGCTGCACGGTGAACTGCGCCAGGTAGCGGCCGGAGACCAACACGTCAGCGGGCAATCGCGTGTACTCGATCACGCCTCCGGGAAGAATGTCCGCGGATGCGTCGTCGACCACAACTCGCCCCGTGTCTCGGTGCACGAGCCGAAACGTAGCGCTAATCGCATCTTCCAGAACGAGGTTGTGCTCTGTGGCATTGACGGACCACTGCCCGTGCGTCTCGCCAGTCTGGACCTTTTTGAAACTACTCTCGGTTGCTGGCATGGCTCACACCTATCCGTTCACAGAGAATTTCACGCCGCGGTCACCGTGTCGACTCGACGGCTTCACCACGAGCGGCATGGGGATCACGCTGGTGTTGACCACGAGTGCTGGTGAGACCACCTTTTGGGGCGCCTTGGTGAGTGTGGGGCCGAATACCTGCGACGTGCTCTCGACCAGGTCCGGCGGTCCAACCAGCGGAGCGACGTCGGGTTCAAAGACAACGCTCGAACTCGGCGTGAGTGCGGGCGCCACTTCCGCTGGCGCCACCTTGGCGATGGTCGGCGCAAACACCTGCGACGTGCTCGACACGGCGTTCGGTAGGACGCTCGGTGCGACCGCCTTCGCAACCGTAGCCCCGAATACCGTCGAGCCACTGGGTACCAGGTTGGGTGCCGCCACAGGCACGGGGATAGCCGTCACATAGGGCGGCAACACCACCGCGAAATTGCCCACGAGGCTGGGCGATACCGTCTTTGGAGTCGCCTTGGAGACCGTCGGAGCGTAAACGGTGCTGGTACTGGCCACGATGTCCGGGAACATCTGGATGAGCTGCCCAACATCCGGCTCGAACACCTGCGATGTGCTCGGCACGAGTCCAGGTTCGACGGCCGGGACGGCTGCCTTGGCGACGGCGGGCGACGCAACGGTCGATGTGCTCGGCGTAAGTCCAGGCTGGACGCTTGCGGGGGTCGCCTTCGCGATGGTCGGCGCAAACACTTGCGACGTGCTCGACACGGCGTCTGGCTCGACGCTGGCTGGCGTCGCGAGTGCCACGGTGGGTGCAAACACCTGGGATGAACTGGAGACCGCATCGGGGACAACGCTCGCAGGGGTCGCCTTGGCGACGGTCGGGGCGAACACCGTGGACGAACTCGGAACCAGGTCAGGGGCCACGTCCCCGTCGTCGATTGCCACGGTGGGCCCGAAGACTTGCGACGTGCTCGCAACAACGTCCGGTTCGACGATGGCCGGCGTGGCTTTTGCTACCGTCGGACCGAAGACCTGCGCAGTGCTCGCGACAAGGTCGGGTGGGCCGACTTCCTTGGGGGTCGCCTTGGCTACCGTCGGAGCGAAGACCTGCGCGGTGGATGCGACCAGGTCCGGTTGCACCTGCGGAACAGTTGCCTTGGCTACCGTCGGGCCGAAGACGGTCGCAGTGCTCGCCACCGCGTCGGGCTGCACTGATTGTGGCGTTGCTTTTGCCACGGTCGGTTGAAAGACCGTGGATGAACTCGGGACGATGTCTGGCTGCGCCGTCAGATCAGACAGCGCGACCGTCGGGCCGAAGACCGAAGAAGTGCTCGCAACCAGGTCCGGCTGCACCGATGCGGGAGTCGCCTTGGCAACCGTCGGGCTGAAGACCTGGGATGAACTCGCTACCGCATTCGGCTGCACTGACGCCGGCGTCGCCTTGGCGACGGTCGGCCCAAAGACTTGCGCAGTCGAAGCCACAGCGTTCGGCTGCACACTTGCTGGCGTGGCCTTCGCGACCGTCGGCCCGAAGACAGAGGATGTGCTCGCGATAAGATCAGGAGGACCGACCTCGATGTCGCCGCCTGGCGTGATGTACTTGGCCTCGAGGTACGCGCTGTTCGTGGCGACGTCTGTGTCATCATGGACGACGTCGTAAAAGATCGCCGCGCACGCTCTGAAGTGCTGAAAGCTGCCGTTGAGCGAACGCCCGAACCGCGCGGTGTCCATCGACGTTGCGCCAGTGAAGACGTCTGACGCCGTCACGACGTTGACCTCAACGCCGTTCTTGTAGAACGTCATCGCGTTGCCGACGTCGACAAGCGTTACAGCCCAGACAGCCCACTCCACGAAGTCACCAGCCGTGGCAGCGTAGATTGCTCCAGAAATGTTGATCTCAAGCCGATCCGGAGCGTCCTGCGCCATGATCAACGGGAACGCTTGGTCTGCCTGGTTGCGGCCGTAGTTGAAGCCGACCTCGTCGGCGCCGTCATCGTAGTAGTATCCGACCTGATAGATGGTCCGATCTGAGTCTTGGTTGGGCAGGCCAGTCGGGCTAGCTTTCTCCAGCGACTCGTCGGTGCCGTTGAAGTCGACGTAATCGGCTCCGCTCGGCGTTCCACCAGCAACTAACTCGCCACCGATGTCAGAACCGATAGGCGTGAAGTCGTTGCCCTGACCGCTTGAATCGGCCCACTCCGTGACTTCGGTCCCATCGAGCGAGATGCCGGTGTCGGACTCGAGATCAATCCGTCGGTTGGCCGTGATCGGCGTCGTCACGTGCGGCCTCGACTCGCGGCGGCGCGCAACCGGTCGCGCTCAGCGCGAAGGGCGTTGGTCTCCGCACGCTGCCTGGCGATCTCCTCTGGAGGCGGATCTCGCTGCAACCGCTCCTGCTCTTCGACCTCCGACATCTTGCTGTCGAATCGCCCAGCGATCGAAGCGCGAACAACCACGTCGCCAGCCGTGACAAGGAACTGCTGCGGGCGAGCGAGGGGAACGCCGTTGCTATCCACGCGGCCGTCGGGCGCAAGCCGCAAGTATCCAAGCAGCGCGCGCGCGCGGTGTGCCGCCTGCGCGCCGGCTACCTCCCCCTTCTCTCGGAGATTGGTGAGCGCCTCGGCCTTGGCGATGTCCGGATCAGCGCAGACAGCAATCGGTCGCCCGGCCCAGCGCTCGAAGTTGGCCACGTTTCCGCGACGTGGATTTCGCGCAATCCGCACGATAGCCCCGTCCCCAGCATCAACCGGAAACGCTTCCAGTCCTCGAGCCTCGACGGTGTTCCACCACCACGCTCGACGATCCTCGTTGAACGTGATCGGCCCACCGAGCGTCGGCAACGGCTCTCCGAGTGCCACCCAACGCGGCCAACGTGCCGCAGCAAGAGCCGCCCACTCCGCGTGCTTATCCGCGTAGTGCTGGCACCATGCCGCAGCGCGAAGGCGCGACAGCATGATCGCGTCTGGCACCTCGATGTAGCGGTACTCGGGCATGGGGTGCGCCTCACATAGAAAAAAATCGCGCCCAACGCAGACGCCGATATACGATCGGTATCTGCGCCAGGCGCGTGGATGAGAACTTAGAGTTGCCCGATTCCGGAGCCGTTCCAGGTGATGTTGACGTTGCCACCGTCAGGTGGTTGCGTCATACCGGTTCCGGTATCGATCCACATGATCAACGTCGAAGTGCCAGCCGTGCCCGTCCACTTGTAGATCAAACAGGCTTCGAACTCGTCGCCAGTAACCGACGTGATCGTTGTATCTGCCGCGTCAAAGACAGCCGTGTCGCTGATCGTCTTGGAAGCCAGCGCAACGCCATCGCTGCCAGCATTGCCGCCGCCAGCCCCAACCATGGCGCCAGCAGCGATATCGGCGATGTCCTGGTCCGCGGCGTTGTACGTCTCATCGCCGGTATCGATGAAGATGACGCGGATGTCGTCTGCCAATAGGTCGATGTTGCCGCGCGCAACCTCGGCTTTCCCGAATGGGTACCACGCATTTGCCATTGCTGAGTTCTCCTAATGCAGGCGGTGCGCGGTCAGCGCTTCCCGCGAAAAAGGCTGAAGCGCGAAAGGAATCCGAGGATTGCCGAGGTGATCGGCTTCACGACCTCGTCGTCGCGCTTGGTTGGAGTTGCGTCGACGAATGCGTCAACCACAGTGCAGATAGCAACCAGGAGCGTCACCACCGCGGAGACGTACGTCACCCAGTCGATCTCAAGGATCGATTCGATACTCATTGCTGAACCTCTGAGTTAGCGCCGAGCTTTTAGGTCAGCGCGTGGTCTCATTCTTCGGCGCGCGAACGTCCACTGTTCCGCGTTCCCAGTTGTCCCGCTGCTCGTGCAAAGGAAACCAGTTCACGTACCCCGTGATCGTTTCTCGTGAACGCTTGCTAGCGCGAAATGCATTTCCGTAGTTTCCCTCAAGCCCGTTCACGTGCGTGTCATCGACGCGCACCACCGTGAACTTGTGACCCTTCTGAGTGAGATCCCCGGTCGGGTCGCGATACAGAATGACCGCTTGGTCTCCAGGAGTCGGTGACAACGTCAATTGGCCTAAGTCACGCGCCGCGAGGTACGACTGGTAGCAGCTCCCCATCTTTTGACCTTTGGGGTGCTTCGCGCTGACGTGTGGGTAGCAACCCGTCGCGTTGTAGGCGATTTGGTCAGCGCAGAATGCGCACCACGGCGGGCCCTTCTTCGCGGCCATCGCGCCTGTGGTGCGCCACTTCGGAAGGCACGTATCGATCAGCGGCCCGCGGTTGCTGCCGATCGGCACCTCGCGGACGTCGGCATCGAGCCACCGCATGGCTTCTTTGAGAACCGCGCGCCGCATCGGCGTCAATCCAGATGGAATCGTGATCCCGTGGGTCGTGTGCTCCTCGACATGCGGGTCTCGCTTCAGCGACCACCACGTCTTGGGTCCGACGACGCCGTCCACTTCAAGAGGCAGCCCATCCGGGCCGCTGTGGGTCTGCTGGAACTCTACGACAGCGTCTCGCAGGTCGATGTCAAACTCGTCAGAGTCGCGTGCGTCGCACATGCCGAACTCGCGGAGGAACCCGCGCACGTAGCGAACCTCGGTTGCCTTGTCTTGGTAACGAAGCGTCAGCATGTTCGTGGTGGTCAGGCGGTCAGTTTGTGAGTGCGTTAGGAAAGTGAAAAGCTAACCACGCGTCGATCTCGGCCTCTTGATCGGCAGTTGGGTTGCCCCCGAAGCAAATGAACGCTGCCGCAATCTGCACGGTGCGTGACGAGTTGTTGGTGAACAGCTCGATGATTGTCGTGTCCTCGATTGCTTCTCCCCAATCGTAGCCATTCGAGCCCGCCGAACTGGACACCGGTGCACGCTGGCCGACCTGAAGAGAGTGCACGTGGCTGGAGTTGAGCCGGAAGCGCACGATCTGAAACTTGGTGGAGTCCAACGGCGTGGCAGCGGCCGATCCGATCGAGTGCGCGTGACCGCTGCCAGCCGAGGTGAGCGCCCATGCGGTCTGGCTTGCGTGACGATGCAGGGTGACGAGTTCGCCTGTGCCCGGGTTGCCGAAGGCGACGACCTGGGAGTTTCCAGTCAGGTCTAGCGGTTTTGCAATCGCAAACCCGAACATCGTCCCTGGATATGAGACGTTGCCGTTGTCTGATATTGCGTAGCCGAGCACCACTCCAACGCTAGATAGCGACGCAACACTCGGAGCGTCCGACAAATAGTACGATGGCACGGAGCGCATGTCCGTGCTGGCGGTTAGTGCCCTGCGCGGACGGGCCGCATCGCTGGCCGACGTAAGCGAAACCGGTTGGTATAGAATAGGCAACGAGCTTTCTTCAGGCTTACCAATCTGATTTCTTGACTCCCATTCATCAACATTTACTGGCCCATCCAGCGTGATCGCCGGGCCGTCATCGGCCAACCACAGAATCGGGTAAGCGCCGCCCGGTACCGTGGTGTTGGCCATCACCTGCGCCGGGTTGCGCAAGCCGACCTTCACGTTGCTTCGAACCTTCACGTGCGCGCGAAGGGTAGAACGAGCTGTATCTACGCCGCTCATGACGATGTGCTATTTGTGATGAGACCCAGATTCGTCAGCGCCGCCAGCAGACTGACTAGCGCCGCGCCACTCGTCCGTGACCCCGTGACCCCGGGCCGTCCGATCGGTGTATTGCCGAAGAACCCTAGGTCACCGTCAAGCGTGTCGACCACGTTGTCCAGCGTATGACCGATGATCGCCTGCCCGTAGTCGCTGGTACCGATGCCGCCACGGAAGTACGCGCTTCCACCGTCCGACCCGGTTCCTGTGGCGGACTGCGCCTGCACGATCAAATCCGTTCCGACGGTCGACGTAGCCGCCGTGTCTTGAATCTGAATCGTTGCCGCGCCTGCAAAGTTGAGGCCGGTTGCGATGCCTCCCTGACGCCATGCGCTGGCGTTGTAACCCTCGACCTCACTCGTCGTGGTGTTGTAGATCATCATCCCAGCTTCGGGGGTGAGCGTGTCGCGCTGGCCCGTGTTGAGACGATTGAGAAGCAGCGCTCCATTCGTCGTGTCCAGCCTAAGTGAGGCCGAACCCGTGACCGCTCCGGACCCGCCAAGACGTAGCCGGATGCCGTCAACGTCGGCGAACAGGTCAGAGAACACGACCGCGTTGCCCGCCTCGTTGACGACAGGGTACTTGCCCGCTGCGCTCGTGTAGTTCGCAGGCGTGTCTGTCAGCGCGATAAATGTGGTCGACCCACCTCCATCGTCGACCGCCGCCCAAGTGGAACCGTTGTAGACCTCGAGCTGCGCTGTCGTCGTGTTCCAAACGATGTCGCCATCCTCGGCCGGCAGCGCGTTTCGCTCCGTCGTGTCCAGACGGCTAGCGAACGTGACGTGGAACTCCAGACCGGTTTCCGCGTTGTTGATGCGCGGAACGGCGCGGGCGAACGCAGTGCCAGCGGACGTGTACGAAGATGGCGTGTCGGTCAGGCTAAGAAACGTGGTCGAACCAACCCCGATCTGAAACCACGCAGACCCGTCGTAGGCGTCGATGGTATTGGTCGTCTCGTTGTAGACGACCAGACCCTCTCGCGGGCTGCTGATCGCGTCGCGCTCGGCGGTCGTGACGGTCGGGAAACCGATCCCTAGGTTGACGCTCTGGAAGTCGATTGCCGCGCTAGCGTGTGGGGTCGTGCCACCGAGGGAGATTTGCGCGACGTTCCTGATGTCGAACGCGTTGAAATCGAGGTTCGCGTCAATCTCGGGCTGAATCGGCCGGATGATCAGCGCGTCGGAGCCAAGGCTGACCAGTGCATCGGTGTTCACCGCAAACATGTTGTTCGCGTACTTCGAACCGCTGTTGACGAAGAACTGCCGTCCAGGCGGGAACTGGTAGTTAAATTGGAATCCAGGAGCTCGCGACCAAGCACCCGAAGAAGCGGTGTAGACACCGTTCTCGCTCGGTGCGGATTGGTTGGCTACGAGCACCGGGTATCCCTCTGACAGGATCACACCGTCGACATCCGCCAGCCCGCTCAGCCCATGGTCGGATACCGTCGCCGCCTGAACGAAGGCGAGCCTGTCCAGCTCGTTGAGCATAGGGACGATGGCAATTGCTGTAGCGCCAACCGTGATGGCCGTGTCATTGACGACGCTAAACAGCTTGTCACCGTAGGTAGCGCCCTCGTTGACGTAGATCATCAGGCCGCCGAAGATTCCGGCCCCAGTGTCATACGGAACCGTGCGCGTCCAAGCGCCCGCAGTGTCGACCGTGTAGATGCCGTTCTGGGAAGGGGTGGTCTGCGCCCAACACAGGAACGTGTCACCGGTAACCAGGGTCACCGTATCGGAAACCGCTGGTCCCGTGAGAGGAGCATTACCGGTCGCTGCAGCACGCACGATTGCGTAGCCGGACGAAGTCGCGCTTGTCGACGTGATCGCCACCCAGCTCGACCCATCCCAGTATTCAAACTGGTTGGTCGTCTCGTTCCAGATGAGCAGTCCTGTCGCCGGAGATCCGATTGCGTCTCGCTCGGCGGTCGTCAGCGACGGGATTAGAATTCCGCTATTGTTGACCTGGGAGAAGTCGATGATCGCGCTCGCGTCACCCGACGTTCCGGAGATGATCGACCCGCCATTCAGAATCAGGTCGCCGCCGTTTAGGTTCAGGTCGCCATCGATGAGCGGCTGCAGCGGCCCGATGTTGATCGACGTCGTGCCGATGAGTACGGCGTTGTCGTTGCGAACCGAGAAGAGCGTGTCGCCGAAGCTCGCGCCGGCTTTCACGTAGATCAACTGACCGGGGAAAATCTCCGGGTCGGCATCGTAGGCAGCCGCGCGCGTCCACGCTCCGCTTGTGTTGACCTCGTAGATGCCATTCTCAGTGCCAGCCGATTGCATCCACGCGAGCACAAGGTCGCCGTTGATCAGCGCCGTACCGTCGATCGTCCCGCCGCCCGTCAGTGCATGGTTGCCCGTGGTGGCCAGTCGCACAACCGCTGCGCCCCACCCGCTACCGCCGTCTCCGCCGCCCACTCCACCACCGCCGCCGCCACCAACCGCGCCCGACATGTCGACGACGTAGCGACGGTTCGGCGAGTCGGCGGAGCCAACCGCACCGGGCGCAACGATGTTCAGGATCTTATAGGTCCCGTCGATCGTGAGTCCGTTGACCTGGATCTCGTCGATGCCGATGTGAATCCAGGACGGTGGTGTTCGTGGCATTTGGTTACATTCGCTCCCGAGGCGCGGTCGTGTGGTCTAGAAGGATGGGGCTTCCATGAGGGAACTTGCACGCGTAGGCACGCATACCGTCACGGTCGAACGACGGCGCGCGTTCCAGAGGAGAACCGCAAAGCCGGCATCGGACGACTATCGACTTTCCAGCGAACTCGATTTCCATCAGTCTGCCGCAGCGTCCTGCAGGCCGAGCACGATGACTGTGAAATTCATCTTATCGATGGGATATCCCAACTGCTTGATCTTGCCACCGTCATTCAAGTCAGCGAACGGGTACAAGCAGTAGAGTGAGAATTCCTGGTTGGTGCGCGAAAACCCGGTGCTTTCGAAATTGTGGAACGGTCGCACCTCAGCGAATCGGGCTGCACCGGTGTTAGGGTCGGTCGAAAGCAGCCAACTAGATGTCACAAACACGCCGTAGTTGACGGTAGGAAATCCATCTGTCATGCGAACACGCATGTAAGGTCCGCTCGAGACAATCGATTCGATGTTGAACCCATCGATGATTGTGTTGTCGTAGATGTGCGCCCACGCCTTGATTGTGTTGCGTGCGGTGATCGTGTTTACGAAGCCAGTTGAGTGGTGAGGATTTACTTGCGACGACGCACCCGTGTGCTGGGCGAACCGGATGTGCCCGCGAGACAAGAGTGCCTTACCGCCGCTCATGCCTTGCGCCTCGATCGCATGGCCGTTCAGCGACTGCGCAAATACTCCGACCGCTTCACCGTTTTCGGCAAGGCCTGTCACGGCCTTGTGGAATCTCGTATCTCCAGTGCTCGTTCCAACCAGACCAAAAGGAGCCGTCCCGAGCACCCCGATCCCAGTTGCCTCGTTTGAAATGCCATGGATGGCGTTGCCCGTGTTGCCGTTGTCGGCGACCTCCAAGGCACGAGTCGAGAAGTTCTTGGTAGGGAGCACCGTCTGAACGATCGCCTTCATTCGATCGGCAAGCCGCTTCCCGAACTCCACGCTAGCCGCGGTGACTTCCTCGCCAGGGTTGGGTACCTGGATTGTCTCAGTCGATGTGGCGCCGTCCGGCGTGTAGGTCGTTGGCATGCGTTGCTACCCGTTCCAGTACACAGCGGCTCCGCTGCGTTGTGTTGGATCTCCCCATGTCCCGTCAGGCTGCTCGACGGCCCACGTTCCAGGATCCGTGACCACAATGATGTGTGAGCACCACGTATGCGCAGGCTTCCACTGCCGGATGATTTGCCGGATGTCCGCTAAGTGCGTTGTGTTTGCCCCGAGCCCATCCCAAGGGTGCCCGTCGTCGTAAAGGCTTCCATCGTCGTACTCGATGCCCGCCTCGTGCGTGAACGGGTGACCGGTGAGTACGACCCAAAAGCGCGCCCACGCGCCGGTGTTTCCGTCCCAATCCCAGTCATCGTTTTCAACGACCTCGGCCGTGTAGCCGAGCAAGGCTAGCTGCGAAACGATCGCGTGTGGCGTGCCTGCAAACAACCATGCAGTCCACGCGTCGCCAAGACGAGCCCGATATTGCTGAGCCGTCTCGGACGGGACCTTGCCCATCTTACGTTCGGTGCCGATCAGCTTCAGAACGCTCGGGAGGCCGCTCGGATTGCGGAATGCCCGCGCGCGAATAGCAAGCGTGTCGCCTTCTAGCCCCAAGTGATTCAAGAACGGGCAGATCGTTCCGAAGTACCGGTCTGCGTTGGGTCCAGAATAGCAACTCGGCATGACTTCGAGTTGGTAGTCGAAGTACGCGGTCTCCGGAGTCTTAGTCATCGCTATGATTAGACCGGCACAACGTCAGCGATGGTGATCTGCGGTATCGCGACGAAGCCTTTTGGAATCGACTGGTTTACGGCCGGCGAAAAAGTCAGGTTGACGACCCCAGGAACAGCCGCAGCGGATCGGTAAACCTGTCCAATAAGTAGAAACCCTCCGAAGTCCAGCGGGTCGACCTTGGTGCCGCCGATCGGCACGAGCGCGAAGTAGTCCTCAATTGCTTCAGTTACCGCGACGGCGATGCCGTCCTGATAGGCAGCCTCACAAATGATGACCACTGAGATGGCGATCGGAATGTCAGTTGCGGATTGGATGGTAACCGTCGAGCCGATTGGAACGCGGCGTACGATTCCGAGTCCCGCATTGCCATTGACGTAGTCGTTGACATCCGTGACGGATGCCGCGTCAGCACCACCTGTGACGGTAGCCAAGTACACACCGACGTTTCCTGTCCCAGTCGCGTCCTGGTCGTCGACTTGAACGCGGGTAACCGCTTCGGCGGCGAGAAGCGCCCAGTAGATGTAGGCGTCTCGTGGACCTGTGGCGAATGCGAGCGTTGCCCACTTGCTCGTGTTGCGAACTTTGAGCTTTAGATCCGACTCCTCGTTGGCGCCCTCGATAGTCAGCCATGATTCGACCGGAGTTAGCGGAGGATTTGGGAAGTTGGTTAGCGTGACTCCGCTGATCGGAGTCTGGAGTTCCAGCGTGGAAGTCGCGCTCGTAGCCAGTTGCGTGCCGACGTTGCCATCCGCTCCAGCCACTTCCGCTTTCAACAGGAACTGGTACGCGACCAACGGGTCTACGATCGTCCCAGCGCTGTCGATGCGGTAGGTTAGTCCCGTGTTCCGGTCGACGACCACTTGCTCGCCAGCAACGATATCAATCGGCAGCGATGCGTCCGACCCGGCGGTGAGTTGAACGTATCCCTCCGTCCGCACCGCCTGCAGTCGTTGGTTGTCGTAGTGGCTGTCCGAGAATACGGTCAGCCAGTCACCCTCTGCAGTTTGGTTGTAGCCACCGCGCGCAATCAGCGCAGTAACCCGCGTGCGGTCTGCGAAGAACGCCGCGCACGCGAACGCGATGTCGCGTGCTGCCGTGCCATCGCCCCACGCCGTTATGTCGATCTCATGTTTTCGGAGTTGCTCGATGAGAAACTCCTCCGCCTCATCGAGAGAGAGAATCTCGGAGAGTTGCTCAATCGTTGGTGACGCCACGTCAATTGACCTCTCGGAGCAGCTCGACCGTCAGGTCAGGAAACTCGACCACAGCCTCAAACGGCCCATCTCGGTCGGTCAGACGAAGATGAATCTGGATGTGATTCGGGTCGTTGCTGTGCGTCGTCACCGTCACGGATGCATTGAGGACCCGCTCATCCTGCTCGGCCTGCTCAGTGCACTTGGCGTTGATGTAGGATCCCGTGACACCGCTCGCGCTGAGCTGCGCTTTCAGGTCAAACCCGCGAGCAGGCGACCTCGGCCAGTGCCCGCGCGCGTAGGTGAAACGTCGAGCGATGTCGATCGCCAGTGCGCGACGCCCCGAGCACGTCGAAATGGTCGCGCTGAAGTCAAGCCCCGGGCCGAAGCCGTCGAATGTGCTTCCAAGTCCAAGGTTTGCCATGTTTTCCCAAACGGTTCCGCTGAGTTAGGGGTATCCGGTTGTTCGCCGTTCGCTGACGACGTACGCTTTTCGCTATGCGCACGACCATCTTCCTATTTGCGCTCGTCGCGGCATGCGCCGCGGAGCAAGCCCCCACCACGCCCTCTGAGCCCGTCCAGCGCGACGCCGTGACGCTCGGTACCGGCGGTGGCGCGCGGGCAGTGCGGGGCGACGTGGGGCTTTCTCTGGCCGCGTTTGGCGACGATGGCGCCGACGATCCGAGTGGCCAGGGTCCGAATGGCCCAGGCGGCGCGGTCGACCCTTCGGAGTCGACTCCGGACCCTCCTGAGCAGCTGGCCGGCACGGACATGCCGGTTGCCGGAGGCGGGGCGCCGGAGCCGGTGGATTCGACAAGCGACGTTGCGAGCCCAATCCCGAGCGGTGAGTTGGCCAACTTGCTGATCGTGTTTGATCGCTCCCAAAGCATGGGGGAGCGGTGGAGTGGTGAGCCGCGCTGGCAAGCGGCCGGCCTCGCCGTTGCCCGTGCCATGAGCGCGTTGCAGCCCGACCACCTCGGCGCCATCACGACAGGCGCTGTGCTTTTGCCAACGCCGGACCCGAACGCTACGCCGACATGCGTCGAGCCCTCCGGGGTTACCTGCGTCTTCGTTCCAGGCGAACCGGCTGACGCGGACAACTGCATGGTAGCGCCCGGGGCGACCTCGCACATTGCACTCACGTCGGGCTACGATTTCTTGGACGCGTTCACCGTTGGGCCAGATGGAGCGCCGTTCTACTTCCCGATTCAGAGCGGCTCCACGCCTCTGAGGGAGGGACTGCTAGAAGCTCAGCGCGCGCTCGGCGACGCGACTCTTGTGGGGCAAACCGCCGTGGTCGTGATCACAGACGGCGAACCGGACTGCGGATGGGACGCTAGCGTCGCCACCAGCGTGGTGGCCGAATGGCGCGAGCAAGGCATCATCACCTACGTGATTGGGCTGCCCGGCCCAGACGGGGCGTTCGCCGGTGGTGCTGGCGGGGCATCGGCACTGAATGCCATTGCCGTGGCGGGCGGAAGCGTGTCGATGATCACGCCGGGCAGCGCTCCGGGCATGCAAGCTAAGTTGCTGTCGATCTTGCGTGGCGAGGCGCTGTGAAACCCTGCAAAGAGTCTGAAAAGCCAATCGGTCAAACCGCGATGGACTGTCCGCATTGCGGGGCTAACCCCGCATCCCATCCAGCACCGCGCACAGCATCGCAATCGCGACGATCAGCGTTGCGAGATCGATAGCGTCGATCATTGTTCTGGCCTGTCTGCCACCCCCGGATGTGGGCGACGTCTGATTCGCGAGAGGTCCGGTGGCGCGAAAACCCCGGGGACCGCTCGCAAACTGGCTAAGAATGCGGGGATATTAGCGAAATCCGATGGTCGTCAGCCCAAAGCAGCTTCCGTGGTAAACGTCCTGTAGCGCGTAGCGACAGGCACTCGCAAACCGACTTGCAAGCGCGTGGGATCTTTGACAATCTAGCGGACCTGTCGCACAAGGCCCTCGGCGCCTTTGAAGCCGAGACTCCTGTGCTCCGGGCGGGGCGACCATTGCGAGGCAGTGTCGCACAAGGCCCTCGGCGCCTTTGAAGCCGAGACTTGTGCTCGAGGGCGCGCAAGGCATCGGAAAGTCTACCGCGGTCGCACAAGGCCCTCGGCGCCTTTGAAGCCGAGACGTGGGGGCGAGCGCGGTGGCGCGCGCCGGACTCGGGTAGTCGCACAAGGCCCTCGGCGCCTTTGAAGCCGAGACCGGCTGCAGGACGTGCTGGATTGGCTTGCGAGCCGGGGGGTCGCACAAGGCCCTCGGCGCCTTTGAAGCCGAGACGTGATCAGCCGCGTAGACCGCCAGCAGCGTCCACGCGGTCGCACAAGGCCCTCGGCGCCTTTGAAGCCGAGACTCTTGTTCTTGCATCTCTCCAAGAATCGCCCTATGGGGGTCGCACAAGGCCCTCGGCGCCTTTGAAGCCGAGACCCCAATCCCAGGTCGGAGACGGAACTCGCGCAGTCGTCGCACAAGGCCCTCGGCGCCTTTGAAGCCGAGACCGTAGGTCTGTGAGCACGTGGTGCAAGCCGATGGAGTATCACAAGGCCCTCGGCGCCTTTGAAGCCGAGAAATCAGATGAAGTGCGCCTAGTGCGCTAGATCAGCAACCCGGGAAGTCGAACGTAGACCGGATGAACGCTCAAGCTTAGCGCGATCGACCCGCCACTCGAGGCGATTGTCGACGTTCCTCCGACGACGTCGGTGAGAGTCGCCGTCCCGACCGCGGGGTGGTTGTAGGCGCTGGCGACGGTGGAGTCACGCTTCCACACCGCTAGCCTCACCACACCACCGTCGTTCACAAATTCGAAGACGTACTGGTTACTGTTTCCCGTGGCGATTCGTCGGACAAACCGAAAGCTACCAAGCTCTTGCGCGAGCACGCCGGCGGCCGTCATCGCTGGTCGACCGTTGATGAAGAAAACCTCCTGTCCGCTGGTGTTTGCTCGCAGATACCAGCTTCGGAAGCGCACGCCGCGTGACAGCCCAAACAGGAAGTCACGCACGTGATAGCTCGCCTGGAGCAGGTTTTGCGTAGCCCCGCCGTCAGTGCGCCACCCGTGCTCGGAGTTTAGGATCGTTCCGACGTCATGCCCGACAAGATCCCAATACGAGTCGTAGTGGGCTTCCTCGGGCGCCCGCCCTGCGGCCATGTTGTCCGTCGGGCTGAAAGACTCCGCCGTGTAGAAGTGGACGCTTACGCGATCGAGCAGTGCCACCACGCCGTTGTCGATTAGGCGCTGCAGGTACGCCTGTGCGACGGACAGGTTCACGCCTGTCCCGGCCAAACCCGGCCCGGTGATAAAGACGTTGGGGTCCGCAGCGCGCATCGCTGGAATCACCACATGCGCAAGCGCCGAGTACTCGTCCGCCGCTGCGAGTGCCCCCTCCAGCGTGTTCACCATCGGCCAGAAGTTCGAGATGTTAGGCTCGTTCCCAAGCTCGAACATCACCTTGGCGCCAGCCCAGTGCGCCGCCGCGGCAGCCGCGAAGTTCGCATAGGCCGTACGTCCTCCGGCGTCATATGGAGGAGCCGACCCGGCGCCGTAGATGGGCGTATTGTGCGTCATTTGCAAGTTCTGCAAAACGCCGATCCCAAGGGCGTTGAACTCGTCGACGATTCGATCGTAGTTGGGCGCCGTCGTCCAGTCGTAGACACCCTCCGACTCTTCGATGTCAGACCAGTAAAGGCGAGACCGGACCCACTTGAAGCCGTCCGCCGCGACGTCGGCCGCGTAGACGCTGACGTCGCCAGGATTCACCCCAAGATTCAGCGACAGGCCATCCGTCGCGTAGTCAAGAACGCCAAGAGCGCCGCCGAGGTCATCAGCCTCAAGCGAACTACCCGGCGAATACGCGCCTATTTCCCACTGAGACATCAGCGCTTGCTCGGCTTGCGACTGGTTTGTCTCGTCGTGGGCTACCGAGTAGCACAGAAGACGCCCGAACAGCTGCTCGACGTTTGTTCCTCCGAGATTGGCGCCAACGGCGACCATCCCGTAAACAGTATTGAAGGTTGGCGTGCCTGTGCCAACCAACGTTCCGTTTTTGTGCATCGTAAGGGTGCCCGAGGCTAGCTTGATGCACCACACGGCCCACTCTTCGTAGCTGTGCTCGTTCGCATTCACTTCGCCAGAGGTTGAGGTGAACCGAGCGAAGTCCGGAGTTCCTTGGCGCATTTCGACTACAAACGCGCCAGCTGTGCTGAGGCTACCGCTGACGAAGATCCAATTCGTCGCCGCGTTGTCCGCGACTTTTCCAACCCAGTACCATGTACGATCGGCAGCGCCCGTTGGCAGTCCTACCGGGCCTGTCTTCGCATTGCTCTCGCTTGACCCGTTGTAGGCAATGCAGTCGATGCCGCTTGGTGCACCCGCGGCAACGATCTGACCTCCGCTGTCGCCGCCCATCGGTGTCGCGTGGTTGTCGTTGCCGCTGGCGTCGTTCAGCGACGTGACTTCGGTGCCCGATAGCCCGTGATTCCCGGAGCTAGCGTCCCAATCAAGCACGAGATCGTCCGTCGGGACGAGCAATTCCACTTCGTTTTCTGGCTGTTGCTCTGGGACTTGTGGCGATGGGACAGGAATCTGTGGATCTTCAGGCTGAAGCAACCCGGCTTCATCGAACCAGCCAGCCCACATAGCGGCCCACGATTCGGCTGCTTCCTCTGTACTGCCAGGACGAGCCGCGAACAGAGCAAGCACGTCGTTCACGATCCTGGTGTTAGTTAGCGCCATATCTAATTGCTTGTTGGCTTTGGAATATCAGTAGGACCAGCACTAGACCCGTGTATGTGAGATATCAGGCTTATAGAAACTGCAGGCAACGCTCCAACAGGAGCTTGTACGCCAGTCACATCACCGTCCGACGCAACGCTTTGCGCACTCGCCTCACCCTCGACACGCAGTGTTCCGTTGATCGTCACGTCTCCCGTGATCACCATGCTGGTCAGCGCGGCGCCCATGAGCCAGAGGCTCGCGAACGGCTTGCTCGGGTCTGAGTTTTCCCATCCGATCAGCACGATCGAACGAGGCGGAAACGTCACTTCGACGCCCGGCATCCCGAGACGTAGAGGAACGCGCGTAATGCCCTGACCACGGATCCTCTCGTCGTCCGGCATGACGTCGACAAATTTGCCGGACTGCGAAATCACCTCAGCGGTGTACATCCGTGAATAGTCAAGCTTGCGGTCGATCCGTCTATCGGCCTGCTGCTCGGACGTCTGATTCTGGGAGGTCTCCGAGACGCACAACAACTCTTGCCGAAGTTTCGTCCCGCTCAGGTACGTCGTGACCTCGGTCACGCATCGTCCGGAGTACGTCACCCCCGGGTACGCGAGCGGGGTCTCTGGGGCAATCTCGTAGCGCCCGGAAGCCGGCATGGGGTCGGTCTCGATATCGACGTTTTCGTCGGACTCGAGTTCGGGAAAGGAGTCGATCCCGATCCACACTGTGCCGTCGCGCAGGACACGCCAGGTAGCCCCGGGGAAGCGCTCCACAACTGCGGAGAGTGCCTCGGCGACCGTGCCCTTAGCGCGGTGGTAGGCGTTGAGACGGTGTCCGACAACAGCCACGTCGCTGTCTGGTGAGAGGACTTCACCTCCGACTCGAAGGATGTCCCTGGCGATCAGTGACACCGATGGCCCGGCATCGTACCAGAGTGGCTTGACTGGCTTTTGAAGCCCGCCAGCGCCTCCGACGAGCCTGCAGCGGTAACGTCCTGCGTCGAGTTCGCCACGGGTCACTGTTCCCCGCCACTCGATTCCCTCGATCTCGAAGGTGACGACTGGTGCGAGTTCTTCGTCGGTGTCTACGTCAATGCTTGCGGACCAGGCACCCTTCGTGCGCTCCTGAATCTTCGCGGAGATAAGTCCTTGGTCGTTTGCTGACGCCATCGGATCACGGAGCGAAGTTGATGAAGTCGGGCTGCCCGACGAGTGACTCCAGATCGACCTCGAGGCTCGGAGGTTGCGCACCGTACCATGCTGAGCCCTCTATGCCCTGTGGTCGCTGAATGCCGCCCGTTGCGACGTAGTACCCTCCCAGCGGCCCCACCTGCGCCGGGTCTGGCTGTGGCTTTCGCTTCTTCGGCTCAGGAATCCATTCGATCGCCGAGATCGAGACTTCGCCGATCCCGTCGTCCCCGATATGGGGGCCGTCGACATCCTTCAGCTCGATCTCGTTGACGTTGTACCAGTCGGTCGCGGGGTGCGAGATTGTGATCGGCCCACGCGCGTCGCCCCGCTTGGGTAGCAGGTAGCGCATGATGTCCGAGAGTTCCTCCGACTCGTCTGCAGTGAACCGGACGCTGATCGACACCCTGTGCGGCAGAAGACCTCGATCGCGCACCCGAGCCCCGTCACGCCCGCGTCGCACCTTGACATCAAGCTCCTTCGACCAGTTGACGCTGACCTTCACCGCGCCGGGCATGGTGAACCGGCCGAGATACAGGTTGTCCCACTCGGAATCGATAGAGCCCGGGGTTTCCCACCTTGGAACGAGCGCCATGGTCACGCACCTTGAAGTTGCATGTTGTCGAAGGCGTCGCGGTTGACGCGATCGACCAACTTCGCGATCTGTTCGGGATCAGGATTCCCGTCCACGTTGATCTGCACGCTCGGTGCGTACGTCATGTTCTTCATCATGGACGACAGTGCGCCACTAGGCTTTGCGTTGCTTGCCGCCGCCGCCTCGTCAGTCACGTTGCTGCTTGGGAAAAGCTCGTTCCACGACTTCTTGTTCCACAACCATGAAAAGTCACGTGTCACAGAACCAGGCTCGCCGCGCGATTCTTCACTGCCAACAAATTCCCGAAGACTCTGCACGGCGTACAGGACACCGATGAACCCAGCGAGCTTTGACACTACAAAAAGCAGCGGTAGAGCCTTCGACATAATGGTGCCGAATGCTCCGCTTAGTGACTTGGCGGCTTCTGGCGCTCCCTTGAACAACCTATTCATCTCCAGCATGCCGCCGACAATGCCGCCAACTACACTCACCACCTTGCCGAGTGCTAGCACAGCACCACCGGCCCACAGGGTGACCTCTCCCGCTGGCGTCTGGAAGAACTGAATCGCCTTGCCGGCCAGCTTGAAGCCACTGGCAACCAGCCCGAGAGCTTCCGCGGCTAGGTTGCCTAGGCGTCTCCAGTCGATGTCGCCGTCAACGCCTCGCATCGATTCCATGACGCGATCGAACCCTTCGCCAAACCCGGTCATGAACGCGTCCAACTTCGGCACGGCTGCTAACATTCCGCCAAATACGAGGTCTGTGAACTTGGCGATCTTCCCCGTGTCTATGTTCTTGATCACGTCGATGAGACGAGATAGCGCTTCCCTGTACTTTTCGATGCCGGACTTCCCTGTCGCGAGCACCCGCATCTGAAGCCAGGCGGGGGCCGCCTTCAGGCGCGCTTGCTTTCCAAGCTGGCTGTCTGCGAACTGGAGCCCTGTATCGCCAGCTTGTGACTGATTCAGCTTCTGGTTGATCGCGGCAGAGACAGCGGTCAGGCCCATATCAGCGTTGACATTGCCGGCCGTAATCGCTGACATGACTTGAGCGTTCGTTTTCAAGCCAAGCGGCTTCTTCAGATTCTCGAGCACTAACGCAACGGACACGCCCGCTTCCGAGAACTGCTGGTTGAGTTCCTCCGCTTGCAGACGTCCCTTCGCCATGACCTGCGTCGCCGCGCGCAAGAAGCGCTTGTATTCAACGTCGTCCGCGATCCCTGCGCCACGAAGGTCGGCGCCCAGCTTGATGAACTCTTCGGCTCGACTCTTCGAAAACTGCATGGCGCGCAGTTTCACGTACTGCTTCTGCGTATCGACGGGGTCTAGCGCGAACTTGTCCGCCAGTGCTAACGAACCTCCATACTCCTCGTTGCCCGCTGCCTTTGAACCGGTGATTGCCGAAAGCGCCATCTTCATGCGCTCAACGTGCCCAGCCATGCTAGCCACGCCACGAACAACCGAGCCACCAACCAGCGCAGCAAACGCGCCACCGGCGAAGGCTGCCATTCGTCCGACGCTGAACAGCGAGCTGGTGACCCTGTTGAGTCCGCGAACGATGGAGCTATCTCCAGCCTCTTTCAGACCCGACCCCATGCGCTCGAACGATGTCTTCGTTTTGTGCGCGGACAATGCGGTACGGTTGATGCCACCGCGGATCCTGCGCATGGCAGCGCCCGCGCGACCGGCCGCCATCGTGCCCGGCAGTGCGCGCGTGAACGACTTCATGCGTCGTTCTGTCATCTCGGCAGTCCTGCCAAGACCCTTCATGGCTCGCTCTACGTCACGGATGGACTCCGCTGCACGTCGAGCGGGAGCGCTCACGCGGTCCACGAGCTCTAGCACAAAGCGGAGTTTGTTCACGGTTCAGTCCTTGCCAACAGCCATGGTCCGGATCGCTCGCATATCCAGCGCGATCCCGATCAGGATTTCAACGACGGCACGCTTAGCGTGAGCCTCGAAGTGGGCCTCTGGCATCGCGTCCTCGCCGAGTTCCGGTGAACTTGTGGAATAGAGCCTGGCGACGCCAAGGGCTCTCTCCCATGTCAGAGTTTTTTTGCAGAAGAATCGTCCAGCCCGGACGCCTCAACAATCTCCGCGAAGAACTTCTGCACGACAGGCGGGCGCGACTTGATCAACTCGTCGAGATCCTCGCGGCTGGTTCGCACGCACTGCAGGACCAGCGTCTTCATGGCCAAAGCCGTGTTCTTCTTCGCATCCTGCATGTCATTGAAGCACACAAACCACTGCCCCTCGCTTGGGGCTGCGAACGCGTATGCCTTGCCGTGGACGGGCACGACGACGATCGCGCCCTTGTTTTGCTTCAACGACTCAATCTGCTCGGCCGACAGATCTCCGATATTCGGCTCCAACTCCGACTGCTCTTCCATGAATTCTCCTAAATCAGATGCCTAAAGCACCCGTGATCAGATTTGCGACGTCGGAAAGACCTCCGGTCATTGCCTTGCCGTTGCGAAGGATTCGGACGATGTCGAGCGTGAAGACGGTGCGAAGGACATCCGTTCCGTCCGAGTGGCTGTCTTCGTCTCCAATGATCTGGCAACCGATCAACGAGTCGATGATCGGAACGCCAGCGAGTCCCGCCTCGAAGTAGGTGACCGTCAGGTCGAAACTGTTCTCGCCGTAGCCGCCGATCCCTAGACCGGAGGTGATATCGAGAAGGGCGTCGCCATCCTCTTTGTACATGGTGATCGAACCCGTCGGCTCTTCTCGGCCCTTCGTTCGGCCTCGCTTGACGCTAGAAAAGCCATAGAGCGTACCGATCGTTCGCTGGTTGCTGTAGCTCAGCTCGATGATGTTCTGCACCGGGATAGGGCCGATCTTGACTTCGATCGAGGACGACTGGAACAGATGCCCGTTTACGCGGAAACCGAGGAATGTCATGCCGCCCCCGACGCGCTAAGGTTCAGCGCATAGCCGATGAAGTTGTCGATGTGCTTCAGGTAGCCGAGCGGTCTGACCGCGGTGTTGCACTGAAGCGTGTTGTTCAGAGCGACGTTGTAGGACCCGTCGATCGTGAACTTGACGCCGCTGACGTGCGACTTGCCGTCGAGGTTGCGCGGGTGCATGAGAGCCGCGTCCAACTGTCGCTGAACGTCGTCCTCGATCTGCACCTTGTCGCGTGGATCGATCGTGCCGTCTTCCTGCACACGAACCGAGGTGCTGAGGTACGGAAGAAGAGCCCCGTACGTGGTCGCGCACGCCAGATCCATGACTCGTCCGTGTTGGATGTAGACGTAGTCCGACCCAGGAGGCGACGTCAGTGGGGCGTTGGTGACCCAGTAGCCTGCTTCACCGACGAACGTCCTTAGCGTCGCGAAACTGTGAGGCGCCTCGTCGACCGCGATGTTTGCGGTTCTCTCGTCGTGGGACACACCCTGCGACGTGATCGACCCTTCTGGACCGCTGGAGAAGCGGGCTGGATCATCCGAGACCGTGCCAAACGCGGATCGGGCTACGATGTGAACCGACGCCTCCATGTCGGGAGCACCCCAGCCAGCAAAACCTTTGTAGGTGATGGTGTTGGCGGTTCCGAAGCACTTGGTGGCCCGTCGGTTTGGACTTACGCCAGCATAGTCAGACTTGGCGTCGCTCGCGGTTCCGATGCCCGCGTTCATGATTCCACGGAAGTACTGATGCGAGTTCACGAGTGCTGCCAACTGAGACTGGAACGCCGTGAACATGGCCGCGCCAGCGCTTGTCGAAGCCGCGTTTCCAGCCAACGCCACTACGCCTCGGCGATACGACGCTGCCGCGATCGCTGCGAACCCGTCACCAAGATTGGTGGTCGAGTAGTAGGGAGCGGTGCATGCAAACGTGTGCATGTCGCCGTCCTTGAAGAAGACGCTTCCGGCACCCGGGACGAACGTCAACGTAAGCCCCGTGTTGGGCACTGCGTACGCGCCGCCTCCCGACGGAACGAGGATGCTTTGCGACCAGGTCCCGGTGATCAGGTCCGTCGCACTGAGCTTGTCGAGTCGGTAGCGAAACTCGGCATCGCCAAGCGTTCCTGTTCCCGTGATCTCGACGGTTGCCTGGTAAGCGTCGTAGGGAGTTCCCGAGACGGTGATCGTTCCAGTAGACGGGTCACCAGCCCCCGAGGAAGCCGTCTTTGCGACCGCCCCCGCGGTTCCGACGATCGAGCCTGTTAGACGAACCGCGCGGACAGGACCACCGACCCCCTCGGTCGAGAGCGTGTGGCACACGCCTTCGACCAGCGGCCCGTGTCCAAGCGTGTCCTGCGCACTCCGTGGATTGGAGAACGTGTAGACGGTGTTCGCGGTTCCGGACGAGCTGATGCCCATCCAAATGAATCCCGCGTCACGGTTCTGAGCGAGACCGAGACCCGGATCGATGATCGTCTGCGTGACGTTTGGGATCGTCATCAGTCAACGCCTCCAAGAGTGAAAAGCGCCGGTCGATGGGCGCGGGGATTCGGTTCAAGCGCTGCTTTGATGGCTGCGAGGTAGTCCTTCTCGCTCAGCTGCATCGGTGCGCTGTTGTGATGGGCGTGACTCGCCCACCGGTGGACATAGGCAGCCACGTCGTGCTTCCAGTCCTCACGATTCGGGCCACGCCGGTCAGCCGGGAATGCTGCCGCGCGCCACTCATCGACGGTCCGCAGTTCCGTAACGGGCGATTGGTCGTCGCCTGAATGCACGTCATCGCTCGTCGTGTCGCCTTGCGGCGAACCGGATTTTTTGCCCATGAGGGCTCCTTATTGAAATATCGCGCTACTCGTGCGCGCTGCTGAAAACGCTAGGTGGCGCTACGCCGCAACGAAGCTAAAACGTTCCGATAGGGGACGGTCGACGTCGCTATTCCATCGACTGTTCGTGCTGCACCACTCGCGCTAGGAACAGCCCAGTCAGGTCAGGTCGCCCTCTGGATACGCGCGGCGAGCCGACTCGCTTGTCCACCATGTTCGTGGCGTCTCGCTCGGGCGGCACCAAAAACACGGCTCCTGTGTGCCCGCCAGTCGTGATGGGCAGCACGATGGCCCGCTTTGGCGGCCGGCCAGGCGGGGTGTGCCAACCAGAAGCGCTGTCCCAGTCTGTGCCTTGCTGCGCGGTTGGAGGCGTCGGGTGATTGGCCACCAGCCACCAGTCCGGGACCGAGCCCGGGTCGCTGTTCCACGCGGCATAGAGTTCGCGCACGTACTCGTCCTCGGCCTCGAGCAAGCGCTGAAGCTCGTCGTCGACCTCGGAAGCGTCCTCGCACTGAATGTACTTGGTCGTCATGGCAGGGCCGCCGCAATCGTGGGGTAGTGCGTCGCCACGTAGCCGTACGCGAGCGCTGCCGCTTCGTCGTCGTCAGATTCAAGCGCGACGACAACAACGGACACGTCAACCGCGGTGGGGTTTCCGGCAACCGAGTTGTGCCCCAAGTGAAAGCGGTCGATGCCTCCCGCCGTTGTGCCGGTTGTCAACGCGGTCTCGGCTTTAGTGCCGAAGTTTTTTCGCGCGTAAAAGCCCGTGACCGGCCAGCCGCACTGCACCAGTACCGGGGTGCCAACGGTGGCTACACCGGCGCTAGTCGTTAGCGACGCACCGTCGTAGGCTCTCCAAAATGGGGTGGCGCCACTCTGGATTATTGCCGACCCCTCTTCGGCGGAGCCAGCAGTCCCCCGAAGACCCCAAATCGCCCTGAAAAGTGAGACATTTTGCGCTTGCGCTACCGTGTGAACCGAAGGGCGCGAACCTGCGACGATATCCCAGCCGAGCGAGAACCCGCGCTCGGTCACGCCGTCAAAGCGCAAGCAGGGCTGGCCGTCTAGACCGTCCGCCACGTAGAGCGGAGGCGCCGCGCTGCAGTCGAGATCCCGCGTGCCTGGCGATGCCTGGTTGCGCACCGTGACGACGTCTGCGCCGGAAAATACGAGTGAATCAAAATCGAGGATGTCGTAGATGGCATAAACGCCAGATGCAAACCCATCCGCGATCGATGGAGAATTTTGGACATTGCCGCAGATGACGTCTCCGACAACATCACCAATTCGATCAATGAAATGGGGCACTAGGCTACAGACCCGATCAGGACCTCGATAGTCGGGCTGCCGGACGAATGCACGAGTTGCAGTCGAAAGTGATCGTAGCCGCTGCCCTGAAAACAGATGCCTGTTGTCCTTTCAGCGCCGCCTGCCGGAAGCTGCTTGACAGTGATGTCGCTCGTGTAGTTGAGCCAATTCACGCCGTCGTTGCTAAAAAACAGGTTTACGGCACTGACAGCCAAGGCTTGGCTGTAGTTGATCTGAATGGCGACTGTGCGCCCCATCAACGCCTTGCCGTAGCGATCGATGTTCAATGTCCCAGTAGAAAACACGAGTGGCCCGTAGATGCGTTCCATTCTCTAAACCCTATTCCCCACCCGAGGGCGGCCACGCTGGCAGGAGTATGCACTTGTGCTCTGGAACGACGTTGATCGTGCTCGTCTTCTGCGTCTTTTTCGGCACGGGCTGCGTCCAATCGAACTGTTGAATCACCAACTCGCTGTTCTGGTACGCGTGCGCAGCCTTGTTTTCTTCTTGCGTCACATAGACCGCGCTTCCGATTTCTACGTCGCGACCCAGGTCTCTCGACACTTGAAACACGGCTGCGACTAGGTTGCGACGTATCGTCTCTGTCCACTCGAACGCATCGATGGGCGCACCATCACACTGACCGCTGATGTGGCATTCGATACGAAGGTCTTCGTTCGGGAGGAAGTCGATCGAGATTCCCTCTTGCTTACTCGAAGAAGGAACCTCGTTGGTGGGGGATAGGCTTCGCGGTATCCACAACACGTAGTTGCTGACGTGCTGCTCAGCCTGCCCAAGGCGCATCGTGTAGGCGGCTACCTCGGGCATATCGAGAAGTTTCATCACCGCTACGACCAGAGTCCGAAACTCCTCTACGTAGGCATCAGCAAGAAAGGCCATTCAGGAACCGATCTTCTTACCGAGCACGTCTGCGATCGCCTTGCCGAGATCCCTCGCCCATTCCTGTGGCAAGCCGCGGCTCTCATCAGGAACCTGCATTCTGACCAAGGACTCGCCGTCCTTGCGTCGCCGTCGCTTGATGGGTTCCTGGTGAAAGATGGCCTTTCGTTCTGCGGTGAGTTCGACGCCGTCCTTGTCGACGCGTGTGGCCTTCCATCCCTCGCGCAAGTCACGGCTTGGCCCTGTCAGTGTCTTGCGACCGTCCTTGGCGAGCTTCTTGGTCCAGGGTTGTCCGTAGGGATCCCGCTGCGTTGCGTAGCCACGCTTGATCTTCCGAATGAGTTCGTCGCGAGCAGCACGAGCAGACGCATTCAAGATGGCGTCTGGGTTGTTCAGGTCACGAACCAGCGCGCTGAGTTTTTTGAAGTCACCTCGAACGCGAAGCATTAGCGCACCCAGCCCCTCTTTGGACGGCTCACGACATAGGCGCCGGTCTCTTCGATCGGGTCGCTATCGACGATCCCGGACGGCTTGGCGCGGGCGTAGGAGACTTCCTTCAGCCAGCGAATCGCGTCCTTCTTGTCGTTGATCCAGTTCACGTCCGGGCTGTCCGGGTCGAGTCCCTTTTCTCGAATCAACTCGTAGTCAGCGATGGACGCCGTGGCCGACGCGATATCGTCGCCCCACTCTAGAAGCGGAAGCGTGAACGCCGTGCCAAGATAACTTTCGACCACGCTGGATGCTCGGATCAGTGCCTTTGCGACGTTCTGCCCTTCGATCTGGTCAAGCAGACGTCCGGCAATCCGGCTGTCCTGGCGACGTGCGTACACGGTGTGAGCTTCGCCTGACAGTGAGAAGGTGAACGATGGTGTATCCGTTCCGCCGATCGTCCAGACCAGCCTTACGTACCGAGCCAGGTCGTAGAGGTAGAAGGGCGGTAGCGGCGCAGGCGCCAGCACCGATGGAAACTGCGCCGCAAACCGCCAACTGGTGCCGTCCGGCGACGTCTGAACCTGAAGGCCGAGCGAAGGGCTGGTCCCGCTCGCTGCCACCACGTCTCCCTGGACTTTCAGGGCTGTCCGAAGCTCGCCGATGTCGACCGATGATCCGGTCCCACCGGCTGTCTGTGTATCGACACTGTGGAGGACAACGGCGAGCTTGTTTGCCATGCTTCAGTTGATCTGACGGGCGATGACGTGGACGAATCCGGTGCCTGCGGTGAAGGCGCTCGTGATTCTGTCAAACCTGATTGTGTCCGTCGCCTCGAGAACCGCCAGGTTTGGCGCCGAAGAGAAGGACACGCCGACCGTCCCTTGCGTCTCACCGGTCGTAGCCACAAGCGTCGCCAGCACGTCTCCTGTTGCTCCGCCCAACAGGTCGCCCTTGGTGCTATGTGGGGCATCCGCGCTGGACACGCCGATCGCGCTCGACGAACCACCCGTCCAATCCGCGGTGATCTCCCAAAAGAGCTTTTCGAGTTCCAACCGAACGCCTGCCGGCACCGTGAACAGCGTCGCTGCGTCCGCAGTCCCGAACGCGACCGCCAGTTTCATGTGCACGGACGGGTCCGTGCGTAGCCAGCGCCCGAGCCCGACGTCTGGCGTCAGCACGAAGTTATCGGTGGTGTCGGCGGCCGTGCTGGAGGCCGAAAACACCCATGACGACTTGTTCGCGCTGACGTAAGCGCGCTGCCCATCGACTCGGAGGCCGGCATTCAGCGACTTCAGCGCGGCAAGCGTACTCGCCGAAAAGGCGTGCTCCACAAGCGATACACCGGCTGCGATAGTGCGCGACCCCGGCACGAACTGCTGGTTTTTGTCAAATCCCATTGATCGATATCCTTCAAATGGTCGGCACTGCCGAGAGGATGGTGATTGCCATGCTCGCCGTGAACCCGGCGATTTCACAAAGCTCGTCCGCGTCGGCGCCGTCGATGTCCTCGAGGGTTGAATAGCCTGCGTTCACGAGCATTTCTTGATAGGGAAAATCGGACGAGAGGGCGGTGCCTGGCTCAGATTCCTGTTTCGATCGCCAGACACTCGCCTGTCCCTCGTCCTCTTCGACGCGCGAGTAGTAGAGCCGTTTGCGCAAGTAGTACCGGCGCGCACGGCGAAACTCTGCAGCCACGTCAATCCTTGCCGGATTCGGCTTCGGCCTTTTCGATCTCTACGTAGAGGCGATCTGCGCCCCAACGCTTGTCGACCTTGACGCCCGCCTTCTCCGCCATCTCCCGGAGTTCGTCCAACTCGGACTTGTCCTCTGTGGACTCCTCCTCTGGAGGAACTTCGGGCACCAGCTCCGCCTTTGGCTCCGTTTCCAGCTTCGGCGGCGGTGAAGGCGGCTGCACGGTCGACTTCTCCGCCATCTCCCGGAGTTCGTCCAACTCGGACTTGTCCTCTGTGGACTCCTCCTCTGGAGGAACTTCGGGCACCAGCTCCGCCTTTGGCTCCGTTTCCAGCTTCGGCGGCGGTGAAGGCGGCTGCACGGTCGACTTCTCGATGGACGGCTTGGGCGGTTCAAGCGGCAAGCCTCCAGGTAGTTGCTTGCGCAACTCGAGAAGCCGCAACTCGTACCCGTGCGCCTGCTCCTGCATGAGGCGCCGGTGCTCGGACATGGGGATCGACGATGGCGTGGGAGGCGCATTTCCTACCCCCACGCCATGTCGGAATGAAACGCGACCCATCAGTTATCCAACGTGCCGTCGTAGTTGGCGACGTCGTGACGGATGGAGATGACGCCGCTCTGGTGAGAACCGCGACGCCGACGGTAGCGGTGAGCCACCGCGTAGAGGTGCATGGCCGCCAAGTCGCTGTCCTTGAGGATGTCTTTGTCGGTCTGCATGGTGAGGGCCGCCCTGTTGTACCAGAAGCAGCAGCTTGCCGGCTTGAGCAGCAGGGTGCGCGGCGTGAGGTCGGCCTCGGCACGGTAGACGTTGTCCACGTTGTAGGTGCCGTTGGTGAAGGTGGCGGTGACGCCCGTCGCCCCGTTGAATCCCACCAGCGAGTCGGCGGAGGGGTTCGTCGCGGTCCGGCTCTCGTTCAGCGCGTAGGCACCGCCGCCCGCCGTCACCGTGTGCTCGTCCGACCAGGTCGAGCCGTCGTCGGTGCTGAACTTGAACTTCGCAGTTCCGTCCGACGATCCACCCACCGTGATCTGAATCTTCAGATCCCACGGCCCGAGCGGTGTTCCCGTGAGGGTCACGTCGGGAGGAGTCGTTCCGTCCTCCGTGACCGCGCCCATGGTGCTGCCAGCGACCGAAACGCGGTCAGAGACCACGATCGGGATACCGGCCATGCGTGGGAAGTCGCCATCCCGCATCGAGTCGAGCAGCAGCGGGCGACCATTGGTGTCCTTGAGTTGCAAGGCGTCGCGGTAGCTCTGCGAGTGCATGACAAGCACCGCAGCGCCGACCATTTCGTCCCCAAAGCTTGCCTTCGCGGAGATGATCATGTCCCAGGTGATGTTGCTTCCGACGTAGTTCAGTTCACGAACTCCGGAGGCTACGACCGCATCGAGGATGCGCTTGTCCATCGCACGCGTGGCAGCGACCCGGATCTGACGCGCTGCCTCCTGGTACGGGTCCGCCACCGCCGCGAACTGCGAAAAGACAGACGCCTCGGTCGCCAACGAATCGCGAGTGATCGTCGCTTCCTCGGTGACCATCGCGATGTTTCGCGGAGTCGCCGCGGTCGACTCGGAGAGGTTCTCTTGGAAGTCGCCGATGGTTCCGAAGTAGGGCACCTTGATCGTCTGACCGACGACGTTGTTGCCCTTCTCGCTCATGCTCGGATCAACAACGACAGCGCCAGTCGCCACGAATGCCGAGCCAACGAAAACGTTCTTGTTTGCGAACTCGCCTTGCACGGCGTCTTCGATCATCGCCGGGTTGTAGGTGTTCGCAGTAGTCGTGAGAGCCATTGTTAGATTTACCTTTCAGGCTTTGGATTGCAGGCTGTGAATTGCTGGGCGTTCAGCCCGCGGAAGGAGTCGGGCACCCAGATGCGCGCCAATCGGTACGCATCTGCGCCCAGAGTTCGGGGTTGGCTTTGCAGAGTGCTTCTCGCTCCACCCCCGTCATGGCGGCGTAGGTCTTGCCCTGGTAGGTGACATCGCCGCTGGCGTTGCCTTCGCCCTTCGGCGGTTTGACCTCGCCCTGCGGTACCTTCACGCTGGCGATGTCGAGGTACGCTTTGAGCGAAGCGACAGGCTGAGCGCCCCAGAACTCGGCTTCCTTGACGGTGAGCTTCCCGTCAGCCTTGCCCTTGGCGATGAGGTCCTCACGCTCTTTTGCGGAAGCGGCCTCGGCGTCCTGCTTGATCTTCGCCTCAAGCTCGACTACGCGTTCGGTGCTCTTGACGTGTGCGCGAATCGCTCCGATCGCCTCGTCACCCTTTTTGCCGACGGCTTCCTCGATCGCGCCGACCTGTGCACGAGCTTCTGCGGCTTCTGCACGCGCCGCGGCGAGGTCGGCTTCGAGTTGCTTTTGCTTGGACGCCGAAGCGGCCTTGTTTTCGTGGATGGATGCGAGGACTTCACCTTCGGTCGCGTTCTCGGAGAGCCCAAATGCCTTTGCGATTGCTTTCATTTCTGATGTCTCCTCCGGCTCAACGACCGGCAGATTGAGTTGTGGGTCCGCGACAGCGACCGCTGCGGATGCGCGGGCCTGCGGAGCGTTTTTGAATTGGTAGCGACCGAGGTCGAACAACCCTTGCGCTTTGGCAGCAGCCGCTGATTTGCCTGCTACCAAACTGTCAGCGAGTCCTACTTCGACTGCTTCAGAAGCTGAGAACCAGGTTTCAGCCGCCATCTTATCGAGTGCCCACTCTCGCGTTTGCGAGGTGCGCGCGGCGTAGATGTCCGCCATCGATCCGCCCATGGACGCGAGGATGTCTGCTGTTGAACGGTGGTCCTGTTCGTTGCCGCGTGTGTGCGACCACGGGTCATGGATCATGAACATCGCGCCTTCGAAGACTTCGATGTTGTCGCCAGCCATGGCGATGATCGAAGCTGCAGACGCTGCGAGCCCTTCGACCTTTACGTTGACGGTCGCGCTGTGTGTGCGCATCAGGTTGTAGATGGCGACAGCCTCAAGAACCATCCCGCCTGGGCTGTTGATGTGGACCGTTAGTTCGTCGAACTCACCTAGTCCTTTGATCGCTTGGCGAACCGAGTTGGCGGAAATGCCCCACCAGTCGTCGATCTCGTCGTAGATCCATAGTTCGGCGACGCCGCCGTTGATGGCAGCGCGTAGTTCAGGCTTGGATTTCATTGGACGGATCTCTCCGATGGCCGTTTGCGAACGACGCAAACGTTCCTAGAAGGCGCCTTAAGTTCGGTACTGAACGGACTTGGGCGACTATGAAATGGGAGCCACGCTACTTGGCGGGCGGATGCTTACTATCGCGGAATTCTTTGCATGCGCGGCAGTGGCAGTTTGACATCGGTTCCAGGTGAACGAAGCGACCGTCTTCAGGAATCATCGGGACGGACATCGGTATCGTCCTCGTCCTCAGCGTCACTATTGGGGTCTGACTGGATCGAAATCGCTTCTGGATCCCTTTGGATCTCAACGTGGAACTCCTCTTTTACCCAAGCAGGGTCAACCTTATGTCCGCCCTGCCATAGTTTTTTTACTGCACCGGCAACCTTGTCGAATCGCTGCGCCTTCTTGGTCAGGTCTTCGTTCTCGGCTTTGAATTCGATGTAGGGAGCTGCGCGACGGTTACCGAAGTTGAACTCTGCCCACCAAACCAGAATTTGGCGGCGAATCACGTCTTGCGTGCGCTTCAGCAGGTTGATGATCACGCGGTCTTCGACTCGCTCGTGGACCTCTGCCGCGGCACGTGAACCGCCGGAATCGATCTCTGTGGTCAGGTTCTGACCCTTGATGCTGATCTCAAACGCCATGTTGGCGAGTTTGATTTGCGCGCTGTAGATCGACCAGGTGCTCGCCGCAGCCTGCAGGATCTTCAGGTCGTAGCCGGGCGGCAGGACAACCGTGCCGTCCGCGCCAGCCGAATCGATCTGTTCAGCGAGCGCCCTGCGCTGACCCTTGTCTGCTCCCCCAGCCTCTGCGACCTCGAACGCCGCGCCTTTGTCCAGGTCTGCGGTCGCGACGCGCGTAGACGCGCCCTCGCCGGCCCTTGCGAAGTCCATCCGAGCGAAGTCTTTGACCAGCCACCATTCTGCGATGCCCCGCCATTTTCCCTCAGCCCAAGGACGTCCTTTCCCGTACGGGGTGTAGACGACCCACTTGCCATCGCCAGGCTCGATCTCAATTTCGCTTTCGGAGGTCCGCAGGAACCATTTTTGTAGGTTGTGGTCCCAGCGAGCCCAGCGCGGATGATAGAAAACCACGCGCGGCACTTGTCGGCCTTCGTGTTCCATCCAAACGAGTTGTGCAAACCCGACTCCGAGAATCAGTCCCCATGCGATGAGCTTGTGGAGTTCCTCCTCTTCGAACGCCTCATCCCAGTCTTCGGGGAGTGCTCGTGCGGCGGATGCAGCTCCGGTTCCTTTGCCCTGGTTGAAGTTCAGTTCGAGCTTGAGGAAACCACCGATGACGGTCTCTAGCGCCTGCTTGATACGGTCGTCCGCCATGATGATCTCGCACAGGTCGGCGAGGTGCATCATGGTTCCGCCATCGGCGATGTGGATCATCGACCGAATGCGCGCGGGTGTCCAACTGGTGGACAGGCGCACCGTGGGCTGTAAGACCTCCTTGGCGCTCAGCCGTCGGTCCGTGGGATGCTCTGGCAAGGGCGGTTAGTGATGCGCCTTGGTGATGAGCGCTAGTCTGTCTAAAGCGTCGTTTGCCATGGGAGTTGTGCCTCGTTCATTGCTCGGTACCGACAATCACAACGTACCTGACCGCTTTGGCACGTGCACATGGCGTGAGGTCTGTTGGGGTCGATGGATCGCAACTGGCACATCGCGCCGGTGTTCTGGCCCATGTGGGCGATATGAACCGGCAGTGACTTGCTTCGGAGGAAGCACGCCGGGCATACCCACACTACCGTCGCCTCGTTCTAACGCCGTTCCCGCCGAACACCACAACGTTGCTCGTGCCCGTCCGCTGCGCTGTGCGTCCTGCGCCCGGAGCCAGCGAGCCCGCCAGAGTACGTTTGGTTAGACCATCGAACCCGCTTACGTAGGCGTCGACCTGGTCGTCAATCGGGTCTCGCAGCCCCGTGAACGCTTGCAACTCGTCAACGAAGGCGTCTGCCCATTCCATGTTGCGGGGACGTCCGTTCTTGTCAAGCCACACACAATCGTCCGACGTGTCCGGGACGTAGATCGTGTAAGCGGGTTTCGACTCCGCACCGTCAATCGAAACCACGCCGTTCCAGGCATCGGCCGCGTCGTGGGAACGAGTCAGCTTGTCCCGCCCGCGGGTGTTGACCATCACCAGCGGCACGCCCTTCGTGTTCATGAAGTTCACTGACCCCTTTTCAGGGCCCGAACCGTACATCCACATGTTGCCTCGACGTGCTCTGAATCGTTCGCGCAGGATGATCGAGAACGTTGGCGCGTCAATCTGCTTGCGGTCCACGTTGACCACAAACACCTCACGCTTCGCCGTGACCCACATTTCCACGCAGACCGACCAGTCACTCGAGGTCCTCTCGGAGTAAGCAAGGTCGACCCCGTAACCAACGATGTACCCGTACTTGGGGAGTGCCTCCGGCCGGTAGTACCGCGGCGAGCCAAACACCGCCCCGCCCCGTGGTCGCGGCATGCCCTGATACAGCGAGGCAAAGTTCCACGGGTTGTGGTGCTGGCGCTTCTCTAAGCGCTCAAGCGAGTGCTTCGCTGGCCACAGCGGCTTTCCAGGCTCCCGGTTGTCGTTCGCCGGCTGGTTGTCGCCGTCCGAAATCGCTTTGAGGTTGACGTAGTCGAAGTCGCGTTCGCGCTGCAACCAGCCGGACGGATCGTCGACATGCCAGCGGGTCATCACCAGGATGACACTCGAGCCCTCGTGTAAGCGCGAGTCGCAGTCGCCGTCGTACCAGCCGCGGAACTTCTCACGCATGGTCTCGGACTCGGCGTCCTCACGCCCCTTCACGGGGTCGTCGATGACCGCCACACCAGTCAGGTCGTAGCCCGTCAACATGCCACCCACCGACGTCCAGCGGATGCCACCGCCCTCCGCCGTCTCCCACTTGTCCAGGTTGTCGAGAGTGAGTTCTAACCCGGCCTCCGCGGCGATTCGACGCGCCATCCGGGCGACTTCCTCAGCCCGCGTCTGCGAGTACGTGATGTACGCGAACTTCAGGTCCGGGTACTTCAACAGCCACATCACTATGGCATGCAGAATGGCGATGGTTTTCCCGTGCTGGGGCGGTGTCGCTACACAGCTTCGCAGACTTCCTTCAGGCGCTTTCTCTAGGATGTCAATGACGTCTTTGAGGTGAGTTGGGGCCTCCATCCTCGGGCTTACCCTCGGGATGAAGTCCATCAAGCTCTCCGTCCATGTCGGACGCTTCGGTTTCGATGACTTCGTCGCCTTCGCTTTCGCCCGGGCCAATTGCTCGTGCATCCAGTCCTTGGATACCGAGTACTGCGGACGCGACTTCAAGGAATCGGACATATTCGTCGGCTCTCAGGTGATCGGCCATCGCGGTGATCAACTGCTGCAGTGCCGCATCCCCCTTCACCTCAAGCGTCGTGTGGTTGCCATATTGCGATGGACGACGCTTCTCCAACAACCACGTCGCCGCCTTGAACTTCGTCTGGTAGTCCAGTGCCACCAAAAACTTGTGCTTACAGTCAGGGCACTGGATCTCTTTCGTGCCAGCATGACGAGCCATCTCGTCCAACTGGTCCAGCATCCCGCCTTCCCACTTGGCAATCGCCTTCCGAGCCTTCACCGCGAAATCGCGGTACTTCTTCTTCGTGAGTTCCAGTTCCCCCCACTGGATCCAACGGTAGAACGTCTGCTCACTGATCCCAGCCGCCGCACACGCCGTAGTCACAGGTCGACCCGCCTCGAGCTGCTCAAGGATCAACTCCTGCCTCGGGGGCGTCAATTTCAGCATTCTGGCCAAGATTTCAGCGTTCCTACACGAAAAATAGCCGTTTTCAGGCCGTTTCCTCGATTAAAGTTGGGCGTTTTCGGAGCCCTGGTACGCCCAAACCAAGTGCACGCGCGCCACGGGAGAAATGCAGCGCCGCTCCAACCCCATCAACCAGGACCAAAAGGACCCAGGATAGAACAGCGGGTTTCCTAGGCACTGGCACCCGCTAGCCAGCTGCGTACCAACGTCGAGTGAAATTTGAGTGCACTCAAGTCAGTTGCCTAGCTTCTCGTTGAGGACCCAACATCAGCCCTCCTTGTTAGCCTTACTCACGCCGTCAAACTCCCGGGTCAAATCCCGCGGCGACCAGCGATACCTCAATAACTGACCAGGCTCCCGGTCGAACAGCACAAGCCCCGAATCACACATCCGCCAAAGCATCCGCCGGCAGTCAGACTCAGGAACCTTCAGCCAATCCGACAACTCCTCAACCGTCCACGAACCACCGTCGTCTTTCAACAACTTCGAAATCAGTCCTAACAACTTGTTCGGGTTCGTCGAAATCCTAGCCGTCATCTCTCACTATTCTCAATAGGACCCGTTTTATGTGTCCTAGCTGGGACCACTTTTCAATCAGAATCCCAGTTGTTTCAATTTTTGAAATGACTGAGCGAAATTACAACCCCCAACACAAACCAAAATGGGACCCCTTTTCCCACACACCCGATGGGACCCCTTTTTTTTAATTCCACCCCATTCTCATTTTTGTGGTTGCCCACATGTAGGGCTTAGGGTCCCTTTTGCGTTTGGTGCGTGGGGGAGAGAGGGGGGTAGCGCGGGGCCCTGAACAGGGGCACCCGTCCTTATTTGGGGGAACCTTCTTTTTTGTTTTGGTGGGGGGTCAAGTCGCTCGAGGCACGTCGCTCGAGGCAACTGTCCTGTTTATCCGGATGGTTCCGGGTCCATCGCCCCGATGGCGCCTGCGATGCTCTGATCGTGGCGTGGCATCGATGTGCGTGGCTCTGCGCCCTGCGCTCCACTCACTCACTCTAGCATGCGCGGGCGCGGGCCGTGCTTCCTTATAGGACTGCCTTGAGTTCGACCATGGGTCCGCAGAAAAAATCACGCACGCGTCTTTTTTGTGCACCCAGCGCTTGACACCGTGGGCCGCAGCGCGCATAGTTCTTGTGCACCCTGGAAGTGGGTGCGAGAAGGAAGGAAGGAAACGGATGGACGCAACTCCTACAAAACTCAAGAACGGCGCCTGGGGCGCCCGTGTGCAAGGACAGGTCGGCATCGGCGACTCGGTCAAGATCGTGACTAAGTCCGGCAAGTCCTGGACGGCCACTGTCGAAAAGGTCGTGTGGCAAGGCGACGGGGTCACGTTGTGCGCGACGTCTAGCGCCCCGCGGTCCAGCTCGCAAGCGCGGAACTACGACCCCGAGCGCTTCAACGGCTACGGCGCGCCACGAGGTGGCTACCGCAAGGCGTGCAAAACTGGCGGCAACTGCTCCAGCTTCGGTTCGGGTCGATCGTGCGGAGGTTACGACTGCGATGGATTCTAAGAGGAAGACGATCGTAGTCGCTTGGACCGAACGAGCGCCGCGAGAAAAGCGCACGACCTTGATTTTTTGTGCACCCAGCGCTTGACACAAGAGATGCCAGGCGCCATAGTTTCTTGTGTGGCCAGGAAACGGCCACTAGACGGACGGAAGAAGGAAGGACGGACTGACGGAATGCGAAAACACCTGAACACAATTTGGCCGCGCGACGTCGCGGTAACCGCGGGTTGGCTGACGATCGCGACCGGGGGCTTTGCCTCGCTTGTGCTGCCGTTGCTGCAGCTGGGAGGTGCGCTGTGATCTACCGCGAGGACAACACGGAGGGGTACAGCGCTGCGGCGCTGGCTGAGCTGAACCGCCGCTGGGCCGAGCGCCACGCCGATCTCGACCCCGACGGCCAGGAGGGCAAGGTCGCTGCCGAGCTGCTACTCGCTGAGTTCGACGCCGAGATCGACCGCGGAGGTGCGCTGTGACCGACACCGAAAACCTGGATCTTTGCACGCACGTACAGTTCAGCCGGGGATCGCGGTCCTACCCTGGCACCGAAGCTGACTGGCAGGCGTACCTGTCCCACGGGGGGAAGGGGACGCTGACGCGCTTACTGGCAGCTGAGCACGCGGGCGAGTGTCCAGCGTGTGCGAAGATCGCGGAGTCGGAAGGCGGTGCGCTGTGACGAGCTACACCGTACGCGGAGAGCGTGTCACACTCGACCGCGAAGGCGTCGCGCGGTCTCTAGCGCACGAATTGCGCGAGGTCGAACGGCTTAGCGCTGGTCGCTACAACCGCGACGAGCTTGCCGACACGCCAGCCGAACGCTGGGCTTATCTGCTGTGGTCGAGATCCGAGGTTGCGCGCTTCGCGGCGATCCTACAGTGCATCGACGATAGCGTCGCACAGCTGCCCAAGACACTCTACCCCGGGGCTCCGCTGTGACGTTCTCGCACTTTTTCGGCGGCATGGCGATGTGCGGTGTTCACGTTGCGATCTACACGATCGAGGGGTCAAACGACGTCATCGCGCGTCTTGAGACGACCGGACGGAAGCCGATCGCTGCTCCACTGCGACTAAGCCAGGAAGAGCTCAAGGCGATCCCTGGGAACAAGACGAAAAGCCTTGCGCATCTGATCAACGCCTGCAATCGGGGGTCGCTGTGATCGCGGACGCCACCACGCCCGCCGATCACTCCGCGTTCGTGCGCGAGCTGACAGCGCTCTGCCGCGCGTACGGCGTAACACTCGACCTCCGGGCGGGCGATGGGTGCCCGCCCGAAGTCGCCTCCGCAGTCCGGGACGCGGATGTCGAAATTGTCCTCAGGCCGATCGACCCTAGCGACCTCGGAGAGTGGACCGAAACGAATTCAGGCGCGGTGTACTGGCCGATTCGCGAGTGAATGGCTGGCGACGGGGCTTGGACTTCGGCCGAGCCCCAACGCGAGCGACTTTTTTCACTTCGAACAACAAGGGAATACCGCCATGACATCTTACACTGTAATCATAACGTGGGCGCTCGCCGCTAGCGCTGGGACCGGACAGACAACCGTCTGCTTTGAGGCCGCATCGCCCGACCCTGCCAAGGCGGCCGTGGAAGCGTGGCGGACCCCCGTCACGCACAGCGGTTCCGCTGTAATCGAGTGGATGCCCGAAACCGCTGTAATCGCGTCCGTGCGGGCCGTGGCTGACGGGTGCGGCAAACATGCCCGCCCGTCCATCGCCAAGCCGCCCGAGGCGACAATCCTCGAGATTCCCGCTGCGACCTATCCCGCCACCGTCCACTACCGCACGCCCGACGGATCGACGGCCCGATGCGACGCGACAATCCTGTGCTCCGGGCGGGGCGACCATTGCGAGGCCGTGATAGACCCTGGCGCCTGCACATCGCACTGGGGACTTGAGCAATGTCTCGCCAGCACCGTGGCCGTACCCGGCGACGATTCCGCCGATACCCTGGGGTGCGACCCGGGCGCCCGGCTGCTCGATATCGACTGGACGGACCCGCTGTAACGTAAGCCCCTTACCGAGTGCAGTCCCGCGATCGTCGTCGAGCTGGTGTAGCGCCCGGGTGCTGCGTTCGCGCCGACCGGCGATTCGTGCCTAGCAAAAAAAAAGATCAAAAATCTAATCGGGGGCCACCTAGCCCCCGAATGCGGCCGCACCGGGATGCGCGCACCCTGGTCGCATGGACACACCCACCATCCCCGCTGGTCAGCTACGACGTCTCGCCGTCGACGCTGATGCCGATCCCCGGTCGGTGCGGGCCGTCCTGCGCGGTCGACGACTGCGCGGCATGGTCGACGACCGAATCCGCCGCACGCTGATTGCGCACGGCATCACGCCCCTACCGTATCGGGTGGAGGCCGAATGACACGCCTGATCGCCTTGGGGCTGATCACCACCGGCTTACCGGCGCGCCGACCGTAAACCTCTCGGCCCGCCTTGAGGTGCGCTTGGACCGCCGCCGATGCGGCCTTCCTAGCGCGGCGCATCACAGCCTCCCCCTTGGTCTCGGAAATCTTGCCACGCATTGTCCATTCCACTCGCCATTTCCATCCACCGTGGAAACGTACCGCGAATCCCTCTGCGATCCCTAGGCGATCTTCCGACACCCTGTAGTCTTCGGTTGTCCCACCCCTCTGGGCGCATTTCCCCTGCCCCGACAGATGGTGAGTCCTCAGGCTACGAGGCTCAGCAGTCTTGTGGAGGCCGAGGCGGCTCCCACCCCCCTTCCCCATCCCCTTATTACCAGTCTAAACCGCCATCCACCTTACCGAGCCAATCGCCGCCCCGCATTCCAAGTTACCGTGTGATAACGTGGTGTTGGCTGAGTCTGCAGCGGTTGTTTTGCTGTAATCGCCGCTAGGTATTGGAGTGGGTTGGTGAGGTTGTTGTGTGGTGTGACGCTGGCTGTATCGCGGGGTGTTTGGCGGCTTCGGTATGGCTGTGGACTGCTCGGTAATTGGTGGACTACCAGCTGGTATTGGGAGTGTTTTTGTTCTGTTTTGACTCATTCCGGCACGTGCTGACGGATCATTCAGCCAAGACAGATACTGTCTTAAATTGCTTCGGTATACAGCCTTGTTTCCGGGCCTTTCACCGTGTAACAACGTCGCAAATAAGTAATCGCTAGAAATACATTGTGGGCTTGAGTTGTACAGTGGGGAAGTGAGGGGTTCGCTTGGTGTTTGAACTCGGGAAGTGTGTTCGAGGTGTCCGAGTTGATTGCTGCGGGCGGCTCGCCCAAGCACCAAGCTACCTCTCGCGACCCTCTCGACCCGCTGGCGGAGCCCCCTGTCGGCGCGCCGTCTCGCGATTCTCCCCGGGCGTGACCGCTTCCCAAATCGGGCTGTAATTTGCGATCCACGCACGGCCTAGCGCGACCTGCGCAAGCGTCGCGATCCGAACCCGGCCGTTGTGGTGCCAACGCATGTGCGCCTTGCGCCACAGCTCCCCGTCTGGAGCTACGCGGGCGGCAACGTCCCGACACCATTCCAGCTCGATCCACCGGCTGACTATCAGCGCTACCCGCTCCCCCTGTCGGCCCCTGCAACACGCCGCCCACGTCAGGGCCGCTAGGTAGCTCTGCCGGCGATCATCCAACTTAGGCGCGCGCACGGGCTAATCCTAGCGGATTTCTCGAACACTTTCACTGGGCGCAAAAAAAGTCCATGGCTGTCTATTTTTGTGCGCACAAAAGCTTGACTCGCTAGGGACTTGAGCTTAGGTTTCTTGTGCGCCCGGGAAATAGGGCGCTCAAAAGGAGCTTGAGACACCATGGCAGACCACGTCAGCATCGCTAGGACCGGCAAAGGCCGCACGCTTCGGGGTTGGGAGGATTCGGAGCTCAGCTTCGATGCCTACTTCCAGCCAGGGGACAGGGTCGATGAAAAAACCTTCTACTACTTTCTAGAAATTCTACCCCCGCGATCCATGCGAGCGGGCGGCTTCCAGGTAGGCGAGCCCACCGACCACCGGGGCCCGAACGGGAGTGCTCGATACAGCACCTTTGTGTGCTGCGGGGACTACTACTACGCGGGCGATCATCCCGCCCACACAACCATCACAATCGCCTAGCCACCTGCAACCAAAACCGGAACGAACACCATGAACACGAACACCATGAACGCCTGCCAACGATGCAACGCCGAATCCAAAACCGATGTGTGCGGGCGATGCGCCGCCTACGTGAGCCAGATCGAGGCCAAGCGCGACCGATACGAGGAACGCGCCGAAAAGGCATCGGACGAGTCCGAATCCCGCATGAACGCGTTCTCACGCGTCACCGGGAACATCCCACTAGGACAGCCGATCCTAATCGGCCACCACAGCGAAAAGCGCCATCGGAAGGATATCGAACGCGCAAAAAACAACCTCAAAAAGAGCATGGAAGCGGCCGACAAGGCCAAGCACTACGCCAGCAAGGCCGAATCCTACGGTACGCACGGCATCGCTAGTGACGACCCGGCTGCTGTCGCTCAGCTGAAGCAAAAGATAGCCGGGCTGGAGTCCAGTCGGGACGAAATGAAGCGCATCAATGCGATTTTCCGCAAGGGCGGATGGGATGCAGTGAGCGCAGAAATTGGACCGGAGCAATTTCGAAAACTCATCAGCCGAGTCCAATACCAAACCGAACAGCGCCCATTCCCTTCCTACGCGCTAGCCAACCTCGGTTCGGAGATCCGGCGCGTAAAGCAGCGGATCGCGGAGTTGGAGATCAAGGAAGCCTCGCGCCCCGTAGATCCAAATGATTCGGAGGAAACGATCATGGACGCCCCCGGCAAGTTCGTTGCGGCGGTTCACCACGACCTTGACCGCGTTGCCTTCGACTTCCCTGGGAAGCCCGCGGAAGCCGTTCGCACTGTCCTCAAGTCCGCCGGATTCCGCTGGGCGCCATCGCTCGGCATGTGGACTCGCAAGGACACTCCGAACGCGCGCGCAGCAACCCGCCGAATCGCCGAGCAAATCGCAGCACTCTAACCGCCCCGAAAGACACCGGAGAACCTATCCATGCGCACCACCTACATAATCCCCTCAGAACGCGTGCCCGCCTTTGAAAAGCGGATCGGACAGCTCCGCCGCAAAGCGTCCAAGCTCGGGTGCCCCGAAATCACTTGCGAGCGCTTAGGCGATTATTGGACCCGCTATGTCCTGGAGCACGGACTATGCCAGATCCACACCTATGTCGCGTTTGAATGCGGCACCGAAGCGCCGTCTTTCGACGGCTGGACCCTAGCCGCGAAGATCGAAAACGGGGCTTGGCTTGGCGATGCGGACGGCGCGATCGTCAAGCGAGTACCCGGCTCACCGGAACTCCCCGAAGCCTTCCGCGACCACAGTGCGATCGATCCGCAGCACTGTGATCACTGTGCTGCATCCCGCCGGCGCAAAGACACATTCGTTGTCCGGCACGATACCGGCGCGTGCAAGCAGGTTGGACGCCAGTGCATCCGAGATTTCCTTGGGCACGACTCACCGGAGAAAATCGCAAGCCGGTATGACTTTTCCTTGGAGCTGCACGGTGAATTGTCCGAGTTTTGCAGCGGCGGGCAAGCCATCGAGCTTGCCGATTACGCGGAATTCCTCGCCTACGTGTTCAAGTGCATCCGAATGGGCGGGTTCACCTCCGCCAGTACCGCCAAGCGCCGAAGCGAAACCGCTGCGACCGGATGCGAGGTCTTATCGACAGCCGATGAAGCCGCTAGCGCTATGCGCGCCCGCCCTCAATCACGCGGGTACTGGACCCCAGAGACAAAGGACTTCAAAGACGCACTAGCCGCCCTGGAATGGGCGCCAGCGTTGACCGAGCAGTCCAGCGACTTCGCGCAAAACATGCGCGCCGCGCTTGCCGGTGCTGGCGTCTCCATCCGGACGCAAGGCACCGTCGCCTACCTCGCGGAAGCCTACCGCAACCGTAACGGTCGCCCCGACCGTGCCGGCAAGGCCCCTAGCGCGCACGTAGGCGCCGTCAAATCGCGCGTTGAGCTCACCCTCACCCTGGACCACGAGACAGGCTGGGATGGCACCTACGGCTGGACCCGCCTCTACAAATTCAGCGATGTCGCCGGCAACGTGATCACCTGGAAAACCGGCAGCAAGTTTCGCGACGAATCCGGGGAGGCCATCGAAGTGGGCGACACCCTTGACGTCAAGGCGACAATCAAGGCCCACAGCAACTACCAGGGGACGGCCCAAACCGCCATTACTCGAGTCACGGCGACCTGCAGCGCGCGCAAGCCCGCGCGATGCGCTTGATCACGCCACGGGACTTCCCAAGAAAAAACGCGCGGGCGTTCGTTTTATGGTTGCACAACAACCCGAATCGTGAGATCTATTGTGCATCCAACAACTGACACGGGAGATTCCAAATGACCAGCTACCTGAACTTTCTCGAAGCGACCAAGCACCCACGCGGAACCCGCTATGCTGTCCACCTTAGCCCTTCAGCAAGCAACCCAAACGGCGTGCTCTTAGCCAATGGCCTGACGCGATCTGAAATGCTGAGGTTTGCGCGGAACATGCAACCGGACTTCCGGGTGTTCGCCCACACCCCGGATGCCCTGATCGCGCTGTAAGCACCCCCCGCCACCTCACCCCAACCTCCGGAAGCCAAGCCCATGACCCCCAATACCCTAAAGAAGCAGCGCGCCATGATCCGCAGCCTGTGCGCGGCGTTCGGTCGCGCGCACGCCGACCAAGCGAAAGCCACCAAGGCGTACACGCGGGCATCACGCCATGTGTCCGTGGACACCCGCGACGCGGGGGAACGCCTTCGCGACGCTCAACTCGCACTAGAAATCGCCGCGGAAAGGTTCGTCACTTACGTCATGCAACACGATCACGCGTTCGCGGACATCTGCGACCGTCCACACGCAACGGTCGTTCAAGCGATCGACGCTGGAATCAAGAAGTCCGGCGGGGATATGATCCAGTTCGCGCGCATGACACGCGCAACGCTGCGAAACATCGCCACGCGGGCCCTGGAATCAACCCGCAAATCCGCCTTGGCTAAGTGTGATGGCCTTGCGTGGGACGGGACTGTCGCAAGCCTTGCCCAATGCCTTGTGAGCGCCTGCAAGGGCCGCGCGGATTACCTGGACGTACGCGGGCAAGGGATCGACGCACGCAAGGCGCTGGAAGTCGCCAGGGCGCTCCCCGCAGATGCGACCGTGTCACTCACCGGTGGGCACTTGATCTTTCGCTACCGCGACGGACGCGGGCAAATCAGCCTGTGCACCACTTCCGAGTCCCACAGAGCCGAAGGAACGATCACCGTCCCGGTTGTGCACGCCACCGCTCGAGCCGCAGCTTAAAGCCGCTAGGGCTCAAGCCCGCTGTAACCGAACTGAAAGGGAAATCACATGACCGAACACACGAAGTACCCCGAAGCGACCGACAACGGCAACGACGATCCAATTGGGCGATGGTACGCCCGGCGGCAGCGCGAAAAACACGAGGCATTCGACCGCTGGCAAGCGGCCAAGAGTTCCGGTGCCTAACCGCACTCATGGCGTTTTGGCACGAGTGCTTGTCGCCCCAAGAATAAATCTCGCACGGATTGCATTTTTGTGCGCACGAATCATTGACACGGGGCACCGCTAGCTCCACAGTTCTTTGTGCACCCATCAACCGTCCCGCTAACGCAGCGGGACCCTCGGAAGGAAAACCATGGCAAAAAAACACCCTGTGAGCACGCACGAGCAATTTGGCGCCGACCGTTGGCTCGGCACGGCCGACGACTGCGATGCAGTGCGATACCTCGCTCGGAATCTACCGATTGAAGATACCCACATCGAGGACCCCGAGTTTGCGCGTGGTGTAATCTGTAGTGAGTCGGGCGTCGGCGAGTGGGACCCTGAAGCAGCGGACATCTTCGAGGCCGAGCTACTCGCGCGCCTGCAGAGGATGGCATCAGCCGCGGAAGAAGGTGCGCTGTGAGCGCGCGGTGCGACCAGTGGGACGTCGACACGGTGCCCGCGCGCCGCTGCAACCAGTCGGGGGTCAACGTCCGGCTACCATGCCCGGTCGGGCGCCCGGACGCCACTGCGTGCTACTGCGACGACCACGGGGGCGAAATCCGCGCCCGTCGCGAGGCCGAACGGGATTGGAATTATCTGGCGCCGGAATCCGTTGGTGACGCGGGCGCGGTCCATGCCGCGGGATGCGCGCAACTGACCACGATCAACGCCTACCTGGTGATCCGTCAGACTCCGCCGCCGCAAGGCTCGGTTTGGCTCGCGTGGCTGGGCCTCGGATCGCTGCTTACGCCCGTTGGCCGGCCCGGCGCCGTCCCTAGCCGACGTGCGGGGCAAAAGCACCGGCGCGCTCACAGTCCGGGCGTCGCTCACGTGACCGGCGTCCGGAGCTTTGATTCACGAGCCGAAGCCGTATTGGCTGGCATCGGCGCTTGGGCCGAACGCTTGAACGCTGACGTCGCAACCATTCGACGCGCGCGCGGAGGAACCCTCGCATGGGGCGTGCCGGTCGAGCCGCTGCTCTCACCGATCATGGTAGAGGTGGCACCCGACCAAAACGCGTGGGATGTGGCGATCCAACAGCCTCGTGTCGCTGGGGTTGGGCTGGGGCGGATCACGGGCCTTCGCGCGAGTGGAGAAGCGTTGTAAGGAGTCGAAAACTGGTGAAATTCAGTTTTGCCCGAGGCACGCCTGTTTTTCCCACGGCTCATCCGGCTGTGTCAGCGCGAAAGGCAACACCATGATCCGCACCCTCCTACTCACTCTCGCCACGGTCGCCGCCCTGGCTGCCCTTCACGGCGCGCCCGAGCCCGCGTGCGCCAAGGGTCGTTGCACCCGCATGAAGCCATGGTGCCCGCCGTTCCGCGAGCCCTTGTGCATCTGCACTGACCCCGTTAGACCAAGCTCCTGCAGTTGGGAATGCGTGGCACTATGACGACGAATATGGACACCGGCATGATAACAACGACTCGAAAAAAAGGGCGCCCGAAAGAGCCCTACCCCGCCGACAAGCGAATCCATGTCCGGTGTCAGACCGCGCAGCTCGCGGAGATCCACCGCCGAGCGTCCGACGCTGGTATGACATTCTCTGAATACGTGCTGGCGTGCTGCCTTGCCGGCTGGGATCCAGAGCGCAGCGCTAGCGATGCGTGATTCAGAAAAAAAATCACGCGGACCGCATTTTTTGTGCACCCGAGCAGTTGACAGAGCGGACGGCGTGATCTAGTTTCTCGGAGTGAGGGACGGACCCTTAACCCGGACGGACCGGGGCGAAAGAATGGATGGACAGATGAGCAAAGTTGAAATTCTCGCAGCGTGTGACGCAATCCGCACCCGTTTCGCTGGGCGCGCAAAGCTTCGAGATCTCGCCAGCCGCGACGCGATCGCGCGCGCCGAACTGCAGCGCCGGCTGGGCCTGATCGACGACGCGACATTCGCCGGGCTGGAGCGGGCTGCACTTCGGGTTGCGGCGACCGGTGGAAAATCCGGCTGGTTTGCTTTCAATCGCCTCGCAGAGATTCGCGAGAATCGCGCGAAGGCGAAGGCTCGCCCGGCAGATCGCAAGCCTGGGCATGTGCAGTCAGTGATCGTCGATCGGCGGTTTCGCGAGGCCCTAGCCGCTGCTGGGATCCGCGCGACGACTCACGGACACGAAGACGTCTTCGTGTCCGTGCCGGTGGGCGCCGAAGGCGCTATCAGCGAGACCAGCACAATTTGGCCGAACCAGCTGGGGCTGCCGAATTCGTACAAATACCCGGTCACGTGCAGCACGCACACCTGGCTAATCAGCCCCGCGGTCCTGCGCCCCGAGGTGCGCGCGCTGAACGCCCGGTGCCCGTCCGGGATCGTCTATCTATCGGCGACCGTGCGCGTCCGGCAAGGCCGCGGAACGTCACTCGTGGTCGAGACTCTGTCCGCTCGCCAGGCGCTTCGTGCGCTCCGGGTGGCAGCATGAGCCTCGCTGCTATCACGCGCGTGGTCGAGCTCGTCGATCGCGGCTCACCACGCGACGGGCGGCGATTGCGCAGGCTACTATCCGCCGTCGACCGTGCGCCGGTCCCCGTGCGACCACGGCTGTTGGCCTCGATTGCTGTGGTCGAGCCTGCGCTATCCTCCCTGGTCGCGCAGCACCCCGGACCGCTGTGCCCCGCGTACCCGAGGGTGGACGCGGCAGTCGCCGCGCGGCTGGCGCTGGGCGAGCGACCCGCAGAGGTTCTCCGCGGCCTCACCCCCCGCGAGGCGCACGAGGCGCTGTCGACCGGGTGTTCGAGCGCTGTCGCGTGGATTCTGCGCGACTGCGCTGGGACTGAGGGCGTCCGGAGCGTGCCAGTCGCCAGGTGGCTCGTGGCGTGCCTCGCCGACCCTGCGCGCGCCGAAGCGCTCGACCGCACGCGCGAGGAGCACACTCCCGCGGGCGTGGTCGAGGGGCGGTACACCGATCGTGTCGACGAGATCACGCCGGCGGATCTCGCCAAGGGCGACCGGACCGGGGTGGCCAGCGCATTCCGCGCTGCGTCCGCGCGAATCTACGCGAAATGGTGCGCGAGCCACGAGCGCGACGAGACTCCGCTTGCCGCCGTTCCGAGCTGGTGGAGGCCAGTCAGGTGCGCGCGGCTGTGCCTGTCGCGCGCGAGCTTGATCCGAGAAGGTCGCGAGCTGCGGCACTGCGTAGGCACGTACGCACCGCATGTCTCACGCGGCAAGACCGTGATTGTCTCGATCGCGATTCGCGACGGGGCCGGGCTCGTGCACCGGTCGACGGTGGACATCGATCGCCGCACCGCGGCAGTCGTGTCGCACCGAGGGGCCAGTAATTGTGAGCCACCGGCATTGAACAACCGCGCTATCGCGGTGCTCGCGCGGCGCTGGAAGGAAAATTGTCATGGATGATCGAAAATCAATCGACGCTGAATTGCACACCCTCCGAAGCTGCATCCGCGGCTGCGAGGACAGCCGGCAGCGCAGTGAAATGGAGGGTGCGCGGTTCCAAATTTACGCGGCCTTCGAGCACCGCGATCCCGACGCGGCGCGACGCTGGGCGAAGGCGCTTCGGGCCGCGCTGATCGCCGTCGACCACGACGAGCTGCGCGGCATGGGGCTCGATGCGCTGGGCGTGATCGAGAGCGCGATCGGGGACGGCGGAGGTGCGCTGTGAGCCGTCCCCTTCCCCGCGAGCGGGGCGTATCCTCGGCGGAGTTCGAACTCCTGCGTGGTGAGGCAATCGCGTACGGGGAGGGCCGGGGTGGCGATGTCGACCCGACGACTCCAGATGCGATCCGCCAAACTCTCGCCGAGCTGGGCGGTCGGCCCCCGAGCGAGGCGTCAATCGTCGAAACCTCCTCCGCGCTACGCACCGAGGTACTAGCCCACCTGGCGAGAGTGGAGCAGAACCGCCAAGCGCGTGTGGAGGCAGCGCGTCATCGGTCCGCCCGCACAGGGGACGGTGAGCTAGTCGAAGGCTCACTGTCGGTCGCAGAGCCCACGCCGCAGGATGCCCCGCGGTCGTGGGCAGAAGTGCTTTGCGCGCGCCGAGGTGCGCTATGAGCCCGCACGACTATGAGCGCGCCAGCGTCATGGATCGCCAGGAACCGACCGAGTACCGGCAGACAAAGGAAAAACCATTGGTGAAATTGATCTGCTGTGTGGTGTTGGCGGCTTTGGTCTCCGCTGCCATCTGCCTGGCCGCTTGGTATCTGGCGTTCTTACACCTCGCGCCATCGCTGTAGCCGAAAGCTTTACAAAATGACCACAACAAAAAAACTACTCGGTGAGATCACCCACGCTGGCAAGTATGTCGAGAACCGAGCGCCGAAACTGCTCGGCCCCGACCTGATCCGTAACCAGGGGCTGGTTAGGACCATCATCCAGGACTACCGCGCTAACCCGCGCTTTCCGTTCGCGCCGGGCTTCGTGGCCACGGCGGTCTACCGCTACGGCTGCTGGACTCGCACGATCGCGTCCAAGACCCTGCGACGCGTGGCCCGCGTGCCCTACTGGCTCGGTTACCTGTGGACGCGCGACGTGTACGGGATCGAGCTGTTCGACTCCGCGCGCATCGGGAGGCGGCTCAACATCGCGCACCAGAGCGGCATCGTGATCCACTTGCACGCGGAGATCGGGGACGACTGCGTGATCCGGCACTGCGTGACGTTCGGCGAGGGCACGGGCCCGAGCGCGGAAGGCCCGGTCATCGGTGATCGCGTGAGCTTCGGGCCTGGGACGGTTGTGATGGGGGCCGTCGTGATCGGCGATGACGTGAGCGTCGGGCCAAACTGCACGATCTCGCGGGACGTTCCAGCGTGCACAGCGGTAGTCGCCGGGCGGCCAACCGTGGTCCCGAAGATCCGTCACACGAGGCCCGAGCCGTGAAAGGCCCTTGGTACATCACGCTGGCCGCCGTCGAGCACTGGATGCGCGTCCGCCGCTACCCCGACGACGACGCGCACTTTGAGCGCGCCGAGGACGAGCTTTTCGGGTTGATCCAAGGCGCCAAGCTTCGCCAGACTGACGCTGAAGGCCGGCAGCTGTGGCGCATAGGCCGACCGCACAAAGCCCGCATGATCGTCGACACACGCAAGCTGGAACGCGTGGACGGACGCGACTTGCCGCGCCTGATCTGGGTTGGTCAGGGCCACCCGCCACACTGGTGCTGGACGAAAGAAGGAAACATTGACTAGAGCGCCGATCAGAGAAGGGGAGATCGCCACAGTCACCAAACGACTGCGCGTCACACCCGAGCAAGCCGAGGAGCTGGAGCGGGCTCCAGCGCAAAAGAAGGAAACTTGAAAATGCAAACCATCGCCTACAAATACCGGATCCTTCGCGTGCTCTCCGACGAGCGGGCTATCATGGACGAGATCCGAGCCGGTCACCGGCTCTACAACGATCTAGTCGCCATCGAGCGCAAGCGACGGGCCGCGACCGAGGCGTTCTGGGCTGAGCGTGGTGGGTACCAGGATCTTCTGGCCGAGCGTGGGAAGGCCATCGAATTCGCCGAGTCGATTCCCAAGGGCGATGATCGGCGCGAGGAGAAGCGCGCGGCATGGCGCGCTGTGAACGATCTGCGTAAGCAGATCTGGGAGTGCGAGAAGGACGCCATCAAAGCGTTCCACGCGAGCGATCCCGTGAAGATCCGCAGGATGGAACGCGCCAAGGAACTCCGTGCTGCTGCGAAGGCGCGCAAGGAAAAGCTAACGGCGAAAAAGATCGCGGACATTCTTGACGAGGAACCAGATTGCCTGACCGAGCGGGATAAGCTGCGCAAAACGCTTATCCAGAGCTACAAGGATCGCGGCGTCGGGATCAGTGCGAAAACCGTGGCTGGCAAGCTCGCAGAGGCATTCCCTGGTCCGACGGAACACGTCGAGCAGGAGGCGAAAGCCGCGGCGTACACAGCCTATCGCGAACGCGGTGTTACGCCCGGTACGCGCGCGGTGGTTGCGGACGCGCATGAGCGCTCGCTTGAGATGCTCGAGTGGCGAGAGCAACGCTTCAAGCCGTGGTCCGGCCACGGCGCATTCGGAACGCAAATCCAAGGAGGCGCGACGTACGGCGACCTATGCAGTGGCAGCCACACGTTTGCTCAACTGGAGTGCCTCGACCGCGGCAACTACACTCCTGGATCTCGCCGGCATGGCAGTCTGCACAGGCTACGCGTGCGCCTTGGGTCGGACGGTCAGAAGCCCGTCTGGGCGGAATTCGAAGCGAGCCTACTTCGCAGCGGCCCGCGTACGTCCGCGTCGACATCGGATCCGATCCCACCCGATGCGCGCGTAATGCAAGTGCGCGTGGTGGTCGACCGAATCGGCGTGCACGACCACTGGTACGTCTGTTTCACGGCTCAGGTTCCGGACGCCGTGCACTTGCGGGATGAGCCGCCGACGAAGGGCGGGACGGTGGCCATCGACATTGGGTGGCGCAGTTTGGACGGTGGTTTGCGGGTCGGATACTTCCACGACGGGCAAGAGCACGGCCCCATCGACCTGCCAACGATCCGCAAGCGACTCAAGCCGCACGGGAAGCGAGGCGCCAAGGCGAAGTGGTTCGAAGTGCGCGACGTGTTCGATCACGCGAGTCACATCCAAGGGATCCTGTCTCAGGAATTCTACTCCGAGGACAAGGATGCGGCCGTGTACGGCGGCGCCTTGCATGACCTAGCGGTCTGGATCGACTCGCGCGGGCGCGATGCTCTCCCCGAGTGGCTCTCCGAATCTACCGCCGGGATCCGACAGTGGCGTTCGCAAGCTCGGCTCAACGGACTAGTTGAACGATGGCTTCACAACCGTTTCGAGGGCGACGGTCAAATCGTCGCTCGCATGGATCAGTGGCGCAAAGACTATAGGCATTTGCATGAATGGTGCGCGCGGGAGAGAAACCGCGCCCTGAACGCGCGCGACGAGCACTACAGGCAGACCGCGCTACGCCTCGCGCGCGCGTACGAAACGATCGTGATCAACGGCGCCGACCTTGCAACCACGCGCCGCCGCAAACGGAAAGAGAAGGCCGCCCCCGAGCTGGTCATGGTCGAGGATGCGAAGCGTTCGCAGGCCTTCGACGCCGCGCCGGGGAAGCTCCGGGAAGAGATCGTAAAGGCGGCAAAGAAGTACGGCCGGACACTGGTCAAATTGCCGTTCGAAACCGAGAGGTGTCACGTTTGCGGGGAGGTGTGTGAATTTGACCGTGCCCGCTATCTCTCACACAAGTGCGAGCACGAGCCATGCACAGCACAGTGGGACCAGGACGCCAACGCGTGCCTGAATGCCCTTCGCGAGTGGTCCGGTGGCGCGAAAACCCCGGGGACCGCTCGCAAACGCGACAAGCCCGCGAAGTCACGTGAGAAAACGACGGGGCGCGGCGACGCAATAGGCGCTGTGAGCGATTCGCTGTAGACCTGGGATCAGGAGCGCTCGCAAAACGGTTTGCAAGCGCGTGGGATCTTTGACAATCTAGCCGAGCTGTATCAGAAGGCCCTCGGCGCCTTTGAAGCCGAGACCAGATGGCGTTGTGCATCTGGTTGTCGAGCCGCCGGGTATCAGAAGGCCCTCGGCGCCTTTGAAGCCGAGACCGCGACTGGCTTCATTCGGTTACTTTTTTCGATACTCGTATCAGAAGGCCCTCGGCGCCTTTGAAGCCGAGACACGCCCATGTCCGAGCCGCAGCGAAGCGCGTCGCCTCGTATCAGAAGGCCCTCGGCGCCTTTGAAGCCGAGACAGGGGGACCGCTCACCCGCAAGAGCGCTTTCAGCCGGCGGTATCACAAGGCCCTCGGCGCCTTTGAAGCCGAGACCCGCACGTCCGGATCGGCGAGCACCGGCGGTACGTGAGTATCAGAAGGCCCTCGGCGCCTTTGAAGCCGAGACTCTTGTTCTTGCATCTCTCCAAGAATCGCCCTATGGGGGTCGCACAAGGCCCTCGGCGCCTTTGAAGCCGAGACGCGCGCTGGAATGGTGGCGCTGCGCATCGGCGCGATCGTCGCACAAGGCCCTCGGCGCCTTTGAAGCCGAGACTAACACCCGGGCGCTGTTACCAAACACCCCAAGGCAGGGGTCGCACAAGGCCCTCGGCGCCTTTGAAGCCGAGACCGCGCGGCGCCGAAGCCGAAGGCGAAGCCACTCGCGCGCGTGTCGCACAAGGCCCTCGGCGCCTTTGAAGCCGAGACACGGGAGTCATCTTCGTGACCGGAACGAATACCCAGTCGCACAAGGCCCTCGGCGCCTTTGAAGCCGAGACTGTTTGGCGACGGCGCGAACTCCAAGTCGACCATCCTCGGTATCAGAAGGCCCTCGGCGCCTTTGAAGCCGAGACACTGATCACGACCTACGCGAGGTGGTCGCCGACGTGGTATCACAAGGCCCTCGGCGCCTTTGAAGCTGAGATCAAGGCGTAGCCCGTTCCCTACCTAGCTTTCCCCGAGGACCTCCATCAGCTCCGCGTCAGAGAACAAGTGCGGAAGCGTGCGCATCAAATGGTTCTTCGTCGTGCAATAGCGTCCATTACCAAAGTCCACGAGCATCCCGCGGACGAGTAGCCATTCACGCGCGCGCTCTGTGCTCCATGATTCACCGGTCTTGTCCGACATCCACAGCGCGAAATTCGCGGTGGTCATGATCGGAGTGAGCTTGACCTTGACATTACCTGCCACTGAATTTCCTCCCTACCTCATCCCATAATCTCGCGGCGCTGAGGTGCACCTTGCGCGCTTCACCCATGACCTCGCTGACCAATTCCTTGTGGCGCTGCTTGCTTCCTTCCATCGCAATCCAGCGGTAGATCCGCTCGTGCGTCGGGCCTTCTGTCTGTCCCGACTTGCGGGCTAGTTCCTCGAGTTGTTGGGCCACCGGAATCAGTGGGACAACGGCGAACAATTCGAACCAGGGCGCGTACACGGACGCCCGCTTGCGGAGTTCCTCAGGGGAGTTCCCAGCCACTGTGTACCGACTTCCCGCTGACCCGTAGGCAGCCTCGAGGACCGCCGCCAGATAGGCGTCTCGGCGCCGCACAGCGTCGAGTTGCCGCCCGGTCTCCGAGTAGCGTGTGTACAACGGGTCATCCGCTGGCTCCCAATTGAACGTGGGCTTTTCCGCATTGTGCTGCGCGCTGAATCGCCGCTCGCGCAACGCCTCGCTGTATCCGCAATTCTCGCACCACTCGCCAGCGATCGGCTCTTTGCACCCGATACAGGTCCCCGCGGGTTGCGATTTCGGGCGCTTTTGCGGCGTGTACGACGGCGGTACGAAATACTTCTCCGCCCGGTCCAGTGCAGGACCCATTGATGACGAGCCCTCGAACACGGCCTGACCCGGCCCCAAGTACCACCGCAGATCCGTGTTGAGTTCGCGCTTCACCCGCGCTTGCCAGCCTTCTTCAGCGACTTGGTTCGTTCTCTCTTGTTAGGGACTCGCTCCTTTCGTGCCGACATGGACGGCGCCTTAGCACGCACGACGGGCACGATCTCCACGGCACGCACGGCCTTAAGAACTCCACCATCGAGCGTCCGAACGATCACCGCTCCTGATTCGTCGTAGCCGATCACCTCGCCTTTTTGGCTTGGGTCAGATTTCCATGTGACGGACTGCCCGGGGTCGAGCGGCTTTTGTGGCTGCAGGGCAGCGAGGCGCGACTCGTGATAACGTCGCATGTACCCGACATCGCCGGTTGTCGTCGCGAGCGTGGCCGCGTGCAGCCAGCCAACGAAGTCGCCAGCATTCATGGACGCGATGGTGATGTTGGCGATCGTTGGCGCGGGACCAGATGCTGTATTCGCCTGCGCTTGCGCCTGTCCCGTCTCGGTAGTCGCGGTGCTCGTTGTCGTGTCGTCGTCCATTTATTCACCCTTCGCCGAACGAAGGTGCTCAATCACCTCGCCGATTTCCGCCGTCTGGAACTTGACGGATAATGCTGTCGCTTCCGCAAGCTTAGCTTTCGCGATCGGTGCTGCTGTCGCGGTGCTCGTTGTCGTGTCCACTACTTTATTATTCAAAGATCATCCTCCGGAACGCTCGCGCCCTCCGAGCACAGATCCGACTCCTCGCACGACGTCGCCGCCGAATAGCAAGCCCGGTCGTAGCCAAACCCAGCGCTTATCAGAAAGCGGCACACGTCCTCACACGTCCGGTCATCCGCGGTTCCCATGATGTCGTCGTCACCATCCTCTGTCTCCGCGTACTTGCACCCGAGTTTGCGGCCCGTGTCACAGGCCATGGAGCACCCGTCCTGGCTATCGACGATCACCACCGGCACAGGTCGCACGGGCGGCGGGTCGTTGGTCGTAACGCATGACGACCCACACGCAGTGAATACCAGCAGCGCCAGATAGAACACCCTCATGCCGCCATCCTTCCTTCCGGAAGCGTCACAACAAAGATGTCGCGCGCGTGATCCAGCCAAGTGTCGTAGCGCCACTTCACGTACGGAACGTGCCGGCGCCAGCCATCCCACCATTGGTCCGTAGTCAACGTCTCTTCGTTGTCGTCGTACTCGCCCCACAGCAGCATGGAGTGCCCGCCTTCGACCACGCCAGTCATGCGGTCAATGATCCCTGGGCCACTACGGTCCATGAACGAAGTGCGCAACGTCATGCCGTATCCGACCCCGCAGTCTGCCCGTAGCGCTGCCTTGACTTGGCGGAGGCGCTCCGTTGGGTTGGGATGATCGATCCAGTGATACGCCAGCTCCTTAGCGTCCAGCCCCTTCGTCAGCACGTGCGCTGGCGGCATGCGATTGAGCTTGTGAAAGGCGGTCGAGTACGGATAGTCCTCTTCGAGGCAGATCCCCACCTTGCTCCAAGCCTCAAGCGCGGTCCGGTGATACGTTCCACCGTCCCACAAAAAGCCATTGTGGAGCTTCCTCGAGAGTGCATAGCCTGCTCGCCGTGACCGCTGCCGGTGAGGCAACCCGCGTCTGAGTTCCCATACGTTCGCTGCCTGCGTTAGGCTGTGAAGCACGCACGTCCCAGCACTGCCCTGGTAGATACGCGGCGGCGGTTGCGGACTGTACTTCGCACTCGCATCGTAGAGTGCGAGTTCTGCGAAGTTGTAGTCCCTCAGATCTGCCATCCAGTTGGACAGATCGTCCCCGAGAGGTTTGCAGCCAAGGCAGGTGCCATTCGCTATCCGCCTGGCTGCTCGCAGCGCGTTGGCCCCGATCACTCAACCCCAGCCTGCGCCTTGAGCGCACCAAAGGTCGGAATTATCAGTTTCCCGGGCGTCGCCGCAAGAATCGTCTGGTCCGGGCCAAGACCCATGCCGATCCCTTCCTTTTCAAGCGTCGCCACGAGGTGGCCATAGGCGTCCGTGAGCGCCTGCATGGCTGCATGACTCTCCTCTCCGATGCCCTTGCCCTGTGCGGCAACCACGCGGTCGGCAGCGTCTTTCACGCGTTCCAACGCTTCGGCGACACGCGCCTTGGTTTCCTCAGGCAGATCGCCAGACATGACCTGGCTGACGAGAGTGCGAACCCCGTCGACCAGCGGGATCAGGTTGCTGACCCATTGCACCACCTGGGCGGCGATCGGGAGTGCGGAACCCACGCACCCCTGCACATTGATTGACGCAAACAAGAGGGCGCATGCGAACGTCGTGTTACGGATTGATGATTTCATTTTTTGTTCCCACTTTCGCTGCAACTGCAGCTGTTATAGCCCGTATCCACAGCAACCAGAGCTGCGAACACAGCGCGAGTTAGGCTCGGGTGCCACGCGCTATTATCGTATTCTGGAATCAAAAGATCGCCATTGCTGTTCCATGCGCAAACGTACCAACCTTGTTCATCACCGCTCCAATCCAGGATGAGCCGGTTACACCGGTCGCCAAGCGAAGCCTTAATCATCCCGATCGCTGGATCGAGGTTGGCTGGGTGGTCGACGTGAATCGCTTCCGGCGTGATTCTGATCATGCCTGCTTTCCACTGGAAAGAACGGCACCGCATGGCTCGCTTACCTAGCTCAACCGCATCACTCACGGGAGCACCTCCACATGCGTTGTTCCATCGCCAGGTATACACGGAGCGTATGCGGGCGCATGCCCTGATCGCGGGGCGCGGACCTCGTCGACAGGCTCCCACGGCAACAGGCACGGCATGCGGCAGAAGCACTGCCCAGCGTCCGCCCTGGACTCAAGCTTGCCGGCCGCAAAGCACTTAGACCGGCACATGGCATCAGACACGGGATTCGACCGCTCCCAACGGACCCCAACAAAGATCCCAACAAAGATGCACGCAGCGATGGCGCACATGCCAATCAGCATCTCTCGAGACGCGTTCACGATCGCCCTGCCCGGAACCACAGCCGCCATGCCGAGATTGCGTCGTCAAAAAAGTCACATGCGCTTCTGAACAACACACCAACCAAAAAAGCATGGAAAATGTCGTCATCAGCGCGAGGCACCAACCACGCGCAAACTCCTCCAAGGAGGACGAACCAGACAGTCAGGAACCACCGGTCACCCGACTCAACGTCGTAACGTCGTCGACTCACAGCACACTCTCCACTCCATCCCGGAGCGTGAACCAAGATTTTAGAAAAAACAAACAGGTCACTTCGCCCTCGCATAGAAAAAATTTCCAGTCTGCCCGCACCAGACCCGCCGATATCCCGGGATCGGCGGATCCATCATCACGGGCTCAACCACGCCGCCCAGCCGATCGGCGTCGTTGGCCGCCACGCCGCGGTCGACGTACAGGGCAGTTCACTTCGACCTCCGCAGATCCGCATAGAACGCGTTCAACGTCTCGCCGCAGTCGACGGAATTACTCTTGCAGAACCCCCCGTGCTTATAGTTCGGGTTGCGGCTTCCACTTTGATTGCGACCTCCGCCCGCGCGACCCTTTTCCTTCATGTCCCTGCCGTTATCTGCCGCCGTACCGACGAAGAGGTGCGCCGGATTTACGCATGGCGGGTTGTCGCAGTGATGGCAGACCATCATTCCGTCCGGGACATCGACCCCGGACAGCTTCAGCGCGAGTCGGTGCGCGAACTCTTTGCGCCTTGTCCCATCCGCCAGGCTGCCAACCCTAAACCTGCCGTACCCGGACCTGTCTCGCTGCGACTTCCAAAGCCAGCAACTGTCATTCTGTGCCAACATCAACCTTTGGCCAAAATCGATGAGCGATCGGAACGGGCCTAGGCCCGCGCCCCGGGTTGATGCGCTTCTGAAATCCAGTCACTGACGACCAGGATCGACCGTTCATGATCGCGGCCACCATGACCCTGCTGAAATCCAGAGCCACATCACCATGCTTGCGTCCGCTGTCGCATACATCGCGAACGATGCGAACCACGTCTTGCTCGGCGAGCTTCATCGTCGTTCCCTTTCGTAGAACCGGTTCAACGTATCGCCGCAACGGATGCGCGTGTGCCCCGCAGGAACCGGGTCGCTCTTTGACCCCCAGTGAAACGCGCGGCCTCGACACGGGTCCGCCACCTCGCCCTGCGCCCATTCAGCGGCCCTCGTGAGCGCCGCCCGCCAGGAGCCCACCCTGTCCGCCCAATCCACCCTGTGCGCCGGCCAGTGCGCCGGCTGGGCACCTTCTATCGTGAGCGCCCGTATCCATTGCTGCCTGCGCTTCTTCGGTCGCTTGCCCCGAAGCGGCGCGCAGTACGCCCGGACCATGTCAACAAATCGCATCGATGGGTTGCGACCAACTGCCTGTGACCAACGCCTCGCCAGCACGTGCGCGATTCCGTCCCAGTCCCGCTGAGCCTCCCATCCGCCCTCCCCAACGAACGCCTTCGCGAGAGTCACGTGGGATTCTCGATCCCATTGCTCGGATGGGATTGGACGCTGAGCTATGACCGTAGCAGCGGTCGCGAGCGTGGCTGTGAATGCTAGGGCTCTCACGGCTGCCACCTTATCCGCCGCCCACATTCGATACTTTTTCATCCAATTCCAATTGCATCGCGAACGCAGTTTCGCGATCGCAGTCGTGACTACCCTTCATCCAATAGTTTCTGTTGCACGTCCACCCGCGCATCGTCAGGTAAGCTATCTCAAACACATCCTCTTCATCCAACACTCTTATTTCCACCGTTCACATCCTCCGGAAAAGCCGTGCAGTTCAATCTTGACCACAATCACGTCACGCTCCCCAAAAGCAGGTCGCCTTGGCCAGGGGCCAGTACCGCGCAGTACGGAGGGAAATCCTCACCACACCGGCACTCGGGAGCCACGAGCCCGCGGAACGCTCCGCATGCGAATGGGATCGACGTCGTCATGGGAGCGTCGCAGTTGTAGCAAGGTTGGGTGAACGGTTCGATTCCGTATCGGTCGGCCCATGCCTTCGGGTATGCCCCGTGGACCACGAGGAATTGCGACCTATCAAGCATGCTCTGTCTCCATAGCTTCCGCTGCACAAAAGACGTTTGTCTGTCTCATGTCCATCAACGCCTCCGCATACTCGTTCGCTCCTAGAGACAGCGCAATTTGCCGTGCTACCGCCAACGCCGTATCGACGTCAGAAGCGATCCCTTGCAAGAGCCGACCTCGTTCGGTGACCGCGTGCGATTCGAGAACTTTCACCCTCGACGCCTCTCGCGCTGCGCCCATGAGTGACCCAAACATTCATGATCTCCATCGTGCCCTTTAGGGAGCACGCACCCTATCGAACTCGGAACGCGTGAAGCCTCCGCACCAAACAGTCGCTCGTGTTCTCCATTCGGCAAACGAACGCCACAGCCGCACAGCACATACGAACCGGAGTATTCAATCCGTTCAGACTGAACCGGACCCTTGACCTTATGCATATGCAATGCGACCAGCCTTACCGCTTGAATGCGGATCTGATCTAGCTCGTCAGCATAGGAGCCGAGATCTTCCGCGCGCGCGTTAGCCACCGCATTACAAAGCCCGCGCTCTACGTCGGAACTGATCGCCGATAATCGTCGTTGGCGAAGGTTGAACATCCGGTTTACTTTTTCCACTCCGGATGCTCTGTTTTCGCACCAGGCCGCCGCACCCACGTGCCTGATTCGTCACTCTCGACTCGCATTCTCACCGCTTCACCCGAGTGCCTTCTCGCTTGTCGATCGCATCGAAATCCACGATCACACTCGGCTGGGTGACGTCGTCCCAAACCGTCTTCGGGGTGTTGTCACCTCTCGGCGGTGGAGGCGGGACCGTCCGGCTAGACGCAACCAAGCGTTCCCACACTCCCAAGAGTGCTGCGAACAACTCCTTCCCGCCCGGCGACCGGACGATACCCATCCAGTCCATTCCACGCCGCTCTACAGCGGTAGCCAGCGCGCGTAGAGCGACGGCCGGCGACACGTCCCACGGAGCCTTTGGCGGACCTGCTGGGGGCTGCATGGGTGTGCTCCCCGGGAAGCTTGGTAGCTTGGGTGGTCCAGGGAGTTTTTCCCATGGCGCGCGTCCCATGGTTGCCATGGGTTGAGGTAGCGATTCCCCCATCGGCGGTGGTGGTGGCTGCATGGCTGCGCGTAAACTCGGGATTGGCCCAGGTAGACCTGTCACTCGCATTTGTTCCGACATGCCCGTGCTCAGCTTGTAGGTCGTCTCAACGACGCCACCAGTCGTGCTGGTTTTGATCTCTGTGACCGGCTTGCAGCGGCATACCAGTCCCCCGCAGTCGGCACACCTAGTCCTACCGATTGGGAAGAGTGCCTTCACTCGCTCTACTGGGAAGAAGCTCATCGTACGACCATCGCCTCCTGCTGGAATCGTTTGGGCAAGAGCGCGTGCACTTCGATCGACCAACATCCCCACTTACCGATGCAGATCCCGGGCGCCGCGTCATCCCCGATCGGCTCGTCGTTTCCGACAATCGCGCGAGCAGTGGCTTGCTCGATCTTGCGGGTGACCTCGCGGCGCGCCCTCACCATGCCTCGCCCGATGATCCTCGCCCGCCAAGTTGCCGGATAGACCTGGATGCGCTTGCTCTTCTGTCCGCCCGCCTTGACCCAGGATACCTGCCAGATCTTCAGGGCGCCCCCAAGTCCGAGCATCGTGGGACGGTTGCCGCCCCATGCGCGCTCGGTGACCAGGACCGCCGGGACGCCAAACTGGCGACCGAGTTCGACCGCACGCTCGCAGACATGCAATACCTCGTCGAGGTTCTCGACATTGAGTTCTCCGAAATCAATCAGTGAACCATGCATCCAGATCGACCACCCAGAACGAGACGCGGTATCGACCCCGAGGACAACGCAGCGATTGACGACAGCGCGCATTTCTTTCATCCACGCCTCAAATCGACGTCCCACTTCAGTGGTCCGCCTGGGCCCCTAACGCTCGACGGCGCCATCCCTCTGCCCGTGTCGAACCGATAGCTTCTCGGAGGCAGGTCGCCCGCCTTCACCCCGAGTTGCCCATCACTGAATAGATAGACTGTGGTGCCATTGAGTTCGTAGCCTTCTGCGCTCATAAGGCATCTCACTTGCCGAGACATCTCAGCGATGAAAGCGTCGCCCATGTTGTAGATTTCTCGAGCACTCTGCATGTCTACCACGCGTCCGAAAATTTGCAGTTCTCCTAAGCTGGTTTGTGGCACGAAAATCATGGAGCAACTCCCGTATCCCAGTCGCAATAGTTCTCGTCTGGATCGTTGAAGGCAGTCACCCATTCCTCATACCCTGGGTCACCCAACAGAACGCGCATCACCTGATCCAAAACCCACTGCTTGTGGTGCGCGCCATCGAACATCCCATAGGTCGATATCAAATCAACTGCTTCGCTGATCCGCGCGTCCTTCTCGATTGTCACTCCGACACCTCGACGCATACGCGCAGAAACCACGCGTCGTCTTCCTGGTCGAAGTGCTGCCCCAAGAGCAGACGCGTCGACGTATCCCACGGCTGCCTACCGTCGCCGTCCTCGCCGAACACGATCACAGGTCTCGGAAGATTGCTCGCGACCAGCAACTTGTGCGCGGCATGCTCGGGCAACTCGGCGATGGCTTCCAACCGAAGAACACGCGCGGCTATATCCCTCTCGGACGGCTCGGCAACGTTGTGGAATCCTATCCAGTCAGCTTTCCACACGGAGCCTGGTTGCCCTGGCTCGCCTTCTTGCCAGATCGACATGGTGAACACCGTGCACGAAGTGCACTCTTCAACGCCTAGGGCTAGTCCGTCCGTGGATGCGCTATGGAACCCAGTGGATGTCACGATCCTATTGCACGCAGAATTGATACGATCAACCGCATCATTCATGCGCGGTCCGAATGCAACCTGAAAATCCCGGGACAACTCTGGCCGCGGAGAGCGGTGCATCCCGCACCGACATCTAACTGAACCGTCGTCGTTTCTATCAATATCAATGACGCACTCACCGTTTTCGAACTTCGCGTGTGACACGCCGCATATTTCGGAAACACGGACCAAGAGATTATCGATATCGCTACGCGTCAGCGCGCGGAGGAACCCCATTTCACGCCGAACATCCATCTCGGTTCTTGTCCGATTTTCAAACATAGCTTCCTCCATGCGTAAAAGGTGCCGGGATGTCGCTCCCGGCGGGCGCTGTGTTCGACGCTTCAGGCAGCGTCGCGCGAGGAACCGCCGCACAGTCACGGCAGCGGAAGTGGTCCATGACAAAACCATCCCCAACCTCTGCTCGCACACTGCAGTGCGCGCCACCCACGCACAGCCAGACCATAGCGAGCCAGAAAATCATTGAGTTGCGAACGACCGTCTCCATCTCAGTCCTCGTCCGTCTCGTCAGCCACCAGCTGGACCGCCATCGCTAGGTTGCAATATACGCAATCTTCGTCCCGACAGTAGGGTTCATCATCGTAAACGTCAGCGCCATCGCATGGACCATGATCGACGATGTAGTCAACTGCTGCGTTGAACAGCTTTTTAGCTCTACGATCTACGTCGTTCATGTCCCACCGATATTTGATTCATGTCTCATCTGAGCGCCTCCCATGCCAATGCAGCCACTGCTGGAACCTGGCCATTTCCAGTGGCTGCACATCGCACCACCCGATTGGCCATCCCATCATCCACTCCCGAAATGATATCCACGGGCCACCAGTCATCGCTTCCAAGCTCGGGCGCACCTTCCCGACCCGCCCCGCTGCGCCGCCCCGATTGCTCCCGTAGAGCGTCGCCGTCGGCGTCGGCAGGACTCGCCCCATCAGTTCCGCAAGTCGCCGATGCGCATCCCATTTGAGCATCGATCGCGAATTCTCGTTGCCCGCCGTAGTCGGCGTCGGCAACATCGCGTTGTGCATCAGCGCAGGTAGCGATGGTGAGTTGCGGGCCATCTCCGACGGGGCACCGGCTCCTCGCCTCCCGTCCGAAGCTAGGAGTGTGGGCAGCATGGCGAGCGATAAGCGCTGCCCTCCACGACTCCCCTTCCCTCTCTGACGCAGCCCGCTCCCGCCGTCGCTCGCCAGCGGCGTGGGCAACGATCCATATCCGTTCCCGTCGGTGTGGAGCTCCGACGCAACAAGCGCCGAGCACTCCCCATCTCGCATCGAACCCCAACGCGGCCAGGTCTCCGAGAACTCGTCCAAGCCCGAGAGCAACGAGGTTTGCCGAGTTTTCCACGAAGACGTGGCGCGGTCGTACCTCGCGAATGATTCTGGCCATCTCCGCCCACAGTCCGCTTCGCTCGCCGTCGATGCCTGCCCGGAGTCCTGCGGGGCTAATGTCCTGACAGGGAAATCCGCCTGTGACGACGTCGGCATGTCCTTGCCAAGGTCGCCCGTCGAACGTGCGGACGTCATCCCAGATCGGGAAACGCTCGAGCATGCCGTTTCGCTGTCGGGCGAGGAGCGTGGATCGGCAGTAGGGAGCAATTTCAACAGCGCAGACGGGAACGTGCCCGAGGAGCTTGTCGGCGAGAATTCCGCCTCCAGCTCCTGCAAAAAGGTGCATGGTTCTGAGTGGTCGCTTAGGTAATGCCATGTCATAACCTGAACCTCGGGTTGGCTCGACGTCTCAAACGTCGTCGATCCGCTCCACCCGCGTCACCCTCACCCTTCCGAACCGAGGGTCTTGAAATACCTCCACGGTCGTAAGTCGGTAGCGTTTTCGGGTGGTCTCCCAATCTCCCTGGTCCACCGCGATTCGCTCGTTTCCGACCTCCCACCAGGACTCGTTGGCAAACTCGGGACAGGGTCGGCATTTTGGCGTTGTTGTCATGCATCACCGGTCACTCCAGTGTTGATCGTTCACATCTTCAGGGTCGTGGTGGTTGTCGAGGTTGGCGATTCGGATGTAGCTACCTTGCCATGCCAGATTGCGAACTCCTGTCTCACCATCTCGTTGCTTCGCAACATTGATCTCAACGATGCCCTTATTCTTGCTTTCCTGGCCATAGTAATACTCGTCTCGATATACGAGCATGATAGCATCCGCATCCTGTTCGATGGCTCCGCTGTTATGCACTACCATTCCTGACGCCACGAAGTTGTTAGGGCCAGGCACTTGTAGGTCTGCCACACGCACTGGCTTATCCTGCTTGCGCACCTCCAGAACGCAACCCCAGCCGACGCCTGGGGTTGTCATGTACGGCGAACGCGCAATGGTATCGAGCCCTGGCGTCCACTTCACGATGGCTTCCATGTCGCGCTTGCAGATCAGCTTGTGTGTGCCGTCGGTGCGACGCTGGAATCGCCGCGCCGTAGACAGTTCCGCCGCAAGGTCGACGAAGATTTGAGGAGCAGGGTCAATCCGCGCAGGGTCGGGTTCGGCCAGAACACCAAACCGCCCAGGGGCGTTCACGATGGGTGACATCCTCGCGCTGTCGACGGTGCTCGCACGAACAGTCCACAGTCCATCATGGAGGCTAACCGTCGACCTCACACCAACTGTAAGCAGAAGCCACGCGACTTGACGTGCCAACAACTCGTTGACCGTTGAGTATTTGGCATCCCCATTCGTGACTGTGCCGTCTGATTCCCAAAGCCCGCGTAGCAGATCGATGTGTGTCTCGTCGCTGCTCCCAAGGTATGTTGTCGGAACGGACTTGTCGTGCGCCGTCTTGCCTTCCAGCCCCAGCTCCCTGATCCAGCCCATCAACGGGTTCGGACTGCACCCGGACTCCACACCGTTCGACAAGTACGCGTCTACCACGCACTCGCACTTCTGGTTTTTCCGAGCCTTCACATCCACGCCGAACGCCGCCACAGCGGCTCTCACGTCTGCATCCAGCTCATCGCGGTAGATCAGCGAAGGCGTTCCCGATAGCCCGCCGTTGCCAAGAAGCCACCCAAGAAGGCGCGCATGCGGTAACGCGCCACGGTTGGCGTGAGGGATTCGATTGGGTGCTGCCACAACGTCGCGGCCGGGCTGCAAGTGCCGAGCTTGCTTGTATCCCGTCCCTGTTAGGACGAGATGCCGAGGCGTCACCCGGAAGCGCCCAAACTGGGTCACGACCTCGATCACGCTGTTGTGACGCTTCGGAACGTAGGAGCATGGATTTTCGGTCACCCCCGAGGCCGTCGAAGAGATCACGCTCGACGGGCGCGATCCAAGTTGAACGGGTCCGCCCGCGGTGTAGACCCATTCATCGATCGGCAGACATTCCCTCATATCAGAGATCATCGGGCGTTTGTCTGCGCGCGACTCGACAGCTCTATTGAGTTGCGACAAACACAGGACCGGTACATCACACTCATGCGCTAGCGCCATGAGCGACCTCGAGAAGTAGGATACCTCTTGCTCGCGAACTTGGAATTTGCGACTGCTCCCAAGCAACTGCAAATAGTCGACCAGTACGACGCCGAGTTTTCCGCCGTTCTTTCTGCGAAGCCTCTTCGCGTTCCTGACCACCGACTCAACGTGCTCACCAGGTCGATCCGCAAAGTACAGCGGCAACTTGGAAATGTCGTTCGCTGACTCGCTTAGCCGGCTCCACTCCTCATTGGTGAATTTTGCCGTCTTGACCTTGTTGAAGAGTACGTTGGCCTCTGACGCCATCATGCGGTGTCCCCATTGCCGACGACTCATCTCGAGACTGACGACAAACCCAGGAAGGCGCGATTTTTTGACAATACCAAGTGTCAGATCCTTCGCAATCGTGCTCTTCCCGCTCCCGGGGCGTCCGGCGATCACGTAGATTTTCCCAGGCTCAAACCCTGAAAGCGTTTCGTCTATATCTGGGAACCCCGACATGTGCCCAGCTAGACCGCCGCCACGGTCAGCGTGGGCAACAATCCCCTGGAAAGCTTCTGCGATAACCTCTGAGCACGTGTACACGTCTCCGTGATTGCCTTGGTTTGCCTCCAGAGATTCGCCTAACAAACTCTCCGTGTGTCCGAGAAAGTCGTCCAACGATCCGTAGTCGCCATACCCAAGTGAGGCGGTTTTATGGCAGGCCGAAATAACGCTACGGACGATCGACTTCTCGCGCACGATCTTGGCATGAGACAAGATGTTAGAGATGATAGGAATGGTGCTCGTAAGCTCTAACAGGTAATCGTCACCACCAACGGCAGTAAGATAGCTTTTTGTTATCAACCTTTCACGCAGCGTCACCGCATCGACCGGAGAATTTACCGATCGCAACTCCAACATGCACTCGAAGATCTTTGAGTGCGCATCGCTGTAGAAGTCGCTAGCCACGACCGGCACATCATCGATTTCGTCGAAAGCCTCACTCTCGAGAAGAAGCCCGCCGAGCACAGATCGCTCGGCTGACAGGTCGTGCGGTGGCTGGCGACTGACGGTCATGGTTTGGCGTCCCCTGCCTGGGGTTCGGCGTCTTTTGCCTTCCGCGCTAGTTCGGCAGCCTGCTCCAGCAGGCGTCCCATCCGCCCTCCCGCGACAGGCCAGGGCCGCTGCGGCCCGTGCTGCGGCAAGGCCACCTCCTCAGCCTCGGCTGATCGGGGCCGCGGAGCCCAGCTTCCGGCGGCCCCGGGAGGCGGTCCGCTCATTCGGCGCGAGGATGCCCCAGGAGGCCCGCCGTTGGCCGATGGGTAGGTCACCCCGTCTGTGGGCACTCCGAGGCATCTGAGCCAGTGCTGGAGGCCCTGGCGCCGCATGAAATCGGGTCGGTCTCCCAGCAGGACGCGGATCTGGACCTTGAGGTCCTCGGGACCGTCGCATTTCGCCGCCAGGGCACGCAGGTCCGCCCGGTGCACGCCCGACCAGTTCAGCCGGCAGGTCGGCAGGTCGCGCTTGCGGCCGGTCCCCTCGGCGTAGGCCGTCGCCAGGGCTTCCCACGCGGCGTCTGGGTCCGGACCGGGCGAAGCTTGCTCGGGGGATCCCTGGTCGGCCGGGGCCAGGGCATGCGCCGCCTGGGACGCTGACAGATCTGCAGGGATCTCTAATTCATGTTGGGTCGGGTCGGGCCGGGCTGGGTCGGGGGGGACACTCGCACGTGCGTGCGTAGCCTGTGCGTATCCAGCTACGCACGAACATGCGTATCCAGACTCATAGCGCCTGTCACCTTTCCTTGAGTTGCAAGAAACGCATGCAATAACGCAGTTCTTTAGAGATGTTCCGCCGCCCTTGCGCCTCGGGACAACGTGGTCAACCGTGCCTGTCCGTTCGGTAAGTTTCTCTCCGCAATAGTGGCAAGACCCGCCGCACTTCTCGATGAGTTTGAGCTTGAAACCATCTCGTGATTCGGATGTATTTGCGCGTTTGTACTCGCGATTGGCTCTGATTTGGGCCTTCGTTGGGTTGTAATCCGCCCAATCGATGAAGAAGTAGCTGTCGCCTTCTTCGTGCCAAAGGCCAGCCGTGACGAGTTCTTTTGCGGTCTTCGGCGTGAACCCAAACAATCTGACGCACGCGTGGGGAACACGGCCGTCCAGAAGATGTCGACTGCTATACGCGCCAGCGCAAAGCCAAAGCCCAAGCGCTTGACGTCCAGCAGCGGTCTTCCTCAGCGCCGTTACCTTCGGGTGGTCATAAAACCCATCGTCGACCTTGAACCACGGCATCAACCGACCCTCCTGTCCGCCCCATGCAGCGAGCACGGCCGCCCAAACCGCCGCTCGTGCTCACACCCTCGGCATGGCTCCCCGGGGGCCATGGGAGCCACATTCGTCCACGCAACGCGCTTGTCGAACTCCACGCTGGCGGTGCGCGCGACCCCGGCGTCGTGCGCGGTTTCGAGGCGTGCCTGTGCGCTACTGCTCATCGACGCTCCTCAGGCTTGAGCCAGGCGAGATAGATGCCTGCCAACTTGGCGTGGTCGTCCACCCACCCAAGCCCCGCGAGTTGGTCGACTGAAACCCATCCCACGCCGTCCAGATCGTCCGCGCCCTTTGCGGAGCCGTGCGCGTAACGGCAATGGAACAACGACGTTCGCCACACGCCACCGCCCTGGCGATCGCGCCATGTCTTGATCGCGCCAGACCAAACGTGCGTCCAATGCCCGGCCTCCACGCCCGTCTCTTCCGCTAACTCCCGCTTGGCGGCCGCTAAGTCGGTATCGTCGCCCGGGTCAACGTGTCCGCCTGGGAACCGGTGCGCCCCACCCTCGGAGGCTCTACGGCCCACCAACACCTCGACCTTCTTGTCGTAGAATCCGCGACGTGAGCAGATGACGTCCACGCAGGGATAGATCGGCGTGTAGCGGTTGTACGCAGCGTAGATCAGGCCCCTGCGAAAGCTCGCGTGGTTCTCAACCTTCGAACCATCAATGTCCCGGAGATCGGTTCCGGATAGTTTGGATACCGGATCAATCTCCACGGTTGGGTGTTTGCCAAGATATCGCCCACGGAACGAATCGCGCCCGCCGTACAGAGTGACCGTGTCCCTTGGGTAGAGCGCTGAAATCGCCGTGTCGAGCGACGATGACCACCCGGTGTCCGTGTACTGGTCAACCATTGGGAACACCTGCGCGCGCTGGCATGCTTCTTTGATCATCTGCTCGCGCGTCGGATAGTCGAGCGGGTCGGACTTGGTGTTCAACTGCGCTGGCTGGACTCCGACGAAAACGCACAACTTGGAGTGCTTGTCGGCTTCTGCAAGCACCGCGAGGTGCCCTTCGTGCAGGTCAGCAACCTGGAAGCGGCCCACAACAACGCCGACGCCTTTGCGTGGAGGCTGCATCATAGTGCCGCCCGATCCCTAATCTCGTCGAACGTGTGTCGTACCTTGATCTCGCCGTCGCGGAAGACTTCGACGAGTTGATCGGGCTCGTCTTTCCACTCCAAACCGTCCTGTCTAGTAGTGACGTACTCGCCGCCTTCGTTTCTCACCAGCTTCAATCGACCTCGCTTGCTAGCCTTGGACGGCATGCCGGTAGGATCCTTGTAGACGTCTCGCGTGAACCAACTGCCTTTGACGTGCGAGCATTTGAATGCGAATGAGAGCGTGTCACGGTCCAACTTCTGGAGAAGTCCTCCACCGGAGCCGAAGGCGACGTTGTCGGTCGACCAGCCGTCTTCGTTGATCACTCTTAGGACTGACCTGAGCATGGGCAAATCAATGCCATCCCCCTGGATCACGCGGACCTGAGGCGGTAGCACCATGTAGCCATGGGAGTTTCTGGTATAGCCGAACGCCCTCCCGAGCTCGCGAAGGACCATCAGAACGCTGTCACGCGGGTCGCCGCTGTCCGGACGAACAACAAGCGTACCTTCGCGTTTGAGGACGAGATCTCGCAGCTCCCCACCCCAGTATTCCCGGCAGGCTCGGACGATGTCGTAAGAGTCGCTGACGCATGCAACGATTCCGGTTGGGTACGTCTCCAGTAGATTGCGGAATGCGTCGACCTCTGCCGCTTTGCCCCAACTCGTGATCGTACTGTGCTCCGTCGCAGGAATTGAGAACCCTGGCATACCCGCGTCGTAGTACTTCCGCGCGAGTTGCACCCCCGCGAACGTGTCCGTGCCAGCGAAGTTGACCAAGTGCGCAGCACCCCCGATTGCGGCTTGTTCGAAGCACGAAACACCGCGAAAACCGAAGTCGTGGAGCTTGAATGGCAGCCCGGAAGGGTCGCCAGTGCGCGATAGCGAATCAGCTATTACGCGCTTCATTTCTCGGGATTGCGTCGCGACGGTGCACGGATACCAGACTTGCACGAGGTAAGTCTCAAGCCAGTTGGTCAGCCAGTAACACTCCCGGTCGGTGTTCTCGATCGTCATGAGCACGTTACGTGTCGGCACGACCGTTCCCTCAGGAACCGCGCGGATCACGACGGGCAGGTGCCCACCATGCTCGTTGGCGATGCGCATCCAACCCGCGGCATTGAAGTGGTCGGCGCCAAAATGCTCACCCCATAGAGCCGCCGCTTGTTCGACCATGACGGGCGTGACAACACACCCTTGAAGTCGATCGAGCATGTACTGAAGCCCAAAGAACACCACTTCATCAGCCCACCCATCCGGGCGCGCCCGCGCCTCCATGTACGAGTAGACATTGGTAGTGCCACGCGGATACTGCAGGGCGTGCGTGACCTTGTAACTGTCGGTGGCTAGCGCAATGTTGAAATCGAGCACGTCATCTCCCTTCGCTATTTATTTAGTGACCTTCGGCGTCTCCACGGACCTTGGCAATCAAGTCCATCACCTTCGCTTGCACGGTAGCGTAGTTGCCCTCCGCAGCGGCTAGCCGGTTCTCCAGCGAGATCACTTGCTGACGAAGAACGCTAACGTTGTTCCCGTCGCGCACATATCGATCCGCGTCTTGCTCCGTTACCGGTACCGATAGCAGCGTCGTGCGCGCCCCATCTGGCGTAATGATCGAGATCTCCATGTAGTGTCCATCATTCACTTCGCCATCCTCCACTCAGCATGTTTCTGAGACCCTTCCACTGGCTACGCTCCACCGGAGTCTCCTCACAGTGTTGGAGCAACGACCTCGGGGCGACCGTCCGCAATTTTCGCAGCGAATGTCCCTCAATTTGCCGAATGCGCTCGCGCGTCACGTTCGCGATTTTTCCGATCTCGTTCAACGAGTGTTCGCCACGGTCCGCAACGTCCAGCGCGCAAGTCTCCGAGAGTTCGTCGACATCCTTGCCGGGGAAGGCGAACCGGATCGTCGGAGGATTGGTCGGAGCTACGTCTAAGTAGAGGTGGTGACGGCAAGATACGAATGCGCAAGGGCGCGGCCCGTTGATGCATTCCCCCCGTGTCTTCGGGCGCCGCACGTCATCCGGATAGGGTACATGCTCTTTATCGAGCATCGCCGCCGACTCGCGTTGTGTCTCAAGCCGTGGCCGACCATCGACTGGGTTCGTGAAGCCTTGTCGAAAATCAACACTCATGGGCTTTGGCCGATCCCTCCTGGGAACTCCCGCGGCCAATCGCCTTCAGGCCAGTGCTTGGGGTCGCCGCCCTTTCGGTCGCGGTCGTTCGCGATCTGCTTCACGAAGCAGGCAACGCCAGCCTCTTGGCATTGACTAACAATTGATGATGCCCACTCGGTCTCCATGGGTCTCGGGTTGCGGCCCGACTCGGAGCCGACGATGACCCAGTGCAACAGCGATCGCGTCTGAACGCGCCCGCCAGCGCCACCGCCTAACTTATGCCAATCGGGCAGGCGAAGGTCCACGGGACCGAGCAGTGGCTCGGCTGAGACAAAACGAATCGCCGCCGGGCACTCAAGCAGGATCGGGATGCGCTCGTCTGCGGTCTCTTGGTTCTCGGCGCTCACGCCCAGGTGCACGTTGGGCAGCGGCCAAGCCTGCGTCATGGCGTTGACGTAGTTCTTGGCCCCAAGCAGATCATGCCCGGCTAGCATGACACACGCAGAGGACGTCACGTCGTTGACGCCTGGGGATGCCCCAACCAGCCCAGGAAGCAGGGCGCCTTGCGCCGCGATCCATTCGAAGAACTCCACCATGCGCGCGGGTCTTTTCGTCAGGACTTGGAAGATGTGCTGCGGGCACGCGGCCATCACACCGAACACCGCCGCGATGTACTCGAACGGCACGTCCTCGTGGAACAGGTCACTCATCGAGTTGACAAAGATCCGCCGCGGCTTCCGCCACTTCAACGGCTTGTCCAGCGCTTCCGGGACCAGTCGGACCTCGCCTGTCCAGCGCCGACCGGCCTTGCCCAGCACCGTCAGCCCGCGGTAGCGCTCCACGCCCATATGTTCGAGGCGATAGGCCATCTGCTCTGCGTAGCAACGCTCGCAGCCAGCGCTGACACGGGCGCAGCCGATAATAGGGTTCCACGTCTCTCCGCTTGAACCGTCGTTCCCTCGTGTCCACTCGATATTGCTCATAACTTCTCCATGGCCCAGCCGAGCACGCCAGGCGCGACGGGCACGACGATCCCGAGCCCGTGTTCGTAGGCGTCGCGAATGCCCACCGTGTACTGCTCGGCAGGTGCGTCGACCCATCCTTTGAGCGCCGCGTAGCGGTGCACTAAGGCGTCCCAGGCGTTCCTGGCGTTCCAGGCGTTCCTGGCGTTCAAGGCGGCCCAGGCGTCCCAGGCGTCCCTGGCGTTCAAGGCGGCCCAGGCGTCCCTGGCGTCCCAGGCGTCCCAGACGTACCAGGCGGCCCTTGGGGTGCAGTCGGACGACGGGTACTCTTGCAGCTCCCAGTCAATCAATCCTCGTGCGTCCAGCGCGGCGCGCAACCCGGCGATCACAG